GGAGTACCTGTGGTAACCTGTGCCCATCGTCCATAAGGAGCATTACCGGCAACCATATGACAGGTAACACTTGTTCCGTGATAACCAACCATCCAAACTTGATAATCATTACCTGTATAGTAATAATTATGAAGCTCAATTTTTACCATACCGGATGTTTTCCAATTTACGGTATCTTGGTAGATACGAGCTACTTCAAAACGTTGAGCCTGTGTTGCGTTAGCTACAAGGTTTCCTGAATAGTATGTGTATAGAGGACCATTAATTAATGGATTAATACTTTGTAAAGATAATGTTCCACTAACTGTTAGGTTGTTTAATATACTTGTACTGGCAGGATCTACATAATAGTTTGTATTGTCATAGTCATAAAAGATCGGTGACCTCATTGACTGATAAGCAATAGCATAACCTGTGTTTTCTAAAGCGAAGGTTGTATAGCGGGTCGTTGTTCCTGATGGATTGTTATAAAAATATAATGCTCCGCTAGTCGAAAAACGCATGTATGCTTGGCCAAAACTTGTGTTAACTCGAGAAAAATAGTAAGCTGGTACATTACCTGCTTCATTAACAGTATTATCAACGTTAAATCCAAAGCCAGCCCAGTCCCAAGTGTTGCCCGGTTCTGATACCCACGATTGAAGTTGTGCAATGCCGGTGCCTGCTCCGTTATTAGCTGCCGGCAATCGCAATTTCATTGTTGTGGTACCATGCGTACCCTGCATCAGCATACCACCAAACAAGTTTGTAAAACTATTAGGATCTACATAATAAGTAGTGTCGTCCAGGTCGTAGAATATTGGTGCTCGCAAAGAACTAGCAGCCGACACATTACCAGTGTTTGTTGACCAAAATAGCCTGTTACCGTTGTTGGTTCCTTGCCAGATTGTAAAATGATCAAAGCTGTTTTCAGCAGAATTTACACCACCATCTGTATTAAGAACAATGTGTACACCGCCGTATGATCCAATTTCAACCCAATACTTGCTTCCGTCAGCGTTAGCATATCCCTGAGCAGGATATCCATTTGCTCGTATATAGGTATTGTAATCACCACTACCACGCCTAAATCCTAAAGTACCATCAAGGTTTAATGCATTAAACTTACTTGTACTATTAGGATCTGCGTAATAGGTTGTATCGTCTTTGTCATAAAATATCGGAGCTCTATGACTGCCATAGGCTATGCTATTACCGCTGTTATCTAGAGTCCAGTATACACCACCACTCCAGCCAGTACCGTTAAATTCCCAATATTGTCCGTTCCAGTATTGATTACTGCTAGAGGTGTAAATGCGGCCTGTCCAACTGTTATAGTTGTTGTTAGAAATGCCCATGTAAAACCCGTTACGGAATGAAGCATTTCCGTTGACATCTAGCACTAGGTTTGTACTATCCCAAGATGTTGTGTTAAGGGCAAGACGACCAAACTGTGAATTGCCTGCTGGATCGGCATAATAAGAGCTGTTGTTAGCATCATAATATACCGGAGCATACACATTACCAGGAAATGTTACGTTTCTGCTATAATCCCAATCAAATAAGTTAGCATATCCGCCATAGCTACCTATAATACTAATATTATTAATATAGGCAGTATTTGCGTTAGAGCTTATATGTCTTAAAGTTATTCTTAACCAAGGGCTTGAACCACTGTTGTTACTAATATGTCTTACATAGTGATATCCCGGCCAATCGCTACCGCAGTTAACATCATTAATCTGCGTTGTCCATGTGGTACCATCAGCAGAAGTTTCCATGGTAATAGCAATGCTGTTACCTTGTAAACTACTGGCCAATACAATACCATTCCAAAATTTGTATCCCCAACTATTCCAGGTAAATCTAATTCTTTGTTGAGTAGTAGTATTAAGTGTAATTGGGCCGCCAAATCTATTACTATTTTTTCCTCTAAAGGCATCATAGAAAGCCGTTGCTGCAGTACTAGACCACGATGTTCCATTGTAGTATTCTGCTGTGTTGGGCATGTAAAATGCTAAAATGTCTGCGTTTACGCCGTCGCCTAACACAGGACTACCATTAAACAATATCTGTGATTCCGCAGTCATGTTTAACATGCCGTTGCCTACTGTGCCACCGCTGTCTCTCCAATAAAGGTTACTTAGATTAACTGTGTTAAAGTTTGGACTATCACCAGACTTATAGAAAGGAACATCGTTGGTAAGTTGACTTAAGGCAGTTAAACTCTGACTGGTCCACATTGTGTACCAGGTTAGGTCTAAGTAATTTCCGCTTGGAGTTACAACTGTACAACTGTTTACCCATGTGCCGTTGGCAATAGAAACTTCGTACATACTGCCTTGACCGACCAGTCCTGGCCAGTATGTGTAAAAATCATAGGTGCTTTGATCTACCTGTACAACACGAACTGTTTGTGGACCGTTGGTATTGGCACCATATCTATAGGCCTGACCGTCGGCGTAAAACGCTCCGCTTGATCCAGATTGATTACTTGATGCGTTACTGGTTTTAAAATAAATTAATGTTGTTTGATTCTGGCTTGCTGCGGCATTATAACCCTGCATACCAGTAATAGTCATTCGTATTGTATAACCTTGTTGTGCTGTATTCCAACGACCTAGGTATATCCAGCACGGTTGTACACCATTGTTACCGATGGTATATTTGGCAATGGTATTGCCAGCAGTGATATAACCGGCATCGTTAGTAAGTTGGCTAACATTGGTTAGGCTACCAGTGGTCCATGCTGGGTATGCTGTAACTGTACTGGTAATATACTGACCTGCTGATGTATTAGCAAATGCTGCAGTACTAAAGAAACTAATGTTCCAGTTATTAACCCATTGAGTATATGCGTAATTATTATAACCTGCTTGGAAGTCTGTTACAAATACCTGTGGATAACTCCATGTGGTATTAATTTCGCCAATGAAAATACAATTATAAGTTCCATCGTAGCCAAATCGCACATTTAAACTACCACGATTTCGAGTATTCAAATAGGCAAATGTATTGTACCAAGTTGAGCCGCTGGCATTTTGATAGCCACCACAAGTAATATCAAAACTAGCACCGTCATATGTGTAGACCTTGACGGTCATACGGATCATTGTATCAGTATAACCTTGGGGTAATCTAATTTTAATAGCACCAGTCTGCGAACTTGCTGTAGCAGCAAATGATCCGCCGCCCGGTACCAGTACGTTTAATGCACTTCCTGTACCACTATTATCAGCAATGCCGCCGGCTAGTTTAATATATCCACCAGCTACAATTACGTTACCACTAGTATCAAATCTTACAATTTCAGATTGAGCAGCGCCAATAGAGGCACCTTTTTTCCTAAAAGTAATGTGCCCTGAATAGGCACCGTCGTCAATTACTCTTATGGTGGCACCAGCATTTGCATATCCACCTTGTGTGGTACTGTAGGTATTAAAATCTAAATCAACGTAAGAACCTACGCCGCCGGTACTATTTTCTAAGGTTATAGCAGTACCGTTGCTGGTTCTCTTAACATGAAGTTGCGACAAAGGTGTTGTTGTACCAATACCAACTAACTTACCTGATGTAACACGCATAGCCTCGGCTACAAGTGCTCCGTTGGCTCTTGTGCCAATAATAAATGCACCGGCATTATCGTTATAGTTTGCGTTTTCTTTTACACCGCTGACAATAGCAAAAGTGGCTGTGGTTGTACCTGTAATGATACCGCCAAGAGCAATACCACCACCTACACCACTTGGGTTTGTTGGTGTTAACGGATTGCTAGAATTGATAACCATGTTGTAGGTTAGGCCAGCGTGTGTTGCTGTGTTGGCACTACCTAACATTACAAATTTTTCAAAGGCGGCAGTTGTACCAAAACCTAGGTTGCCATTAGGATCTAGTCTTAGTAATTCTGTGTTAGCTTGAGTTGCCCAAGCAAATGTTGCTCCTGCGGCCGATGGTGTAGATTTAGCACGGAAAATCATACCGTAGGTAGCATTACTAAAAATACTACCAGATAGATAAGCACCACCTTGACCAATGGTTACACTACCGCCACTTGCGCCGATACTGTTCCAAACTTCTAGACCAAAGTTACTGTTGCTAACTGTTTGAGTATTAATAGTACCACGACCGAGGCTGTCAATGTTAAAAACGCCAAGCCCGGTACCTTCGTTCCAAATACTAAACCCTGTAGTTGAAATATTAGGTATGCCAGCTGTTAGTTGATAAATTGCCGGGGTAGCAGCATCGTTGACTAATCGAACAGCAGGTGTTGTTCCTGGAGCATAGATTTCTAAATATCTTCCCGGGGCAGGAGTTGTAATGTTTACCCCTGTTGTACCTGTACCAATGCCAATGTTGCCCGATGTGTCCGCAGTAAAAACATCGAGAGTGTCGTTGTATCTTATATACCAGTTATTATTACTAGCATTGTTAACATAAGTTTGCCATAAATCTGTTGAATCAATTCTGTAGTTTATACCGGCCTGTTTAGTTGTCGAACCACTGCCGTTTGAAACTGTTAATTGTTTTTTGCTGTCGGCAGTAATGTGCAATGGAAATAGAGGAGTACTTTGTCTTACACCAACATTGCCACCATTGGCATTAATAAGGGTATTTGTATTTGTTGCGGTGTTTACAAATAACGCTCCGCTGGTTGCTTGAATGTTTCCAGAAAATGCACCGTTATAAAATAAATCTATGTAACCGCCGGTAGCACTATCAATTTTTTGTCCGCCGGACATGTCTAAACGATAGCTCGGGTTTGGAACACCAAGACCAAAATTGCCTGTGCTTGGTTGATATGTAATACCCGTTGGCGCAGACACTTGTAAGTTTACATTGCCTGAACTTGTGCTGACAAAAACAAGATATTGAGTAGTTGCGCTGGTGTTATTATTAGTTACTGAAATAGGAACAGATCCGGCAAATGTACCATAAATGCTGCCGCCTACCCTTAGATCTCGCCCAATGCCTACCCCACCGGATATAGTTAAAGCACCTGTAGTAGTTGATGTAGAATTTAATGTGCTTGGAACACTTACAACCGTATTTGTAACAGTGTTTGCTAGAGCTAATAATGTTCCGGCCGCGCCAGCAAATTGTACCGTGCCACCGTTAGCTGGAAGTGCTGTTAGTGTAATTGTACCGGATGTATTAGCATTAGCACCTGTAAAGTCGATTTTTGGATCATTTGCCTGCCCAATATTAGGTGTAATAACTATATTCTTATCGGTAAGAGCCATCGTGAAAAGTCCTGTGAACCAAAGTTAACAATATTTAGCCAATCTTATTTAGGTAGCTCAGCAACCAGTTTTTCAACATCGGCTCTTTCGCCCCATACTGTATAGAAACAATCAATGGCCTTGCCAAATAAGTTATCATTGCCAATAAACACACAGTTATCTTCGATCTTATCTACATAAAGTTTCTGATGTCGTCCGACTGGAGTTAGTGTAACTGTAATAGATTCTGGATCAACTAGTTTTGTCCAATATTCCGGAAGTTCGATAACAAAATTATCTTTTAGTCTGCCACGAACATAAACGCCATTTTCCGGTCCTTCTAGACTTCCATAGCGTAGCCAATGAGTTGGGCGAGTTGGGTGATCAATTACGAAAGATTTAGTTGTGGCAGCAAAGCTACCGTTGACTTGTAATGTGTAGCTAGGATTAGTTGTACCTATACCAACATAACCAGTTTTGAGTACACTTAACCATTCGCTACCACCAGATGTTAAAGCCAGTCGTCCAGATGTGGTTACTGGATACAACTGCCATTGTACGTTACCACTATAGTCTAATATCAGACCTGCGTTAGAACCACCTGTTCCACTACCTTGAGTAAACAAGTATGTTCCAGCACTAACACTACCATTGGAACTAATATTTCCGCCAACAACTAAATCTCTTCCAATGCCAACACCGCCGCCAACTTGTAACGCACCGGTGTTTGTGCTAGTAGCATTAGTTGTATTGTAGGTACTGATAATATCATCAGTCTTAACAAATGTTGTTGTAACTGTGGTATACTGAATTGTTAATTGAGCAGCAGTAATTGTACCATTAACATTAAGGTCGCCGCCGATCCCAACGCCGCCAGAAACTATTAAAGCACCGGTTGTAGTTGATGTACTAGCAGTAGCATTGGTAATTGTAACAGCATTATTTGTTGTTGCGCCACGATTAGTTATAGATTGTAATGTAGAGTTGTTATAAACAGTAACACTTCCAGTACTAGCAGTAACCACAGTATCAGTGCCGGCAGTAAGAGCTGTTACACCTAAGTTATTAATTGTAAATGAACTTGCTGGGCCAGTGGAAGTTAATCCGCTAATACCAATTGCTGTTCCACCAGTTGGAGTAACGCTGGTAACAACACGGTTACTATTATCATAGACAGCATTACCATAAATGTTGTTCTGAACATAAATGGCATTTGTAGTTGTGGCTCCACGGGTGGTAATACTTTGAAGTGTGCTGGTATTCCAAATTGTAATATTACCAGTACTGGTATTAATAGCAGTATCTGTTCCAGCTGTAATAACTGTCTTAGTTGCGTAAAGGTTAACAGTAGCAGTGGTAATAATTTCATTACCAAACACATACGAAGTGGTATTAACAAATAGTGCTCCACCAATTCCAACACCACCGGTGACTATTAAAGCACCGGTTTGTGTCGAACTAGCCGCTGTACTGTTGGTGATGCTAATAGCATTGTTTGTTGTAGCACCTCGTCCTGATACTGTCTGAAGAGTAGAAGCATCATTAACCGTTACACTTCCAGTATTGGCACTGACCGTTATATCTGTACCAGCGACAACTTGCTGTACACCCAAGTTAAAGATTGTAAACGAGCTTTGTGTTCCGGCCGAAACTACACCGCCTACACCAATATAAGTTGAACCGCTTGGTACAACACTAGTTACAACACGATTGCCCGAATCAAATAATTGGCTAGCATAATGTGGACCAGATCCAATGCCACCCGATACCAAAAGTGCTTGACCTGTACTAGTACTAGCACTAACACTAGAATTTGTAATGCTTACAGCATTATTAGTTGTAGCACCTCTATTGGTAATTGTTTGTAATGTTGAGTTGTTATAAACAGTAACACTTCCAGTACTAGCAGTAACCACAGTATCAGTACCCGCTGCTAGAGCAGTTACACCAAGGTTATTAATTGTAAACGAGGCTGCTGTTCCACCAGATGCCAAGCTGGCAATACCGATTGCTGTGCCCCCAGTTGGAGTAACGCTGGTAACAACACGATTACTATTATCATATAAAGCATTAGCATAAAGATTATTGGTAACCGTGGTTATACCAGTGATTCTTACCCCACCGCTAACATCAAGAGCTGCAATTGGTGTGCCAGTTCCAATACCATGAAAACCTGTTTGAGGGATATATGTAAGACCAGTTGGTCCATCTGTCTTAATCTGAGCATAGCTACCAGTTGTGCTAACAAAAGTTACAAAATGAACAGCACTACTTGTTGTATCATTTGTAATTAACACACTTGTTGCTGAGCTTGTGGCGCCGGCAATTAAACCGTTAATTGTTCCGCCTACCCACAGATCACCGCGAATACCTACACCGCCTGCTACTTGAATAGCGCCAGTTAATGTCGACGAAGCTGTAGTTACATTGGTAATTGTAAGGATGCCAGTTAGTCTTGCTCCGCCAGTAATGTCTAATGGATAAATTGGGCTAGATTGATTAATACCGACATTACCACCAAAGTAGTTTATAGCTGAGCCTCCGGCATAGAAGTTATATCTTCCAGATCCGGCACTGATGTTACTCTGGAAACCTGATACATTATTGCTGGTAATGTTACTAGGATCTTCAGCTCTAAAACCTACATGGTTATTAAATGTTGTAGTGGCACCGGCATTTTTGCTTGGATTGCCACTTACATATCCGTACCAGTTTGAAATGCTGCCAGCAGCACTAGCACCTAAATCTATACGGCTGTAATGGCCATACATATTAGTGTAGGCTGTATTGTTATTCAATACAGGTATTAAATTTACACCGTAATATTGTGTTACTGCTACACTCGGTGTAAGAGTATAGGATCCATTTAACCAATAAGCTGTAGAATTACTCGGAGTACTTGTGGCTCCACTTACATCAATAAACAATCCATTTGGATTACTATAGGTACCATTAAAATTTAATGGTGTGTTAGCCGTACTACCTAAATTAACACCATTGTTCAGAGATACTTGGTTAGTAGTTGAAGCACCTCTATTGGTAATTGTTTGTAGAGTCGAATTGTTGTAAACAACGACACTACCGGTGCTAGCAGTTACAACAGTATCAGTACCTGCGGTAATTGTTTGAACACCAAGGTTGGTTAAGGTAACATTACCTGTGGTATTGCTTACGCCAATGTAAGTGGATCCGTTTACACTCAGCACACCTGAGTTAGAAATTGTTACAGCACCTGTGCTGGCACTGACTGTAATACCTGTACCAGCAACTGCACTAGTAACACCTAAGTTATTAATTGTAAATGATGCCGATGGCCCACTAGATGTTAAACTAGCAATGCCAATTGCTGTTCCACCAGTTGGTGTTACTGTGGTTACAACACGATTGTTGCCGTCAAATAATCTTACACCATAAATGTCAGCGGCACCAATGCCTCCACTAACAATTAATGCTCCAGTTGTAGTTGAAGACGCTGGAGAAGTATTTGTAATATTAATAGCATTAGTGGTTGTAGCACCTCTATTGGTAATTGTTTGTAGTGTACCGGTATTCCAAATTGTAATATTACCAGTACTGGTATTAACAGCAGTATCAGTTCCAGCTGTAATCACAGTTTTGGTAGCATAAATGTTGATTGTAGCTGTGGTAATAATTTCATTACCAAATACAAACGAGGTAGTTCCTACATATAACGCTCCGCCAATTCCTACTCCACCACTGACAGTAAGTGCTCCAGAACCAGTAGACAAACTAGCAGTTTGATTAATAATGCTAATAGCATTAGTGGTTGTAGCACCTCTGCCTGAAACAGTTTGTAATGTTGAAGCATCGTTAACTGTTACACTTCCAGTATTGGCACTAACTGTTATATCTGTGCCGGCAACAACTTGTTGAACACCAAGGTTAGTAATTGTTACACTACCAGTATTAGCATTTACACCAATGTAAGTTGACCCATTTACTGTGGTTACACCGGTATTAAATATTGCAAAACTTGTTTGTGTTCCGGTACTTACAAGGCTACCAATGTTAATATATGTTGATCCGCTTGGAACGACACTGGTTACTACACGATTATTATTATCGTAAACCGCATTACCGTAGAGGTTATTTTGAACATAAACAGCATTTGTAGTTGTAGCACCTCTATTGGTAATTGTCTGTAGTGTACTGATGTTCCAAATTGTTACATTACCTGTACTGGTATTAACAGCCGTATCAGTTCCAGCAAATATAAATGTTTGGTTAGCATATTCGTTAACTGTGGCAGTGGTTAATATCTGTGCGCCAGCAACAAAAGATGTTGTGTTTACATACAATGCGCCACCAATACCAACACCTCCGCCGACTACAACAGCACCAGTTTGTGTGCTTGAACTTGGTGTTGTATTAGCAACAGTAAGTGTTCCGCTAGAATAGGTCAAATTAGAACTAAAAGTAGTTTGACCTACTCCAGATTGATATGGAATTTGTCCGGCGGCGCCACCAGCAAGGTTCGTAGCAGTTGTAATTGATCCGCTAATAGTTCCAAATATAGTACCACCAACATATAAATTACCACCAACACCAACACCACCAACTACGGTCAATGCTCCTGTTTGTGTACTACTGCTGGCTGTTGTATTTGTTAAAATAATACCGCCGGTTCTAAAAATACCATATGTACCAGACACTGTACTTGTGTTATCTTCGACCCCGGCACTGATCCAATCTAAATATCCAGTACCATTATCTCTGCCTAAGAAACCGTTTTGATCTTGTGTGTCGTAGTAATGGAATCTTAAACCAACATCTTTGCCATCATTAACTGACCAAGTATTGCCATTGCCTGTTGGATAATGTAATTCAAGAATATTATCGGTGTAGACAGTGTTTGTACTAAACACATAGGTAGTAGTACCATTAAAGATAACATTATTAGAAAATACTGCTGGGCCAGTGACATATAGGCTAGAACCAATGCCAACACCACCTGCTACATATAGAGAATTAGCGGCAACAGTGGTTGTGCTGGCAGTCACATTGGTAATTGTTACTGCTTGGTTAGTAGTTGAACCTCTGCCTGTTACACTTTGAAGTGTTGCGTTACCGTAAACTGTTATAGTACCGGTGCTGGCTGTAACAACTGTGTCTGTTCCAGCTGTAATAGTTTGAACGCCAAGGTTGTGTATTGTAAAACTACTCTGAGTTCCGGCCGAAATTAAACTGCCAATACCAATGTAAGTTGAACCACTTGGTACAACACTGGTAACAACTCGGTTATTATTGTCGTAGACAGCATTACCATAGATGTTATTTTGAACATAGACAGCATTGGTTGTTGTGGCTCCTCGACCTGTTACAGTCTGAAGAGTGCTGGTATTCCAAATATAAATTGTACCAGTGTTGGCACTAACTGCTGTATCTGTGCCAGCATAGATTACTGTTTGATTAGAAAATTGGTTAACTGTGGCACTGGTTAGTACCTGTAGGCCGTTGGCATAAAGATTTCCGCCAAAATAACCATTTCCACCAACTCCAATACCGCCGGTAACAACCAATGCGCCGTTTGTAGTTGCAGTGCTATTAGTTGCGCTGGTAATTGTAATTGCTTGATTAGTTACAGCACCACGAGCTGTAACTGTTTGAAGTGTAGCGGTTCCATTTATAGTTACAGTTCCTGTACTGGCCGATACAGAGATATCGTCACCAGCTGTGACACTTTGAACACCTAAATTAAAAATAGTAAAAGAACTTTGTGTACCAGTCGAAACTACACTGCCTACTCCGATATAAGTTGAGCCACTAGGAACAACACCGGTTACTACGCGATTATTATTGTCATATACAGCATTACCAAATATGTTATTTTGAACATAGACAGCATTGGTAGTGGTAGCTCCGCGGCCAGTTACAGATTGTAATGTACTGGTGTTCCAGACAGTAATATTACCGGTGCTGGTATTAACTGCAGTATCTGTTCCGGCAAATACTGATGTTTTGTTAGCAAAGGTATTAATTGTAGCACTGGTAACAATTTGATCGTTACCGATATAACCATTGCCGCCAATATATAAATTGCCACCAATGCCTACGCCGCCGGTAACAGTTAAAGCGCCTGTATTAGTGCTGGTACTATTAGTGGTGCCTACGACTTGAAGATTGGTAATGGTAGCAATGGCCGATTTTAGAGCACCATTAATGATGCCGCCGACCCACAAATCCTGCCCAATACCTACGCCGTATGTTACAACTAATGCTCCGTTATTAGGCGCTGTACTATTTGTTGTATTTGTTAATGTTATTACATTATTTGAACTAGCACCACGGCTGGTAATAGTCTGAAGTGTGCTTGTATTCCAAATAGTTACGGCACCAGTGCTGGTACTTACAGCGGTATCTGTTCCTGCTGTAATATTAGACACACCATATGTACCTAGCGTAGCTACGGTTATAACACGACTATTACTATCGTATAGCTGATTAGCATATAAGGCGCCACCTACACCTACACCACCAGCAACAACCAAAGCACCAGTTTGAGTTGAACTTGCAGCTGTTGTAGGAACTACCGTTAATGCTGTACCGGTACCGTATAACAGTTCAAAACTATTAATCAGTAATCGTAGTACACCATTGTAGTTAGTGAACAAAATTGGTTTGCCCGCAGTATTGGTAATTTGAAGAGCTGATGTATTGCTGCCTAAATTATCAAGGACCAAACTTGGTATAACGCTAGGATATGTTGAAGTTGTGTTTACATATATAGTAGTTTGATCGCCAATTGTAACTGTACCACCAACTCCAATACCACCAGTTACAATCAATGCTCCACTGTTAACATCAGTGCTTGGAGTAGCGTTGGCCAATCTTATTTGACCAGCCACATACATGTTTCTTAAAACACCGACACCGCCACTAACAATTAAAGCACCTGTGTCGGTACTAAAACTATTGGTGCCATTAGTTAATGTAATAACCTGATTGGTTGTAGCACCTCTGCTGGTTACAGTTTGTAATGTTGAATTATTGTAAACAGTTACCAATCCAATGTTAGCGGTAACCACAGTATCTGTTCCAGCAGTCAATGATGTAACAGCATAGTTACTTAATGTATTAACCGTAACAATTTTACTGTCGCCAATCCATCCTTCATTACTTAGGTATAGAAATTTACTACCAATGCCACCGTTTACAAGTTGAATTGAATTATTAGCAACAGTTGAAGTGCTATAGTTATTTGAATTAGAAATTACGCTATTAGCGTAGACTGTGCTCCATGGTACAGAAACTGATCCAAGATTATTACCAGTTGATAGTGAAACTATTCCACCCGACGATTGCCAATTGCCGGGTGTTCCGCCATCGTAGATCCATTGAGCGAATGTTGACCCATTTGGCCCAATTTCAATACCTGCTCCAGCGGCAAAACTTGCAGTATTGGTAAGGGTGGCCAAATTAATAACTTTGGTACCAATGTCAACTTCATTACTGTTAATGTAGGTAACAGTTCCGTTAACAGTTAAATTACCGCCAACGGTTAATCCACCACCGATGGTAGCAGTTCCGCTTACATTAATACCACCGGCAAAGTTTTGTGTTCCGGTATTTGCCGCCAATGTCGCTGTAGTAACAATTTCAGCACCATTGATGTAACTAGTCTGACCAATGTTTGCTGACCCGGTTACAGTTAAATTTCCATTTACTACAGTGCTACTAGATGCCGGAGAAATGTTAATATTTCCTGCTGTACTAGAAAGCGCATTACCGCTTAAAGAAAGGTAACCGGTCTGAATGCTAGTTGGCGTAATAATACTATTATTAACACCGTCGGTAATTATCAACTGATTTGTATTAGTGGTTAATGTTCCGCCGGCGCTGCCAAAAATAATATTTCCAGTACGCTGATTTACATAAAAATAATTTCCAACTCTAAAGTCGCCTGATTGATCTACAGTTTGGAAAAATATTTTTCCTCCGTTAGTTTGTGTAACTTCATTGGCCTGGACCGTTAAACTAGCATCGTCTGTTAGATCACCCAATGATCCAATGTGACTAAAATTAAAGGCAATCAATTTTAAATCTGTACCAGTTCCATTAGCAATAACGCCTTTATTACCAAAACAAGCAGCACTGCCAATACATCTTAATTCAGCACCAAATTGATGATAATCAGCTAAAAGAATACTTGTAGCGGTAGCAGGATTTAATCCGGTTGAATATACATTTTGTGTGCTTGTTGAAGCGTCTTCTGCCGTTTGGAATCCCCATGACGGTCCACTGATATAAACATAATCAGAGGTAGCACTTGAAATAACACCTGTTGCCAGTGTTGTTCCAGTTGAGCTTTTATAAACTAATGTATCACCTACCGTAAATGTTCCAGACACGCCGCCAAGTCTAATTCTGGTTTTGCCAACGCCGCCATAACCACTAGCGCCGTATTGAGCATCGATGGCCTTATTAGCAAAATAAAAGAAACCATTTAAAAGTTCTGCTCTGGCACCGTTGGTCATATACATACCAGTTGCATTTGGAACAATAAAGGTTACTTCGTTCCACAACATAGCAGGTTCAAGGCTTGTTGGGTCTAGGACGCTGGCATCAATGTAAGCACCATGACCGGCATCCCCGGCAGCATATCCATATGGATCAGCTACTGTAGAAGTAGAGCCGTATGTAATTACAGAGACCCGTTCAATATACGGTGATCGTGTTGTAATTTTTGCGCCGGAGGCAAATTTAAAAGCATATCCAGGTTTAAAAAATCCGCTTAATGTCAAGTCTCCAATAAAAGTTTCACCGTTTAATAACAAAGCATCGTTATTTTTTGTTATTGTCGTTGGCTGAATTGTAACTTCTCTTAGACCAGCACCACGTAAACTTACTCCTTGCGGAACAGTCAAAGGAAATATTTCAGTGTAGGTTCCTGGATCAACAAATACTGTGTCGCCGGATTGAGCCACAGATAAAGCATGTTTAACTGTAGCAAAAGCGCTTATTTGTCTGCGGCCATCATTTGAATTACTGGCATGACTAGCATCCGATACATACCAGACATTACCGTCGTAGTTTAATAAATTATAACCATTTGCAATAACTGTATTGGCTACAGTTAAGGTATTGCTAATTGTTATTGGATTGTTGGTTATAGAACCGCGGTCGGTAACACTTTGGAGTGTACTTGTGTTCCAGACAGTGACAATGCCTGTAGTTGTATTAATTGCTGTATCTGTGCCGGCATAAATTTTAGTAACAACACCGCCGGTGATATTGGTAGCAGATGTAACAACACCATAAATTAGTCCGCCTACATAAAGGTCTTGACCAACGCCAAGACCGCCGGCAACAACAACATCGCCGGTTGTAGTACTATTTGCATTTACACCGCCGTTGACAATTAACTTCGAGTCAACTGTTGCTGTTCCATAGATTCGGGTGCCGCTTTTGAGTTTTGCCATGTTTTATAACCAATATTGAGTATTTATTTGATTCTAAATATTAAGGTTTTATGGCAAGATTGGATCAATTTCGTTAATTTCTTCTTGGACTTGAAGTACTGAGCTGTTTTTATTTGCTCGCATGGCAACAGGAATGCTTGTAACTTCATCAAATTCACCAGCAAATGTATTGTCTTTTGTAAATGACACAGATGATTGTGTTACCTCGTCAAATTCGCCTGTAATTAATAAGGTTCCTGTTTTTGTTAATCTAATGTTGGTACTTGGCATAATATTAATTGAAAACAAAATCTACACTTTGAGTAGAAGTATTATAGAACATGGTAAAAAATGTACTGAAATTTAAATTATTTCCAACTGTAACATTTCCACCTGCGTTTATTGCTCCGTCTACTGACAAAGCATTTGAAGTAGAATTTTGAATATGGACTGAATTAGTAGTTGTTAATCCCCTATCAGTAACGCTTTGAAGAGTGCTAGTTACATTTACTGTTACAGATCCTGTAGTATTGCTTAAATTAATATCAGTGCCGCTGTTAAGACTTGTAACACCAATATTTGTAATAGTGATATTACCACTATTAGTATTAACTGCTATACCAGATCCAGCATAGATAAATGTTTGATTGGCATATTCATTAACAGTAGCAGTAGTTAAAATTTGTGCGCCATTTACATAAGATGTATTAGCGACATAAAGTGTTCCGCCAATACCTACACCACCAGCAACAATTAATGCTCCTGTTTGCGTATTTGTAGCAGAAGTTGCGTTAGTTATTGAAATTGCTTGATTGGTTGTGGCACCGCGGCTGGTTACACTTTGAAGATTGCTTGTATTCCAAATTGTAATATTGCCAGTGCTGGTGTTAACTGCTGTGTCAGTACCAGCAGTAATTGTTGTTTTGTTGGCGTATAAGTTTACGGTAGCACTAGTTACTAAAATATTTCCATTTGCGTAACCATTGCCGCCAATCCATAAATCGCCACCTATGCCGACACCACCAGCAACGACTAATGCTCCGGTTTCGGTATTTGAACTTGCCGTAGTATTTGTTAATACAATTCCGCCAGTTTTAAACTGTCCGTAAGTACCTTTAAATGTACTTGTTCCATCTTCAATTCCAGAACTGTACCATTCAAGCCATTGACTGTCGCTTGCCAAGACCAATCCAGCATTGGTATCGTTGGCCAAATAACGGTTATAATAGTGGAACCTGAATCCTATATCTTTGCCGTCATCGGCATTCCATGTATTACCGGGAGTAGTTGGATAATGTAATTCTAAAATGTTATCTGTATAAACAGTATTAGTACTGAATACATAAGTAGCAGTACCATTAAACAATACATTATCAGTGAATACAGCAGGACCTGTTACATACAAACTTGATCCAATTCCAACACCACCAGCAATATAAAGGGCATTAGCAGATAAAGTTGAAGTGCTTGATGCTATATTTGTAATAGCGATTGCGCGATCAGTTGTAGAACCTCTACTGGTTACAGTTTGGAGTGTACTTGTATTCCAGACTACAACAGCACCTGTACTAGTGTTTATTGCTGTGTCTGTTCCAGCGGCAATCGTACTGACACCATAAGTTCCTAATGTTGCTTGTGTTACAACACGGCTACCGTTATCATACAATTCGGTAGCATACAAACTCCCTCCAACGCCAACACCGCCAGAAACAATTAATGCTCCAGAATATGTATTAGAAGCATTAGTTAAGTTTGTTAACGAGAGAGCATTATTTGTTGTAGCGCCTCTATTGGTTACACTTTGGAATGTTGAGTTGTTGTAAACAGTTACACTACCAGTGTTTGATGTTACTACTGTGTCGGTACCAGCATATAATGCCTGTACACCAATATTAGTAATTGTAATATTACCTGTGTTTGTATTGACACTTATACCTGTTCCGGCAGTAATTACTGTTTTATTGGCATAAAGATTTACAGTAGCACTAGTTACAATTTCACTACCAAAAATAAACGAAGTTGTGTTTACATATAGGGCACCGCCAATGCCAACTCCGCCATCAACAATTAATGCTCCTGTTTGTGTGCTTGTAGCAGAAGTTGTGTTGGTTATTAAAATTGCCCGATCGGTAATAGAGCCTCTAGCAGTTACCGTTTGAAGTGTGCTAGTATTCCAAATTGTAATATTACCGGTGCTGGTATTAACTGCTGTATCAGTGCCAGCGGTAATTGTTGTTTGATTGGCAAATTGATTAACTGTTGCTGTTGTAAGTGCTAGAGCTCCGCCAATCGTAACAGTTCCGCCAACATTTAAATTTTTACCAATGCCTACGCCGCCGTCGACTACCAATGTTCCGTTAGTAGTTGAGGTGCTGTCGGTGCCATTGGTTAAGTAAATTATATTTGTAGACGAATTACCGGTATCTGTTACACTTTGGAATGTACTGATATTCCAAATTGTAATATCACCTGTGCTGGTGTTAACCGCTGTTCCAGTTCCGGCAAAAATTCGTGTTTTACTTGCGTATTGGTTAACTGTTGCTGTGGTTAAAACCAATGATCCACTGGAATAGGCGTTACCGCCTATCCACAAATCTTGTCCAATACCTACTCCGCCTGTAACAGTAAGAGCACCGGTGTCTGTCCCAGTGGAATTTGTCGATGTGGTTATTGTAACATTGCTGGCAAAAGTGCTGGTGCCGCCTACACTTAAACTATTTGTAACAGTGGCATTTCCAGAAACTGTAATGTACTGAGTGTTTAAAAATGTTGAAAAGAAATTGCTAACTGTTCCAACATTGGCTGTAAAGGTATTAAGGCCTGCGGCTCCGGACACTGACAGATTGTTAAGATCTGTTTGTCCCAAGACCGTTAAGTTTGTAACTGTGGTATCGCCACCAGTTAAATTTCCAACTTGTGTTAGACCATTGATAACAATGGTAGCAAATGTACTCGATCCAACAACATTGACATTATATAATGTTAAACCTGTTTCAGTGTTTAGTATAACAAGACTATTAATTGTTGCTGTCTGGGCAACATTTAAATTTCCGCCAATCCAGACATCTTTACCGACACCTACTCCACCTACAACCTGCAATGCTCCTGTATTCGTGCTTAAGGCATTAGTCGACGATGTGACATTTACGTTTGGAGTACTAAAAGTATTTGTATCCGGATCGTAAATTAAATTATTGCTAAAGGTAGTTTGACCGGCAGCTTGTTGATAAGGAATTTGGCCCTTAGTTCCGTATCTAATATTTGTAGCTGTACCAGCATAGTCAACTGTAATAAAAGAAGTATTGCCCCAATAGGCAGAAGATCCGTTACTAATTAAAACTTGGCCTGGTATACCCGCTGATAAACTTGTTAATTTTCCATTAACGGAAATTAAAACACGACCAGATGTTAAATTCCTGGCATATAGGTCGCTGGCATTAACAGATGTACCTGCATACAATGCTTCGCCGATACCGACTCCGCCGACAACAGTTAACGCACCTGATACTGTATTTGTAGCTGAAGTTGAATTCCAGACTTTAATATTACCAATATCAAAGCCCGAATAGCTGCCTTGAGTGGTATAATCTATATTTGGTATGTCAACAAAACCAGCGTCTATGTTGTCTCTTATTACAAATCGGCCAGTTTGATTACTACGACCAACAAACATATGATTGTCGCCGATGTCGTAATAATGAATTACAAAACCTTTATTAAGTCCATCGGCGCCGCCTAATGGAGTGTTTCCGGGTCCAGAACCAATATCAATAACTGGATCTTGAATTACAGTACTGGTAGAATCAATAAAAGTTTGTGTACCTTGTACACGAAGATTTCCAGTAATTAAAGCGTCGCCACCTACCAACAAGTCTTTGGTAATACCTACACCGCCTAGTGTAAAAATGCTATTTGAAGCTGTAGCAACTAGGCTACTAGCGGTACTAGCAACATAGAGATTATCACCAACATAAATTCCGCCAACTGTGACAATTGATCCATCGCCACCGGGGCCAGCAGCAGTCGATTTTGAAAATAAAACACTGCTTTGAATTATTAAATTACTTGAACTAGTAACTATTAAAGAACCGTAAAAAGTACTTGTGCCGTAAAAAGTACTGGTATTATTAATTACAAGATCGCCAGCCTCTAATAGGCCAGTGACACCTAATGTAGAAAAATTAATTGCTCCACTTACATTAAGGTCACCGTCAATAGTTACATCTTGTGTAAATGTTGCCGTGCTTAAAACAGTTAAATTATTTGTAAATGTGCTAGGACCATAAATTAAAACTGGTCCGTGTATAGTGGCAGTTGTGCCAATGATTAAATTTTTGGCAACAGCTAGGCCGCCGTTAAATTGACCGGCGCCGTCGTTGTTTGTTGAACTGGTAACTACTGCTGTGCCTTGGACTTCAAGACCTTCACCAATTACAAAATCTGGTTTAATAGATCCGGCCATTGTTTATTCCTGTTAAGGCACCATTGAAATTCTTAATACACTTATTACTTTATCGGTTGCTTGATTTGCTGTGAATAATAAGCGTACTACGTCAGAACCCCCTACATTATTAATATCAGCAGAAAAGTCTCCTAACCAATTACCATTACCTTTACTTGAGATTTTTCCGTACTCTGTGAGATAAACTGTTCCAGTATTCGTTGCCAACAACATAATTTCTTCGGACTGAAAATTGGCACCAGCGCCTGTGCCTTCGTCAATTTGAATTAGATACTTAGCGGCTCTGAAATCTGTAAGATTGTATTGATCAACAACTGTAGCTGATTGACTTGAAACTGTTGTCTTAGTACTGTCTATGCTAGCATCTTTAATTTGTACGCTTTCAGCTGTTACTTTACCCCAAGCATTAACATCACCGCCAATTCCAACACCTCCTTTGACTGTCAAAGCACCAGTGGAAGTGCTTGTTGAACTTGCGGTATTTGTAATATTAATTCTATTTGTGGTAGTAAATCCACGACCAGTTACAGTTTGAAGTGTGGAAACATCATTTACTCTAATATAGTTTGTGCCTGTAACAAAACTAATTGTAATGTCTTGACCGGCGCTTATAACCGCACCAAATGTTGCTGTTGTTAATACAGGATTGCCTTGAGCATATAAAGAACCGCCGATCCATAAATCGCCGGCGATGCCAACACCGCCACCTACAACTAAAGCACCTGTAGTGGTGCTTGTTGCATTAGTTGTTCCTGAAATTACAAGGCTGTTAAGTGTGTTAGCAAATGTCGCCGTTGTCCCATTACTTACAAGAATACTTCCAGTTGTTCCTATTCCAATAAATTTTGTAACACCGGGCGCAGCTTGATATAATACAGATCCTGTTGAACCGCCACGCACGTTATCTGTAGACGTTGATAACGACGCTACACCCGGGCCAACTAAATTACCACCAACAAACAGATCTCCACTAATAATAGTACCGCCAGTTACCTGTAATGATGATGTACTGGTACTTGTTATAACAATAGCAGTAGAAGTAACTTCGCCAAATGTTTTATTTGGATCATTATATTTGATCCAGGCAGATCCTGTCCATTGCCAGGTAATTGTACCGATGGTATATTTGTCTCCTGGGTTTGGATTTGGTGGAAAGTTTAATAATGCCATAGTTTATCTCTTTAAAATCCTGTTAATTGTAACCAAAACTTTGATCCGCCGTCGTCAATCCACTGAAGTTCAACTCCGTATGTTGGGTCGATCCAAAAATCTCCTACTCGTGGATTAGCAGGACTTGTGGTGCTCACCGTAATTATTGGAGTATATACTAAATTATTTTCAGAAGGATTGCCGCTAACCGGGCTGTAAATTCCTTTGGCCACATAAGCTCCACCGGCAATCTGAACAGACTGCACATTTGTTGTTCCGGTAGATGTGTTGCTTAGTGTACTTGTTACTGTCAATTGCGGCGCTGTTACAACACCTGTTGCGCCATTAAATGATAATGTAGAGGTGCTTAAAATTCTACTATCACTACCGATATATTGTGTTAGGCCAAAATAATAAGTTTGATTAGTGGCTGTATCAATAATTAAAAATGTACTGGTTGTTCCTAAGCCACTTGCTCCAGGACCAACAATTCTTCCGCCGACATATAAATCTTGACCAATACCGACACCGCCTGCTACAACAATGTCGCCGGTAGTGGTAGATGTTGAATTAGTTGAGCTTGTAAATATGGCCTGCCCGGTAACTGTTAAATTGGTTGTGGTGATTTGATTAGCGGCGATGCCACCTTGTCCTGCTCCGCCGACGCCGCCAACAGTTAGACTGCCTCCAATATTTAAATTTCCACCAATACCAACGCCACCTGTAACAGTAAGAGCACCGGTTGTAGTCGATGTAGATTCTGTGCCGTTGGTAAATCTGCCAAGGCCTGCTACTCCTAAATTACCAACAATGTTTGTAATACCGCCAATAAACAAATTATCGCTTATGCCAACACCACCGTTAACAACCAACGATCCTTCGTACGGACTTAATGTATTTGTACCGTCGCCAACTTTAAGGTCGGTAGTGATAAATGTAGTTCCTGTTCCGTCATAGTAAAAAATAGAACCAATGTTTACTTGATTATCAACGCCGTCTTGTAGGTATGTACCGTGTATAGAAATATTGTTGTTACCGCGAGTCATGTAGTTGGCCACGTTATGGCCAATAAACACATTACCGCTTCCTGTGGTTAGCGCAGTTCCGGCGTGATCACCAAAAAAGAAATTTTGGTCGCCATCGATTAAATTACAGCCGGCTTCGGTACCTAAGGCAAAATTACTGCTTCTTAGTAATACTCTGGTAACAGTTCCGTCGCTTACATATGGAGTAAAACTGGTGCCGTCAATTTGCTCATTTAAAATATCGTCAGCATATAAAACAAAATTATCTTCGTCAACAAAATCTACATAATAATATGCATCATTAATCTCTGTTGTTCCAACGATTCCTGTGATGTTTACATAAGTTCCGGTAGTAAATCCATGACCGGGTGCTGTTACAGTAACGGTACTTCCAAGTGTAACATTGGTAATTGTGTTGATGTAGGTTAACGGAGTAGTTCCAACTTTGGCCAATGCGTGATCGCCAATAGCAATGCTATTTGTTACAAATGTTCCGCTATATAGAGCATAACTTCCAATGGCTATGTTTTTATTTGAAGTTGTTAGACCGTAGCGTAGAGCACTACGACCAATAACAATAGTATTTTGACCTTCAGCAAAATCATTTGGAGTAGGTTGAGCATCAGCAGTAATAACAATGTTATTATAACCTTTAAATCCTTGACCAATAGTTAATCCGTTAACAATAATATCATCTCGGACATACATATTACGGTCAATGCCCACACCACCGAGAACAACAAAAGCTCCGCTAGTTGTACCCGTAGATACATTTGTTCTTGAAACAACAACGTGTGCTGTACCTGTACCAGTTAAAACTAAATTTGTGTTTGTTAAATTAACAAACATTTCACCTTTGTAATGAACAATATTACCTAAACTATTAGTGGTTGTTGTAATAAATTTGTTATTGGTGCTAATTGTATAACCAGTAGTTTGATCAAAGTCAGGTGGAAACTGTGGCTGACTTTGATTCAGCTGAATATAGGTATTGCTACCTCCTGATCTTAGTGTTTGTCCACTTAATAACTTTGGCATAATTACTCTCTATATATTTTACTGGTTAGCTGATTCAAGAATACTCAATGTAATCTGCATACTCGAACTTGTGCTCGAATAGCATCTAACACTGTCTAACTCTTCGATAATTAATTTTCCTGTTATAGGATTAAATGCGTCATTGGTTGGTACTCCAAAATCTTTTACAAGATAGGTATCAAAATTTCCAGGTTGAGCACCATTGCCTTGAGCATCAGCTAACACCTGCCTATTTCTATGATGTATAAAAGTTACATTCTGCGTTGATGTCGAATAATTAGCAATTTGTGCCATTAGCACAATAGCTGTGGTTCCGACGGGAGCAGTATATACAGTAGCAGATGTGCCAGTGTTAGTCTGTAAATTTGCTGTTTTTGTCTTAAACGTGTTTAATGGAATCAATGCCATAATATTTCCTTTTTATACTCCGCCGCCCTCAATCGCTAAGATGAACGGAGTCAAATTAGCAAATAGCGATTTAGTAAATGTTCTACCACTTAGTACACCAGTGGCTTGACTAATTACCAATCCCGGACCAATACGGAAGTCACCGTTTTGGTCGGTGCTGGTAAAGAATACCTTACCACCGCTTAATTGTACAGTTTCTTTTCCTTGTACAGGATCGGCATAACCTACCTGCGGTAAAGCACCATATGTAATACCTGCTCCGACATATTCAAATACATAACCAGAAGCACTAATATATGAACGCTGATAGAAGTTAACCAAACAGCTATCTGGGAATAGGTCTGTTCTTCTTACATTTTCACCAAGTTGTACTAGATGATGTGTTCCGTTCCTTGACCAGTAGCTTAATCCGTTCATCACGCTATTGTAGCGTCCTCCTGATTCGAGGTCATAAATTAATCTTCTTAGTAGTAATTTAACATCTCGTCGGCATTTATCATCGTCGTAAGTGAACGAACGAGTAAAGTTAACATCAATAAATGTAATGACATTTTCTATCAGTGTTGCTCTATTTGCCTGTAGTGCTGCTACAGCTACCTGAACAGTTGGAGCGGTCCATGTTATATCTGGATTAACCAGTGTTGGTAAGTTATCAAGATTTCCAGCTGTAATAGCATTAATTGTAATGTTCAATAAGCCGTCAAGTAAAGTAGCTTCAAGTGTTGAAGCGTAAGCACCACCTGTATCTTGACTTATAGTATTTCCAGGTGATACAGTTACAGGAACTCCCTGAACAACCTGCTGGACAACAATTGACAATCTTTGATAAGCTTCAACAGTTTGTGAAGATTCGCCTGGAATTGTACTAACTGCGAATGAAAAATATGCCTTAGCACAATTTAAACTAGCAGAGTTTCCGCCGTAGAGTACATCATAACATAAAGCATCAATAATGTAACCTACATCTCTGGAACACTTTGCCGAATCATAAGTAAATCCGTTAAAGTCCCCAATATCGCCATCAATCTGAGCTTGAATCCAATTGATAATTTCTTCTTGAATAAATGCTTTATTTGCTATAAGTTGATCTTTTGCGTAGATAACATTAGTGTTAGTTGTTACCGGATCAGTAAATGTTACCAGTGACGGATCATTTCCTTCAATGATGCTGTTTAATTCGACATACGAAGTAGTAGCTCTATTTTTTGCTACAGTACTTGCAGTCATAATTTCTTCAGATCTATTTTTTAAGTAACGGTATGCTTCTAGTGTTTGAGGCAATTCGTTAGCAATAACAACTTGAGAACTGGCTATCCCTCGTCGATAAGCATTACCACAAGTAATAGCATTAAAATTAGTACCTAATGCCGAATCATAAGAAATACCATCAATTATATAACCAGTATCTCTACGACAAATATTTCTATCATAGCTAAATCCACCGGCAAAAGTATTGTCAATATAATCAATAGTATCATTGACAATTGTATCTTGATCTGCTTCAAGTTGAATTACAGCATTTTGAAGGCCAGCTGCTGCCCAGGTAATATCTGGGTAAACAACAGCTGGCAACCCGGTCAACGATCCTGCTTCAATTACATCTGTAATTGTTTGAACAAGTGTATCTAAAGTTGATGCTTCTGTAGCACTAGCAAACGATCCTTCTAAACTTTGAGTGTATGTATTGCCACTAGATCTAGTTACAATTTGTCCTCGAATAATTTGTTGAGCAATTGTGCTCAAATGGTTATACGCGGCAACAGTTTGTGAAGATTCGCCTGGAATAGTACTTACGGCAAATGTAAAGTATGCTCGGGCACAAATATCAGTTGCGCTGTTTCCACCATAAAGTATATCGTAGCAAAGAGCATCTACAATAAACCCAACATCTCTAAAGCATTTTTCTTCACTATAAGTAAAGCTTCTCCAAATGCCTAGCCCGCTATCAATTTGATCTTGTATCCATCCAGTAACTTCTGCTTGAATAAATGTTTTATTTGTTTGAAGTTGATCTTTAGCATTAAGTTCGTTAGCATTACCGCCAGTTGGATTTGTAAATGTAACAGTTGGAATATTACCGCTGTCAATAATTTCAATTAAATTATCGTAAGCAGTATTAGCTCTATCAACGGCTGTATTATCAATATTTAAAGAAATGGCAGATTGATCTTTAATAAATCTTATGGCTTCTAATGTCTGAACCAATTCAGTTGAAGTAACCATCTGACTTGATGGAATACCTCTGCGATATGCTAATCCCGATGCTACTGTATTATAGTTTGTACCAAGAACCACATCGTATATTGTACCGGTAATAATGTAATTACTATCTCTGCGGCAAATATTTCGATCATAATCAAACGGTGTTTGGTTATTTGTAACTTGTACATAAGCACTAACTTCAGAAGCTAAGAAATCTAGGTTGGCTTCAATTAAAGTGATAGCACTTCCTGCTCCTTGCGGAATAGTACCTGTTTTGGTTCTTAAAGAACTTGGGAACAATGCTTCAGCTTCGGCACTTGTAGTTGGTTCGCCAATAATACGATTAGTTTCACTAAATCTTAGATCAATAAATGGTGCTGCTTGCCCGCCACCTGTAACCAATGGTTTAAACACCTGCGGAGTTATAGTTGGGAATACTAATTCTTGATATAATCCTAGCTCGGCAGATACATCACGATTAGCTATCACCAAATCAGTTAAGGTATTCAAATATTGAATAGCCGCTATGTGAGCCGCAACTTGATCAGTTACAGTATTTGCCAACGATAAAATATTTGTTCCGGTATTTCTTGGATTATCTGCAACGGTACTGCTTAATACTGTGTAATAAGCCTTGCCGCAGAAATACAAATTATAAAAATTTGGATTGGTTGGGTCTCCACCACCGGAAGTCAAAGGTGTATTTAAAGTAACGGTTTTGTAGCTTACATCAGTTACAAATGTTGATCCTGTTGTGACTATTTCAACCCCGTCGCCGCCTTTGGTACTGTTATTAATATCGCGTATATAGATATAATCACCAATATTGATACCGTCTGTGTCGCTGACAGTTATTGTTATAGAACCTGTAGTTAGAGTACCTGTATTTGGAGCAGCATTTAAGAAGTAAGGTAAGTTTTGTTCATTGGTGTGACCTTCGTCGGGCTCAACTTCCATAATTAAGGAAATATGAGGTCTATCAATTGTATCAGGTAAGAAAACCTGAACCTGAGCATTATTTGGCCAGAAACCATTTGGATAGTACTGGTCTAGACCATTTGGTCCGGGACTCTTAGGATAGGCAACGTAAGGTGGGTTATAAATTGTACCACTAAACGCACGTTTACCAAAACCTTTAGCCTGTAAACAAATATCTCCAAAGTTGGCGTTACTGTTAACAATAGAAGCGATACCACCGTTATCAACTTGTACACCAATTGAGCAGAAAATTGTGAACACAGAAACTAGCTGAGCATAACCGTTATTGGTAATTTTAACTCCGTGTCCACCTTGAGTAACCTGTGTAAAGGCGTCATAAACAAACGATTGAATTGGACTACGATCGCTAATATTTGCGCCGTCAACAAGACTACCACCCATACCACCAATTGGGTCAATCTTACGACCGTTCCAAGTGCTCGTACTGCCTGAGTACTCATAGCTTAGTTGTTCAACTTGTTGATCATTTAACGGGTAAGTCGGAACTTCTCCTAGATATATCACTGAGTCGACACCAAAACCAACTGTAGAAGTGTTAATACCAACCCTATAAACATCTTGGTCAAGTTTAACCACACTTGTAACTCTTGGAGGAATTCTTACATCGTCGGCTAATTGTCCGGTGGCTGCGTAAATCGATCCTCCTTGATAGAGAGGAGGAACTACCGGAAGTCCGTTTTCAATAATATTTGTAATAATAAAAAAGTTACGGCGTATTGCCTGGCGAGGCATATAATCACCACCATATTGGAAATATGGATTAATAACTTGTTTCACAGTTGTGCCGGTAATTACATCTACTGGTTCATTACCTACAATTTTTAGAGCAATATCTCTAGCATAATTTAATGCCAATGTAGTTGTTGATTCTTGTCCAGCAACATGATTATAACCTTCATTCCAGTACGATACGCCAGCTTCGATGGATTTGCTATTGCCTCCGACAAGTATGTCTTGGCTGACCGCATCAATAATTAATCCAGTATCTCTGTAGCATAACTCTTCGTTGTACTGGAAAGAATTTGGATTGTACTTAGCATCAATATATTCAATTACTTCAGCTTTTAAGAACTCTGTATTGGCTTTTAAAATTTCATAAGCATTGTATACATTTGTTAAAGTCGAAGCTGTTAGTGAAATTGGACTCAAAGGTGCTGCTACCGTTGGACCATTATTGATAATATTGGTCAATGTAGCTAGTAGTCTAATAACTTCTGCTCCTTCTGCTGCCGATGCTGGTGTAATTGAAGTATTTTGTTTATAGACAGTTTGGTAAGTAGCAGTAACAACAATATTTTGTACAACTTGACTTGCTAATGCTGCTAATCGATTAAACGCATCGATGGTTTGCGGAATTTCAGTTGGTATTGCTGATTGATTACCATCTACTCCGTAATAATATAGACCGCTTTGTACAGCTTGTTTATTACCACCGTGAATTAAGTCAAAAGAAATACTGTCAATTATATAACCAACATCTCTAGCACAGGTGCTGGTGCTATAAACAAAACCGGGTAATGTGGTTTGAATATAAGCATTAATTTCATCTGCTAGGTATTGTTTATTAGCTGCTAAAAGAGCTACAGCATTGTATACTCCAGTCAAGTTGCTTGCTTCACCATTGGCTTCAATTCTATCGGTCCATCCTAGTGTATCGCCTTCAAGGATACCAATTAAAACATCAAAATCTTTTGAGATAAATGCTGCTTCATCGATTGTAGCTGCTTCTAAAGTTGTTACCTGTATTGTTGCTGTTTGGTATCTTGGTACCAAATCAACAGTTGGAGTAATGTTTTGAATAACTTTAACAGCAGTATCTTTTAGATATTTTACAGCTGAAATTGTTTGATTAATTTCTTCTTTAATAATTGGAGTAATATAATCGCTTTGATTCCAATATTGAATACCAGCAAACGTTGTTTGACTTGTACCTGTAGTTGGATATAATAAATCTAACGAAACAGCTTCAAGTACACGACCAATATCACGAGCACATTTTACTTCACTATATGGAAATTGTTTTTGCGACAAGTTCCAATTGATGTAGTTAATTGTTTGTTGCTGAATAAACTGTCTGTTAGCCTGCATTAAAGTTTCAGCACTAACAAAGGCCGCATCAGGACCTGGGCTTACATAGATCTTAGGAGCAGCATCTGTACCATTGCTAATGATGTTTGTAATGATATTAAAATTATTATTAATATTTCTTACTGTTGTTTCACCATTAGTTAGTACAGTATTAATTACCTGTTGATATGTTGCTCTATTGCCAAGTAAATTTGGACACACCTCATTTTTAACAACTTTTTGGCACAGATAATTTAAGTAATCTATAGCACTTACTGTTTGAGTTTCTTGGCCGGCAATGGCGCTGACCGCACCATTATAATATGCCAAACCAGATTGAACAGATTTTTCATTTCCGCCAAATGTTGTATCGTATGATACATTTTCAACTAAAATACCAACATCTCTAAAGCACTTAGCTTTGTTATATGTAAATGTGCTTAATGTAGCATCAAGATAGGCTATTACCTCAGCAACAATAAATGTTCTATTGGCTTTTATAATATTATAAGCATGACCGACCATTTGATCGGCGTTTACATCAAGATTAATAGGTTCTTGATCAGGGGCTGCGCTTGGACCATTTCTTATAATACTTGTGATTATATCAATTTTTTGTGAAATGGCTTCAATTTCGTAGTCAGTGGCAGGAAGTAAAGAAGTATCTTGAGGCACAACTGTTCTTGTTACCGGCACAGGTTGCGATTTCAATACTGAAACCATCAACTCTCTAATGTAATTGTAAGCGGCTGTTGTAGCAGGAATTTCTTTACCTATGGATAATGTTGATTCATCACTATATCCAAAATAGTAAGCACCAGATTTAAAACTCTGTTTGTTACCACCATGTAGTAAGTCAAAAGCTACACTGTCAATCATGTAACCAAGATCTCTACGGCATTTAGTTTGGTCGTACCAGAATGCTTTAAAGGTGCCTACATAGGCAAGAACTTCTGCTTGAATAAATGCTCGGTTCGCTGCCAACACTTGAGCTGCCTGCTTTGTAAGCGGGTCAGGTGACATTATTGTAGAAATTGGCTGTTTTGGACCAGCAACTGATGGACCGTTTTGAATTATGTCGGCGATATATTCAATTCTGTCAACAGCGTCTGTTACGTCAATTTGACTGCCGCCGTCTAATATAACTTGTGTTACAGTATTTTGATACAAGGTTGTTGTAATTTGTCGACCTTGAATAATATCTGGTAGCAATCTAGCAATATAATTGTATGCTTCAACAGTCTGAGGAATTTCATTTGCTACTGCTGTTGATGTTGAATTATATCCATAATAGTAAACACCACTTTGGATAGCCTGTTTATTTCCGCCGTACAATAAATCAAAGCTAACGCTGTCAATCATATAACCAACATCTCGAGCGCAAGTTTCTTTATCGTATTCAAAACCAGCATTTTTTGTTGCTTCTACATAAGCAACGGCTTCGGTCTCAATATAATATTTGTTGGCCTGAAGTAATTCAAAAGCATTTACAATCGATGCTGTAGTACTTGGAACAATTCCATTAGGAATAATTTGATTGGTAATACCTACTGTACCTGTATTTAAAATTCCTAAAATTAAATCAAATTCGGCGGCAATGGTATCCTGCTCGGTTGTAGTTCCTACTTGTAAACTTGTTCTTTGTGTAACTGTAGATTGATATCTTGTGCCAGTTAAATCTGAAAGAATTACTTTTTGTGCTAGGCTTTTTACATAAGCAATAGCATTAGTAGTTGTTGTAATTTCACTGCCGATAGCGCCTACATAATTATTTTGATTCCAATATTGCAAACCAGCAAATGTAGATTGACTCTTTCCAGCAAACAGTAAATCTTGAACTACCGAGTCAACAATTAATCCAGTATCTCTGTAACATTTTCCGGCATCATAGATAAATGGATCTAGACCACTGTTAATATAGCTTATTGTTTGCTCAATTAGTGTTCCTTTGGCATCAACTAAAGTGTTAAAGGCAGTAACATAATTGGTTACTGTGCTAGCATCACCATTGGAAACTAAAGCATTGGTAAACCATTCCTGGAATGATCCGTCATTTACTGTCAACGACGATGTATTAAGTATATTAACAATATCGGTAAATCTGTCAGTTACAATTTGACCAAAGGTTCCATTTGTAGCCGCAGTAACAGTACTCGCAGCAATTGTTTTGATATAATTGATAGCAGCAGTTGTTGTGGTTAATTCATTTTGAATATCACCGGTGTAATTTTTTTGACTCCAGTACTGAAGACCTGAAAATACACTTTCGCTGGTGCTGTTATATAGTAAGTCAATGGCCAGCCCGTCGACAATTAAACCTGTGTCTCGAGCACACTTAGTATGATCAAACTTAAATTGAGCATAGGTATTGTCAATATACAATATCATGCTAGCAATTAAACTAGTCTGAGCTGAGGTTAACGCATTAAATGAATTTTGAATGCCGGCTGTAGCCCATGAAATACTTGGCAATGATGCGCTTGGTAGACTGTTCAAATTGCCAGCTGTAATAGCATCTGTAATAATTGAAATTAAAGATTGGCATTGGGTTGACAACACTCCACTTGATACATATATACCTAGGTCTTGTGTAATAGTTACACCAGGAGAAGCAATAATTAAATTACCTAATACAACATTAGCAACTACTGATTTTAAATGATTAAAGGCGGCAACAGTGGCAGTTTCTTCTCCCGGAATCTGGCTAGTGGCTCCAACAAAATAAGCACGAGCACATGCTAGTACAGATGTGTTACTACCATACAAAATATCATAACAAAGAGCATCAACAATGTAACCTACATCTCTTGCACATTTAACAGAATCATATGTAAATCCGTTATTAAACGGAGCATAGTTACCGTCAATTTGACTTTGAATCCATTGTGTTATTTCTTGCTTAATAAATTCTTTGTTGGCAATAAGTTGATTTTTTGCAGCAACATTGTAAGATTGAATGTCTGTGCCTTGTGGATCTGTAAAATATAATGCTGATGGACTATCGCCAGATAAAATATTTTCAATTTCAGCATAACCTGCTTTAGCACGATTTACAGCAACAGTATTGCCTGCCATAATTTCTGCTGATTGATTTTTTAAATATTCAATAGCAGCAATAGTTTGAATATATTCTGTTGATGTAACCGCTTGACTACTGGTATTACCTCGTTGATAAGCATTACCAGCTGTAACACTGTTATAGTTTGTACCTAAGGCAGCATCATATCTTACTGCGTCAACAATAAAATTAGCATCTCTAATACATGTTTCTGTATTGTAGGTAAATGTTCCTCGATTAAAGGTCTGCTCAACAAATTCTACAACTTGTTCTTGTAAAAATGGTTTATTGGCCAATAAAAGTGTTCTGGCATTAAAGAAGTCGGCAGTTTGGATACCGTAGTTGATATACATGCCTTGCTCGGGAACACCTTGAGTCATTGTTAAAATGATACTTGATGTATTTGGTTCCCAATCACCTAGACCAACTGCTTTAGGCACTTGAACTGTAGCAGCAGGTAGGAACATTGTTCCGTCAATTAACCAAGGACCATTTTGATTTGTACAGTTTTGAATATATGGTGAGTGAAATAGGTCAATTCTATCAGCACCCGTCTTAGTAGGAAACGCTGTTGCGTATGCTCCGCGGTTTAGATCGGGTCTGTAAGAACCTTGTAACAGACCACTTCTACCATTGGTCATCTGCATGAACGCAAGATAGCAACCAGAGTTAACATGGAACAAGTCTTGAGTTTTATTAATTGGTTCAATACTGGTTGTACGAAGATCACTTCCCATTACAGAAGTGTAAGGTTTCATCTCAATTGGATTATCTTCTAGGTAATGTCCGGCACGAACTCGAATTTGTGTTCCTGGTTGGTATAACGGAGATTTAACAGCACCGCTGACCGTACGGCAAGCACGGCTTGGATCTTCCGAGGCACCGTCGTTGGTATCATCGCCGTCCATAGTAACCCATAAAACATTTGTTACAACCGGAGCGGTACCAATTGGCTTACGACCGTTTTTAACTCTTAGGTCACCAACTATTTCAGTAGTAGGATAACCATCTGAGCCGCCTGCTCCTGGGGCAATTCTAATACCGCTATCATTGTTTGTTAATAACTTTGTATAAACATTATCTAGATAGGCATTTAAAAAGCTAGTCTGAGTATCACCAATAGCATAAGTACTACCAGTTGAGGCATAGATATTTGTAGCAGTGGTATCACCGCCAATATTGACATTTCCTACAATGCCTGCGCCGCCGTCGACAATTAAAGCACCTGTGTCGGTACTTACACTTTGAGTTGTTGCAGCAATAACAACTTTATCAACAGTTAAAATACCTCGAGCAGGATTATATATCAATCCAGAAAAAGTGTTTGTAGCATGAACTGTACCAGTATTATCACTATATAGGTAGCTACCTACATAGGTAGTGGTACTTGTATTATAAACTTGTACTCTGTTAGTAAAAACTGGATAAAAAACAGCATCGGTATTATTTGGTTGTACAATGGCCTGTACCGAAGTAGTAGCTTCGGCAACACGGCCATAAATGAATCCACCGACATTTAGATCTTTTTCAATACCAACACCGCCAGGAACATAGACAGCACCTATTACACGATTATCAAATTGGTCGTAAATGCCTTCGGGCGGAGGAAATACTCCTTGCGTGCCAGTGCTAACTGTTGGATTGCCGACATTAGGAGCATTTAATTTAATACTTATAGAAGAAGTATTGTAGTAATTTTTATTGGCCTCAAGACTACCACTTACTGTTTCGTTTCCAAAAACTCGAAGATTCCGTGAGACATCAAGAGCACCAATGACATCAACATAAGGAGCATTGATAGCTATTCCACCATTGGGGCTAGCTATTTGTACCTTGCCACTACCTGTGTTGGTTGTTCTTGATCCTTTTACTCTTATTGCCATTTTTCCAATCCTTTAGAGTATTTATTGGTTTTAGTGGATTCGAACTTCGATGCCTCTGATGAACATTCCATCTCTATGAGGAAAGTGAGGATGCGATTGAAATCTCATTAATAATCCAAAGCTACTGTTAATATCTTGCTGACTAATTGTTTCTAAACCCCAAAGATCCGTTGAACTGCCGTAAGTTTTGATAGGATCTAGATTTAAGGTGGCTTTGTTTTCGCTAACAACTTGATCATTGATAACAAGTTGAACTGTTTCATCTGTGACACGCCCTCGCCTGTCTGTCGTTAAAACAACTTCAATTCCATTTATAGTATCAGGAATAGAAGAAAAATCAAATCCTTGAACTTTAAGATAATATGTTTTATTTCTTAGATCTGTTTTTGGACTTCGTGCTAGGTGTGACAGTACTCCTTGTGTACCTATTTTTACTTGACTGTTAAATTTTGTTTCATCCCACCGAATATGTACGCTTTCACCGCCTTCTTCAGCATATTGATAAAATGTGGTTGGAAATTTTGAAACCATAGTCATACCAATATTTACCTAAACTATAAAGTGCGTATTCATTGAAAAAGGCCCCGAAGAGCCTTTTTTTCATTACTAATATAAATTAAGTATTAGCCAAGGTAACAACAGTACCGGTAGCCGATGCTAAAGTCCAGCCTGTTTGTACGCCATCGCTAACTAAGTAAGCAGTAGACATTGAACGTCGTTTAACTCTTACTTTATGAGCTGTTAGTTTAGTCACCCAGTATGTGCTTCCGTTATAATCCGTAGCAATGATATTCATTGTTCCAGGAATCAATGTATTGGTAGCAGTTAATTTACACTGGCCAGTTCCGTCGGCATTCTGAACTAGGTATCGACGACTTGATTCTTGTTTAATAATATCGCCACCAGTGCGACTTTGAGAAGCACTTGGTAGATATGAACTCAACGACAATGCATTTTGTCTATTAGACGTTAAAGTGATTGTAAATGTAGCAGTTGTACCTGTTGTGCCACCTGTAACTGTTGCGGTAGGTGCTGATGTGTAACCAGATCCAGCTGTTAACAAAGTAACAGTTGCTACCTGACCAAATGCGTTGGTTGTTACTCGACCAGTAGGGGCAGCTCCACCAGTAATATTAGGTGCTGTAAAAGTTAGACCAATAGTTGTAGAAGTAGTATATAAAGTACCGGTGTTATTTTTAGCAATTGTGGCTACACCTTCGCCGCCAACACCGCTACCTTGACTTACACTACCGTAGTCAGGTAAATTTAAGTTACCAAAAAATTTCTTTTTAATCGGACGTCCCATTTTGTTTCTCCTTTAAAATAAACTAGCAGATTCTATCTGCTACGCGGCGGGGACCGCATAATATAAACATAGATACTTTATTTAACAAAAAACCCGCCGAAGCGGGTTTGATGTTTGCTTTTTTAGGCAAGTTCCTCTGATTAAGAGAAGCTTACGTTTGCGCTAGTAATAGCAACCTTGCCTAGGTAGTCAGCAGCGTTACCTAGAGAACTAGCTGTGTTGCTTAGTTCAATGTATCCGTAACGTGTTAAGAAACCAACTACTGGTTCAAAGGTTGTTGGGTCTAGAACAACACCAGAGCTCATTAGAGGAATATATGGGCAATAGAACGCAGCTGCATCAGCTTCGCTAGAACCCTTATAACCAATAAGAACTTGGCTGCTATCAAAGCCAGAATCGGCTAGATAGCTGTCAACATAGATTCTCATGGCGCCATTTAGTGTACCGACAAACTTGGTATTTGTTGGGGCTTCAAATGTACCTTCTGTTGTACGAGCAAATGCGCTTGTAGTAGCAGACTGAAGAATTGTTAGAGCTTGGTTAGAAACAACAGCCCAGTTACCAGCACCACGACGTGTACGCTGAGCAATCAAGTTGCTTACGCGGTTCATCTGGATGGCTAGAGCAGCGTGCTCATCACCAACGAATGTGGCTGTACCAGAAACTAGAGACTGGTCATATGTCTGCTCAACGCTAGCTAGACCACGGAGGCTGATAAGGATTTCTTGGTCGATTTCAGCTGTGATTTCTTGTGCTAGAGCAGCCATAATTTCTGCTTCAATATCAATACCTTGTTGAGCTTGAGCATCTTGAGCAGCTTCGAATGTCCAGCGAGCAGATAACTTACGGCTCTTGGCTTCAACAGTCTGTTTCAAGATCTGGATGCTCATACGCTTTCCAGGCTGACCTTCCATAGCGGCTGTTGTGTTAGCCTTTGGACTTGTTGTGCTGTCATTGTTACCAGAATAACCAGCAGCAACCTTGAATGGGCTTAGTGCTTCTTCACCAGCAATTACATTGTCTCCGCTATCAGCATAGCGAACACGCAAAGTGTGGATTTGAGCAACTGGGCCTGTCATTGGTTGAACACCAACGATTTCGTTAGCAATAACGGTAGGCATTACACGGCGAATTACTGGAAGAATTACGCGGTTTAATGTTGCTACGTTACCGGCACTTGTAGCTCCTGCTGTGGCGCTTTCAACCAAGTGACGACGAGTGTTTTCTAGGCAGATGCCCATGGACGCACGACGGTTACCTTGTAGGCCTTCAAGCAGAGCATCTTTGGTCTCTGACCATCTTTCATTTAAAAGTTGTGACATTTTAGTTTGTCTCCTTGAATATTATTTTGTTAATCCCGCCAACTTACGGATATCAACAATATTGTCTAAGCCTACCTCTGGCTTTGCTTCACGATCGCCAGTAACTACGGCACCTTCGGTTAACACGGTTTTCTTGCTAACTTTCTTGTCACCTTCCATTACTGCGGGTAGGTATTTCTCAAAAGATTCATTTAGTTTCTGTGTTGGAACGGATTCCAAAAGATCCTTCATGATGTCTCTCTTGTCAGCACTCAATGGTGCTAACATTTCTGCCATTACAGACTTACGCTCCATTAGGTCTTTGGTAACGCGAATTTCGCGCTGTGCAGACTCTACCAATGTTGCTTTTTCAGCAATAGCTTGTTTTGCTTCAGATAATTCTTGCTCTTTTTTAGAAATAATCTTTAACAATTTACTTGTTTCGGATTTTTCATTTAGGAATGAAGCGCTGAACTCTTGGGCAAATGCTTCATAAATGCGACGACCAAAATCATTGTTACGGCTGTTTTCAATGTCTTCTTTTAACTGACGAATTTCAGTTGTAAGTTTCTTTGTAACAGCAGTTTCAACAACCTTAGCACTACGCTTAATAAATGACTGTTTAATATCTTCAAATTTGCTCTTGGCTTCACGAACTAGCTTAACTTTAGTTGCAGCTAGGTCCTTTTTGTCTTGGGCAAATTCGTTGATCTCTTTGGCTAGAGCATGAACTACAAACTGCTCTAGCTTGTTGAAATTCTCACTGACTTTCTTACGATCGTTTTGGAATTCAACAAGCTCTTTTCCTAACTGCTTGATAACAAATCCTTCTAGCTTTTTACCGTCTTGCGCCATACGGGCTGCGTATTGTGCTTGGGCTTCGACTAGAGCTTTTTTGTCTTCGTGCAATTCGGACATCTCTACGGCCAATCTGTCGCTTAACATCTTGTCGATTGCCTCAACCATAACAGTTTTGTCATGATTGTATTTTTGGGCAAATTCTTCACGAAGTTCTGCGGCTACTTGGTCGCGATTCTCTTGTAGTTTAGCAGCCAAGGCAGATTCTAATTCAGAACTTAGATCTTCTGAAATAGCACCGCTTTCTACTAATTTTTTGAATGCGTCCAACATCTATTTCTCCTCGGGCTTATTTTAGACCTTTAATAATTGAAAGAAGTGATTCCTTCAGATATTTTTGGGCCTTTGGATCTTCTTTTACTTCTTGCGCTACCTGTAATGCCTTATACCCTCTACGAGTATTCATAAGATGCTCGTAAACAGGTGTAGGATAAGCTCCCGGTGCGCTAGGCTGGGCAACTACATCTACCGTAATAATTTCAAAATCGGATACATGGCCGTTCATGTCGTTAACGTTTCCGCTACCACGACTACTAACACCAAGTTTTACACCGCTTTCGAGCATAGTACGAACCAAATTGCCCATTGGTGTAGGAAGAATTTTCATCTTCCCATAACCGTTTGGACCGTCCATCCACATTTGAGTAATCATATGGGATACACGATCCAAATTAACTTTTAAATCTTCTGGATGATCAACTTCACCTAACACGCTGTAACCATTTTGGATTTGATCGTTTAGTGTTTTCACAGCACGCTCAATTTCGTCTACAGGATAGATGCGTTGATTTGCGTTGCGAACACCACCTTGAATTGCAATTCCTTTAAGATAAAGATTTTTTCCATCTTTATCATCAGACTCAAGCATAACTTGAGCCTGATCAAAACTTAGTGTTTCGCGTAGGTAAGAATATTTCATCCAGATTCTCTAATTACAATTTCTTGATTAGAGGGCCATCGTTACGAACGCTGGTTTGACCGGCCTTATCACCTGTACCAGAACCTACTGGACCTGGACCAGAACCTTTCTTCTCAGCACCGTGACCACCGGCTACTTTGCTTAGTGTCTTAACACCACTCTTAACGCCGTCTACATTGTGTAGACCTTTGGCAAACTTCTCACCAGACTCAGGATTTACGCCTTTGCTTGGCTTGTTTGGGCTTGTGCCTGTGTTGCTGCCGCCTTCACCAGTAGCACCTTGTACTAGGTTCTTAGCGTTAGCGCCGCTCTGTGGCTTGCCACCAGGTTCTTTGTTAACAACACTCTTGCCTTCTGTAGAACCAGGCATTTTGTCACCTGTGTTAGCGCCTACAATTTGACCTTGTGTTTTTTGGCTGTTCTTTTCCCAGTCGTTACCAACTGTTTCACGGTATTCACGAGTGATACGCTTTTTGCTTTCCATTGCTGGTTGGCCCATCATTTCCATCTCGTCTTCGCCGTCTTCTTCACCTTCTTCATCGCCAAACTCGGCGTAACCGGCTTCGGAACCTTGAGCTTTTTCTAGTTCAGCAAAAGCAGCTTCTAATTCTTGAATAGCATTCTTGATATCAAAAATTGCCTGTTCTTCACCACCTTCTGCGTCGTCAGTAGCACCGATGTCTGCACCGAAATCGTCTGTAGCGTCACCACCCATATCGTCTTCTTCGTCGTCACCGTCCATCATGTATGAATCTTCTAGATCCACACTTTCGTCGGCTTCTTCATCAGAAGACTCATCTAATTCTTCATCGTCAGCAGACTCTTCCATTTCTTCATCGTCAGCAGACTCTTCCATTTCTTCATCGTCAGCAGACTCTTCCATTTCTTCATCGTCAGCTGCTTCTTCAGCAATTAGGGTTTCATAAATTTCGCGAGACTTTTCTACAACGATCTCATGGAAAAGCTCGTTGGCCTTTTCATGCTCTTCGTTCACAAGATAGTCTAGCAATTGTTCAAATTTTGTTGACATTTGCGTAATTCTCCTTATGGTTACAGGCAAAGTTTTGTGTTATGTATTTACAGAACTGGGAGAATTCATGCGCGAAATAGGCGAAAAACAGTCAGTTTTCGCCTAAAAGATTTAGGATTGCCCTAAATTTTTTAACTTTTTGTCTAAAATATTTAAGTTTTAGATCTAGAAAGTTATATTATCAGTTTAAGCAGGAGCCGCTTCAGCAGGCGGAGCGGCATACATCTTTCGAATTAATGCTAATTCTGCCTTGCGTTCTTTATCATGTGATTCGCCGGCCCTACGAATTTCATTTATCATTGCCAAGGTAACACGAGTTTTTCTTACATCTTTACGACGCAAGATACTAGTGTCATTTTGGCTCAAATAAGAATCATCTTCTTGTGGGCCAAGACTTTTACTGTCAAAATAAATGAATTCTCTTAATAGCATATCTATATTTATGCTGCCGGAGCTTCAGTTGGGGTTGGACTAGCACCACCCGGGGAAGCAGGCGCAACTTCTTCGCCAGCGGCGCCGGGCTCTGGAGGTGCTGTTAAATTATTAATATCACTGCCCATTCCGTTAGCAGTTACACCAACACCTCTTAGTTCAGCACTTGGATTTAAATTGCTGTCTAAATCCGTATTTTCTTCGCGCCATAACTTTTCGTTTTCAGCAACTTCTTCAGCAGTTAGACCTAAGAAGCGTTTTAAAGCAAAACGCTTGCTAACCATTGGAATTGCTGCCATGGTGTTAAATGTATTAACACGAGCTGTATCCATTTCTGCTTGACGGTAACTGGCAAAATTTTGAGGTGGATTGAATTTTAAATCAAACAAATTGTCATCAATGTTGATACCTTTGTTTCTCATGTAGCGTTTAAATTCATCATCAAACTGCTCATTAATTAGACTTTGTAAACGCTCACAGTACTTGTTAAATCGTAATTCCTGTATGTAGGCTGTTCCAACTCGACCATCATTAAAGTTGCTTCCTCCGTCGTCAGATCCAGTAGGGAGATAAGAGCTAGGAATGCGTAAAGCCCTAAACAGCTTATTAGTAAAATACTTAAGATCATCAATTTCTCCTAAGTTCTGACCGCCTTGTAAAATTTCAACTTTACTGCCTCGGCCTTCAGCTGTCTGTGGAAAGAAATAATCTTCGTTGATACTTAACGGATTATAACTTGAATCAATAACTGTTTGACTGCCACCGGTGGTGCTAGGAATGCGGCGCTGATTTACTTCGTTTTTAACACGCTCAACAAAACTCATAGCTAAGTGACTGGGCATATTACCTACATCAATGTAAAATACACGACGCTCTGGTGCCCGTTGTACACGATAGATAATAATGCTATCTTCAAGTAATTCTTTTTGTTTGAATACCTTAAAAATACTTTCCATTAGGCTATTACCAAATGGATAGTTGTTGTCAATACCTTCACTCATGCTAATATGAATAACATGACGAGCATCAATCACATATTGATTTTGTTGTTGACTAAATCTGCTGCCAGTTGTACTTGTAGGAAATGCGCCAACCATACCGCGGCTTCCGCCGGCGCCGCCTTGTCCGGTTCCATAAGCGCCGCCAAATGTGCTACCGCCGCCTTGTAGGTTACTAGGTTGAATAGCAGTTGTGTTTAGTGCTTCTAAATTAGGATTAAAATCACGAATAAAATATTGTTCAGGAGCCTTGCCATCACTTTCGTTAACAATAATTTTGTCCACTTTAGCAGGATCAATGTACATCCATTTTTGTGTTTCTGGGTCGCGTACAAAAAATACATCGCCATATTTTAGTGCGTTTCTAACAATTTTAAAAATACGCTTTTCAAATTTGTTGATCTTACACCATTGTTGTAGGTATTTTTTAATAATACTGATTTCACTTCCAGTGGCCTGATCCTTAAAGAAAATCTGAAAAGGTGTTCTGTTTTCTTCGTTAATTTGTGTACAAAATTCAGCAAGAATGTCCAAAGCAGCATTAACTTCGCTGTCCGTGTCCATTGTGTCATACTGGCCATAACGCTCTAGTCTATTAGGATGCCCGGCATAGACATCAGGAAGATAGCTTGAATAATTTGTGCGTACAGGATTTGCACGGCCGCTACCACTGATTAGGCTGGTAGAACCGCTTGTGTTAACAGGTGTAAAATATTTTTTCCAGCTCATATATTAGGGTGTTTGAAACAAGTTACCATTTAAAGATTTAATCGCTTCTAAATTTCTCTTGGTAAAATCAGCGGTTTCCTTGGTATTTCTGGCCACTTCTGACATAAGTGTATTTAACTGTGCTATCTCTTTAAGAAGCTTTTCTTCGTGGACATTGTTATCTTCTTCTTCCTCAATTATGGTTTCATCAGCGGATTCTTGCTTTTCGTCTGATGCTTTTGCGTCTGAGTTAGCTTTGGCCATGTCTCTAGCCAAATTAGTTCCGTCAAGAGCCAACGCAGCGGCTGTCCCAAAGCCTGGAATAAGGCTAGCAATGCCACTAGCACCAGCAATACCAGCTCCGAGAAAATCTCCACCTTTAACTCGTTGATAGGCATCATAGGCACCAAACGCAAGACCAACCCCGGGTAAGACTTTGGCTGCTGTTTTAGCAGCTCCGGCTTTTACTGCACCTGCGGCTGTGGTTTTTGCAGCTGCTTCGGCGGCGGCTTTTTCGGCGGCTTTTTTTGCAGCTGCTTCAGCGGCGGCTTTTTCGGCGGCTGCGGCCTGGGCAGAAACTCGACGACCTGTTTCGGTATCTACAAAATACTTTTTACCGCGCTTATCTATTTTTTCTTCAATTTTCGGTTTTGGTGGTGTCTTGCCAGGAGGGCCACCGCTGCCAGGAGGGCCACCGCTGCCAGGAGGGCCGCCTTGCGGACCACCTGCGCCGGGCAAACCTTTCTTACCAAGTTCACCGATAGTTCCTAGCAGTCTATTAGCCACACCTCTTACAGATCTGTAGGCTAGTACTGCAGCTGCTATAGCACCAACGCCTAATACAAGACCCTTTTGCCATCCTTCTAACCCGTTAAATAATGCTGTTACTTTTTGAACTGCCTCGGCCATTTTGCCTAACGCATCGACCATCTTATCTAACGCAGGACTAACGGTGCTATAAATTGTAGCACCAAGATCTTGCATTGCTTTTTCAACATTGGCCATTTTGGCAGCTTGCGAGTTTTCTCTTTTTTCTCTGTCTTCTAAAATTTTCTTTTCTCTAGCGGCAAACGCTTCTGCGGTTGTTAGTCCTGCTATTTGATCTTGTGCTACACCGGCTACTAATGGACCAACTTTACCAAGTAAATCTTGATTAGCAGAAAAAGTAGATTCTGAAATATTATCAACACCTTCTTGCATTGCTAGACTGACTTTAGCCTGTGCTTTTTTAAATTGTTCACTATCAGTGCCAAACTCTTGTCCTGCCCGATGCATTTCTCTCATAGCTTCTTGGACACCGGGGGCTAGCGAAGCAGTAGCTCTTCCTTGTTCAGTAATTACTTCTCTATTTTGAGCCATGGCTAAAGCCATATCAACACCGGCTGTTCCTAACTTTTCTTGCATAAACATTAGTGTTGATTTAAAAGCAGCTCGCTGTTCGGGCGGCATTCTAGCAAGAGTAAGCTGGGCATCAGCTGACATTTTTTCTACTTTATTTTTTTCTGCTAATTCTTCTCTACTTTTTCCTGTAATAGCAGCTAGTCTATCTAACTCAATTAGGTAATTGGCCGCCCCCTTGTTTAACGATTCTTGTTGTTCTTTAGTTTTTTTTCCGCCTACGCTAAGACCGGATACATAACTTGCTATTGCATTAGCAGCTTCTTGTCCGCTATATCCTAATGCTCTAATTGTATTTCCAGCATCGCTATTTCTTATAGATAATGCCATTGAGCTAACTTGTTTGCGACCTTCTTCAACACTACCACCAAAAGTTTTTAAAGTTTCAGAATTTTTTTGAATAAAAGCACTTTGTTCACTTAGTGTCATACCTAATCGCAAAGCTGTTACTCTCATTTCTGTTAAATTACCAGCAAATGTTCCACCAATTTTTGATATTGATCTATATTGTGCTAGCTCTTCTTCTTTTATCCTAGCAACAGTAGCAAATGCTCCGACTACCAATCCTGCTACAGGATGAATTTTATCAAAAATACCTTTTAGAGAATCTAATGCTACACTGGCACGACCAGTACCAGCCATGAGCTCTTGTCCAAGTGGCTGTAGCGAGCTACCCCAAGATCTAAGTTGTTCAACAACTAATCCGGATCCTACCCAGAGTTTCTTAAAAACACCGGCGCCCTGAACAGCCTGTTGTCCAACTTGTTCTAAACCAGCATTTGCGGTATCAACTTGAAGACCACTTTTTGCAACCATCCTCTTGAGTTGATCAAGATTTTGTTTGTTAGCTGCCATTGACGATTGAAGTAGCAATCGTAAGGTTGCTTCAGTAGCCGCGTTATTAAGCTCTACTCGTTCATTACCAATGTTACCAAAGACTTCAGCCATATTTTAAGCCAATAATGTATGTATATAAATAATAGATCAAATAATAATCTTATATTATTTATTGGAGACAATTTATGGACCAACCCCAAGCATCGGTAAATCCCTTACTAAATTACATGCGACAACCAAAAATTTACATCACACTTCCTAGTAATGGCGAGTATTGGCCCGAAGGAAGTTTGGTAAAAACCGAAACTAACGAATATCCAGTCTACAGTATGACTGCCAGAGATGAGTTGATTCTTCAGATCCCCGACGCCCTAATGAACGGGCAAGGTGTAGTTGATATGATACAGAGCTGTGTTCCTAACATTAAAAATGCCTGGGACGCGCCAAGCATCGACATTGATCTAATTTTAATTGCTATTAGATTAGCTACTTTTGGTGACAAATACACAGTTCCTTTAAACTTTTCTGACGATCTTGATATGGAGTATCAAGTAAGTTTAACGGATATTATTCAAACCTTGGCATCGTCAATTAAATGGAATCCAATTATTCCAATTAACGATCAATTAACTATCTATGTTAAACCTTTATCATATCGTGATATTACTAAAATGACTATTGCTGGTATGGAAACTCAAAAAATAATGGACATAGTGGCAGATGAAAGTCTAAACGAAGAAGATAAGGTTAACCTGTTTAAAGAAAGTCTAGGCAAATTAACAGCTATTACATTGGGCACTGTTCAGGCATCTATCTACAAAGTTGATACTCCTAATGGAAGTACAACAGATAAAAATCATATTGATGAATTTGTTAACAATATTGACAAGGAAATTTTTAACCAAGTTCAACAGCACTTGGAAATGTTAAAAGATATCAATGCTTTGAAACCGATTAAGATTCCTGTATCTGATGAAATGCGAGAAAAAGGCTACGAAGGCGAATTTGTCGAAGTACCTATTCAATTTGATCCATCAAATTTTTTCGCCTAAGGCTTTTGTATCTTGACCCCGAAGCGGTCAAATCAATGATTGAAAAATTTGAAAAAGATACAAAAGCCATTAAAGAAGAATTATTTAAAATGTGTTGGTACCTGAGAGGCGGACTCAGTTATACCGAAGCTTTAAATTTAAGTTTTGAAGAACGGCAAATTATTGGCAAGATAATTGAAAACAACCTTGAGATAACCAAGGAAACCGGACAACCGTTCTTTTAATTTATCTAGAAATTAATTTGCTCAAATAGACTACACGATCGTATTCTTCGTTGTAGCCTCGAACAAGGTTAGGATTATCATCTTCTGGCGGAGTCACTGCTGGAGCAGCAGGTTTAGCACTTGGTTTTTTGCTCTTTGTTGGCTTGACCGCACTTGCTGCATCTGCTGGAGGCACAGCCGGAGTTGTAGCTGTACTTGCGGCTGGAGCAGCGGTAGTTGCCGCCGGCTGTGCTGAAATAGCATCTAATTTATCTTTGGCATAGGCTACTACATTTTGTCGATCTCTACTTCTAACTTTTTGTACACTTGCCACAGCTTGATCAACTTCTTGTTTGGCCTGACCGGCAGCAACACGATTGCTAGCTGCTGTTACTCCGGTAGCAGCTGGCGCCGAAACTCCACTAGCGGAACCAGTTGGTGCTCCAGTACCACTCAATGAACTTGCTGGCGCAGTACCACCAGCTGTAGCACCTGAAGCGGAACCAGTTGGTGCTCCAGTACCACTCAATGAACTTGCTGGCGCAGTACCACCAGCTGTAGCACCTGAAGCGGAACCAGTTGACGCGGCAGGAGCTGTTTGGGCACTATCATCCCAACTACCCTTGGCATCTTGGTAACCTTTTTTAACATCTCTTCCAAATGCTTTTAGGCCACCAACTACGTGTCCAGCTGTTTTGCCAATAACTGAACCTAGACCTTCGTCTATAGTTTCTTCAAGTACAATAATTTCATTGATTTTCATAGTCTTATCCAAAAAAATGATTAAAGTTATTTATAAGGATTAAGGTGAACTTTGTTCACCTGCCCTTTCGCTTGTCGCTCATGGCAAATTTACATCGAAGATGTTTAAGTATCATCTAGATTAAGTGGTCACACTTTGCCCGCACAGGGCAAAGATTTCTGGGCATCATCTGAGTTGCACAGTCACATAGCGTTAGAGCATTACAGTGGCGGTTGACCGGTACCACGAGCTCAGTCTTTATTCAACGGCAGGAGCATACAAATACGCTATCATTCATATGTCCGTTAGGGAATTACCCTTCTTTTTGCCTATTCATTCCTCTTCAAACAACCAAATCGCAGGTCTTAGTTAGCGATCCTCATCCTTTCGGGTAGTGGTTGAGTACTCTTAGCGGCGAGAGATTTCCGTCCCTGCGACCCGAGGTCCAGGTTTAGAGCACACGAACTTGGCCTGTGCGAGCCTTAACCGTTTAATTTGCCTTTGATGTGTGAGCCATGGACACGGCACTGGATATGGCCGTTGTAATATTCATCTGATTCTAAGACTTGGTGTCTAAATTGCTCTCTTGCCTCAATATAACTACATTCTGCTTTAGATTTACAGTAGTAGAGTATTTCTCGTTTAAAATTATCTTTGCCTAATTTATTAATATCTTCTGTTAGATTAGGACTGGACCCATAATATTCCTGCCAGTCACTGTCTATTTTGCTACGAATTTTTTTCTTTTTCTTGTTGCCGTTTTTTAACTTTACTGTTTTGTAGGTTGTTTTACTAAATTTTGCTAATTTTTTGCCTATGTATTTTTTATTATTTGAAATATTTGTTATGATGTAGACAAACCCTACACAATCTTCGGGTAGTGCCTCAACTAAAGAATTTTGATAAAACCAAGACATTATGGGTCAACATTTTCGTTCGCACCATTTTTCTTTTTAAATAACTGAGTTCGTTGTAACCGATGTTGTCTTTGTTCTCTTCTTAATCTTTTTAATTCTTTCTCACCGTGTAATTTTGTCAAATATGCTTCTCTAATACTAACCATCATTTCTTTTTCAAGCTCGCGCATTTCTTTTAGCATACGCCGACAATCTGTACTAGATATTTCACTTACATTGGTTAAAAAAGTCGTGTGTCTGTTATAGTAGTTTACTATTAAAGAAACAAATTTGTGATATTGTTCCTTATAATTTTCAAGATGTTGATTAGACATAGTCAATATCGTTACTATAATTGGTAAAACCGTTTTCTTTTATAACTTTCAATACATTGTTAACACGGCCAACCAATTCGTCCTTGTGCGATATTAAGTATATATTCTTATGTCGTTCTCTGGCCATTTTCTTTAGGACCGCAAGCCCTGCTTCGACACCAGCAGCATCCATTCCGGAGTCCATAAGCTCATCAACAAACAACAAATTAATACTTTGGTAAAGTCCTTCCCAAACATCTCTAAAGGCAAAACTTAGACTTAGTATTAATCTGTTTCTCTCACCTCTTGACAAATTGTCAAAATCTAAATCTTGTCCAAGTTGTGTGATTTCAACATTTAAGTCGTTTTGGAAAACAACTCTATGCGGTAGTCCGAGCTTGTCAATGTAGTATCCAAGTCGCTTGTTTAAATAGGTTAAATTTTGATCAATAATTTTCTTACGAATAAAGCTATCTTTATTGGTTAAAAGTTTGTGTAAAAATTCTTGATGATCTTTTAGTTTGGTAAGTTCGTTAACAGTATCCCAACTGATTTCTTGAATAGCTGTAGTCTTAAGTTCATCAATTTGTTCATTAAAGGGATTTTTTTCTTCTGCTTTAGATATTAGAGTTTTTTCCAAATTTTCTAAATTGTTCTTGTGCCCTAGTGCTTCGGCTTCTGTATCGTAGTAGGTGTTAGGACGAGCAGGCATATCACCACTACCGATTTCGTCAACAATCTTTTTAAGATCCGAGGTTACTTTATTGAAATATGTTTCAGCCTCGAGCAAGTTTTTAACGGCCGTTCCTGACATTTCTTCGTGCTTATGATCGTGTAATGCTTGCTCGCAGGCAGGGCATGTTTTATTTTTTAATTGGTCAACTTCTCGCATGTACTTGTCGCGGGTTTTTTGAGCCTGCGTAGCTGCGCTTTCTAATGTAGCTTTTTGTTTGTTGAGGCTTCGGGTCTTGTTGTCGTATTCAAGCCAGGCTTTTAAATCTAGATGTGCCTGGAGTTCTGCTTCTATATCAACATTTTCTAAATTAACAATAGCACGACCGAGATTTTCTAATTCTTGTTGATGTTTTTGATCCCAGGCATTACTTTTTAATTGAAGACTATCAATACTTCGTTGAATATTATCATTAGCAGTTTTAATACCTTGTATTTTGAAATCTTCTTGGCTAATAAGATCTTTAGTTTCTTTAATTAGAACCTTAAGGTTTTCTGCCTTTTCACTTAGTAAGGTAATACCAAGAAGCTGTTCAATGATTTCTCGCTGATCAGCAGCCCTCATTGACAAAAAAGGCTCAGTGTAAGTATTAAGGGCTACAAGGTGCTTGAACATAGTATGTGTCATTTCGAGCATTTGTTCAATACTTTTTTGTGTTTCTCGACTGTCGCCCTGGCTATCATCCTCTTCTTTGCTATCTTTTAACTGCTGATTATTAACGAATAACTTAAGAATATTGGGTTTACGACCACGCTCAATACGATAGATATTATTATTTTTTTCAAACTCAACGGTGACTAACATGTGCTTCCCGTTAATCTTGTTGATAAGATTTTCTTTTTTAATATTGGTTAAGGCCTGCCCATATAGGGCGTAGCTTAGTGCGTTGGCAATGGTAGTCTTACCGGTGCCGTTTCTGCTACCTGTATCGTCGCCACCGAGATCGAGGTTAGCACCAAGAACCAGCGTTAAATGTGAGCGGTCAAAATCTACAGCCTGAGTTTGGTTGCCTACGCTCAAAAAGTTTTTTACGGTTAATGTCTTTATTTTAAACATCAAATATTTCTATAAATGTCAAGAAGTATATTTTTTTCAAATTGTTCTGATTCAATGTTAACTAATTGTTCACTTACAATTTGATCTACACTTTCAAATTTTTGATCAGGATTGTCTTCAACAATTCCTTCGAGATTGATTTTATCTTGTATAAGACTAATTTCTCTGATGTCAAAGCGACCAGTGAAGTCTTCTTTGATAAAATTGGCTTCTTCGAAGCTAATATCAATATCGAGATTAACTTTTAAGTGCATTTTACTTTTCATTACTTCAGCTTCTCGATCGATTAAGTCGGAAAGTTTTATTGTTCTGTATTTTGGACAGTTATCCCAATCGATAAATCTTGGCTTTCCGCCCCATTCCATTACCATCATTCCGCGCTGATCGTCCCAGGTATCGGCAAAATTATGCGGAAAGGCATTGCCGATGTACCAAACACGCCCTTTATTTTGGCGCTTGTGAAAATGCCCGCTAAAGATATATTCTTGATTGGTAAAGTGATCTGCTTGAAGCTCGCCGTGGTCGGGCATTTGTACCATAGCATTCATCATGAACTGTGGTAGTTCAAAATGTCCAAACATGTACTTACTGTTTATCTTGCCAATTTCTTTCCATTCGTCACCTACCAACCACGGTACTAAAGCCACATCGTCTATGACGGTAACATCTTCGACTACAGTGACGCCTGGGATATGCCTACCAAAAATACTAGAATGGATATCGCGCTTGTCCTTAAAAAACAAATCGTGATTACCAGGAAACCAGAAAAACTGGTTAAATGCAGCTCCGAGCTTTTCAAGGCACCTAATGCTTGAATCAAGAGTTACAAGATTTAGGCTATTGCGATTGTGGCTCCAATCGCCTAAAAATATGCCTGTGTCACAATTTTCTTTTTGTGCCTGCTCAATAAACCAATCTACAAACTCTTCGCAGTCTTTCAAGTGTGTAGCTGAGTTTCCTTTGAGTCCAAAATGTATGTCAGTAAAACAAGCAACCTTTTTAAACAAGGCCATATAATATTCTCCTGTCAAGAGTGTAACAGATTATATACTTGACAGTCAAGTTTCTTCGGCCTCTTCTTCGCCGGATTCGATTTCGTCAGGCGTATCTTCAGACTTAGGCATTCTAAAGTTTTTGTATAGTTCGGCTTGTCTAGCAGTCTCTTCTGCGTACTCTTGTTGATTTTGTCTAGTAAGACTTGGCGTTAATCCATTCTGCTCTAGCAAGTCATCTCTAATATTTTGACTTTTCTTTTCGACATTTAGAATGCGAGTAAAGCTGTTTGTGACTGCCGCAGTATAATAGGCAAATGGATTATCTGACTTTGATTCGTCAAACTGTAGACCAATTTGACTTAATTGTAGTATTGCCTGCCCCTTCATCTCGTCGATATAGGTATAACCACGCCAGTTACTACGCTGAGCATAACGCTCACTTAACTTGATAAACATCTTACCTAAGTTTTCAGTAATGCGACCGTGATCCTTGCTAAACTTACCAGTCTTAATTCCGCCCTGCCAATGACTTTTACCTACACAGACTAATTCATTGGTTTCATTAAACTTCCAATGTTGAAATGGGGGAAAATTAACTCTGTCATGTGCGTCAGAAGTACTTTTAACAGTTTTCTTTCTACCAGGAGCAGCCGGTATATGATCAAATGTCATTATACGAATGACAATATCAGTTTTAGCAATTGTTTTGTAATCTGGCGTAACATCGAGCAATTTTGTTTTTTTATCGCCCGTGGCTCTTGCTTGAGCAAAGGCTTCGAGCCCTATTCTCTTAGCACGATTACGCTTTGCCTCTGCTATTGTTCTTATGTTGATTTTATCTAGGTTAGGAAGAATAATATCGTATTGATGATATTCTGCTTTAACAAAGCTCGAAAATGAACATTTGCTACGATGTATTTCTGTTAGCAGGTCTTTATTGTTTAGATATTTTACTTTTCTTGGTGCTGGAAGCAAGGTGGTCATATTATTGTGGTTATTCCTTTTTGTTGTTATTTTACAACAAATGTAGCGTTTGTCAACCGAAGATATTAAACTAGTAGTTTATTTATTGGTTAAATACGGATATAGGATATTAAAATGGCCGATGACGCACTACTAGAAAGTTTACAACAACAGAAAGACGACCTCACGCAACAGGCGCAAACTCAGATTGGAAATTATTTAGATGCCAAGAGTAACCTCTCGTCAATTTTAAATAGTAACGGCTCTGAGGAAGAAATTGCCAGTGCTGATCAGGCAGTAGCTGATGCTAAAGCCTTGGTTGATGAAACTAAAGATCAGATCAAACAAGTAGATCAACAAATTGCCACGACTACAGATCCTCCTGTAACAAATTTATCAGAATCTGAAGTTGAAGCAGCCTTACGGCAGCAAACCAGCGAAGTAGTTGGTGATAATCAATTGCCATCACTGGGATCATTAGCCAACGGCGCTATAAATGCCGTAAAATCGGCTGTAGGCGGTGCACTTGGAGGTGCTGCTGGATTGTTTGGCAAAGTGTTGTTTGGTGCCATTAAACCAAATGTCAATCCAGGTGCTGTAAATTTTTACAATGTAAACGGCGATTTAATTCAAAAAGATACCAGGGTTAAAATACAAGTACCAGATCAATACTGGTCAGATATAACTGCTGGTCCTTTTGATGAACTGGTGCTTAATAAAGGTATTATATTCCCCTACACTCCGGCTATAAGCTATGAAAACAAGGCTGAGTATACACCGGTAAACCCTGTACACAGTAATTTTACACAATATTTTTATAAAAACAGTTCAGTAAGTCCTATAAGAATTTCAGGAAAGTTTACCGTTCAAAACGATCGAGATGCTGCAGTATACCTGTCAACTGTTCATCTATTAAAAGCTCTTACTAAAATGCGTTCTGGAGGATTAAAGGTAGACGCTTTAAGCGGAAGTCCACCGCCGGTCTGTAGATTGTTTGCCTATGGCCTGTTAATGATAGAAAATGTTCCAATAGTAATTAATTCATTTCAGCTTGAGTTGCCAGACAATGTTGATTATTATACATTAGGAAAGTCGTCAGGATCTGCTTATTCAATTTACGAAACTAACGCTGTACCTATTATTTCGACAATTACCTTAAATTGCTATCCAATTTATAGTAGGAACGAAATGCAAAAATTTAATGTTAAAGATTTTGTAGGCAGCACAAATTCACGCAAGTCAGGATATCTATAAAATGTCAGCGTATTCAAAAAATAGTCCTTATTTTACTACAGACCAATCTAAAGGGTATCTAGATGTAATCACCTTTAGGGATTTTCCTGGTGAGGATGATGATATACTGTTTACATTAACTAAAAATTATGAATACAGGCCCGACCTCTTGGCCTACGACTTATATGGTGATGTAGGGTTGTGGTGGGTATTTTCTGTAAGGAACAAGGGGTTTATAAAAGATCCGATCTTTGATATGAAAAATGGTATTCAACTATATTTGCCTAAGCTAACAACAATAAAATCTGCCTTAGGAATTTAAAATGCCTAATCTAACTCCGCAACAGATCGAACGAATAAGTGCAGCAACAGCCAATGTAACAACTGGTTCAACTGTGGCCAATTATGCTCAAAAGCCTGTTGTTTTAGGTAGCAATCAATCTAATGTGTTAAATGGATATCGATCGTATACCTATGTTTTTACTATGGCGGCTCTAAAGCCAAAGTATCTACAGGATCCAAATCTTCTAAGAGAAAGCGAGCTTGAGCTGGTAATATTAAGAAGTGGTGGCAAGGGCACAGCAGGAATTTCTACCTCCGATAATCAACAAGGCATATCTGATGCTCAGAAAAATTACGATGCTGAAGCAACAAATCAATCTGCTACAACAGAATCTATTGCCAGGGCAAAAACAAAATTAGATAACGCAAAAAAGATTTTTAATCAGGCCTCTAGCGTTATTCCGGGATTCAATAAGTCAAGCCCTGGACGATTTGATATGTTTATTTCAAATGTTGAAATTGACTCCATTTTTGGTTTTACAGAGCAGTCTTCAGTTTCTTTGCCTAATAACTTTAGATTTGAAGTAACAGAGCCATACAGTATCAATGGTTTTTTAGAAGCACTACATACTGCAGCTATTGCCGCCGGCTATCCGAGCTATACTCAAGCGGTGTTTCTGTTAAAGGTTGAATTTATCGGGTATCCTGACAATAAGGATATTTCAGAGCCTGAATATATTCCTAATACAGAAAGATATTTTCCTTTTAGATTTTCTGGCGTAGATGTTGAAATTACAGAAAAAGGCACAGTGTATAGATGTACCGGCACACCCTTTAACGAGAGAGCTGCTTTTGGACATTCGGGCAAATTAAAAAAACCTGTTAATATGGTAGGATCGACTGTAGGTGAAATACTCAAAGACCTTATGGTTAAGTTAACAGAACAACAAAAGGTAGCAGATCAAGAGTCAAAAGAAAATACAGCTAGCTCGAATAGACACGATACTTTTGAAATTAAATTTCCTATCTGGGGTCCAAATGGTTGGGATTTTTCTCAGGAAAACGAAATAGCTAAAACTAATCTTATAGATCAATTAAAAGACCCGGCAATTTATAAATTTGATAATCCTGCTAGTACCAATAAACCGACAGCGTATCAACCAAGAGGACAAAAAAATCCAACACCACAGCAACAGGCAAAAAATCCAGAATCTTCAAAATATACTCCAGGATCAGGGACTAGTAAACCTCAAATACAATTTAATGAAAATGCTACAGTTGTTAACATTATAGCTGCCATTATAAGAGACAGTAATTATACAAAAGATCTGCTTGAACATCTAGAACAAAAAGTTGATCAGTACGGCTATGTTGATTATTTTTTAGTTACGGCGCAGGCTACCTATAGCGATGTTTTTGATACTGTTACTAGACGAAATTATCAAAATATAACTTATATAGTTACACCATATAAAGTACATTATAAAAGAATTCCTGGGTACGGTGCTATTCCAATATCAGAAGCAAAACTAAAATTGTTAGCTCTTAGAGAATATAATTATGTATACACAGGAAAAAATACCGATGTATTAAATTTCAAATTAAATTTTAATAATTTATTTTTTGAAGCTGTGCCGTTGGCACAAGGTAACACTGATCAACCTAATAAAAAATACGGCATCGGACCTGCCGGAACACTGGATGTAAAAGTGTCAGGAGATAACAAACAGGCTATTGTTAACAGTGAATTAGGCACTCCACCGGTGTATGTTGAAACGGATGCGTCAGCAGTACAACCTGATGGCGGCATGGGCAATAGAAGACAAGACGATCCGTATGCTGCTCTGGCACGATCTATGCACAAGGCAATTGTTGATTCTAATTCCAGTATGCTAACCGGCGATATAGAAATTATAGGTGATCCCCTTTATTTGGTAACTGGTGGTATAGGAAATTATAATCCTGCTCCTGGAGCTAATTTTAGTCTAACTAAAAATGGAGAGGCAAATCATACCTATAGAGAAATTGTAATAGCAATTAACTTTAGAAATCCGGTTGATGTTGGCGCAGACGGTTTTATTGAATTTGATCCAAACAGAGTGGCCTGGAGCGGCGTGTATAGGGTAACACAGGTCAAGCACACCTTTAATGATGGTATTTTTAAACAAAGTCTTAAGTTAATTAGGATTCCAGGTCAGGTTCTTGGGGAAGAAAAAACAGCAGAATCTATTGCTGCCAAATATAAACTTAAACCAAAAATTTCAGACATAGAAACTCCACAAACAACTGTAGGTGTTGATGCTGGAAGACCTACTGCGGTGAATTTATTTTCACAATTACAAAGAGGATTACCTAGTTTAGGGTTGCCAGGGGCATTAAGTAATTTTACAGGAGCAGTAGGCGGCCTTGGAGGAACAGTGTCAGGTCTACTTAATCAGGTAAGCGGCGCTGTTACAAGTGGCATAGGTAAATTAACATCAGCCGCCGGTGCTTTTGGCGGCGCGATTCCTGGTGGAGTTGATCAGTTAGCATCGGGTATACGACTACAGGCATCGGGTCTTGTTAATTTTGCCCAGCAAAATTTAGGAATTGCTGCTGTTGTGAATCAGGTAGCTAATACTGTTGAAACAAATTTTCCTGTTACACAGGCCGCTGCTCAATTAGCAAGCGGCATTGTTTCAAAAGCTAGTTCAATTGTGAATAGTGTTGCTGTTCCTGGGTCGGGAATTGGCGCAGGAGCATCTGTATTAATCGACGCCGCTGCATCTGTTGTGCCTAGTACTAACGGAACAATTACTGCTCAGGATATAAAACTATCTCCTGCCCAGTTACCTACTAGCATTTCGGCATTAGGCACAGCCGCTCAAGATCTTGCCGGAACTCAAATAGCAAATGTTGCAGCACTTGGATCTCAAGCAGCTTCTCTTGCCGGTGGTATCGGCTCAAAACTTTCTGGATTGATAAGCGGAAGTAGTACGGATCCTACAGGGTTGGCCAGCGGACTAGGTATTAATGTATCGTCACTTTCGGGATTAAGTGCCGGACTTCAAAGTAAGGTGCTAGGCGAGGTTGGTAATATTGCTAAAAGTATTCCAACCAATGTTGACCTAGGACAGGCAGTATCACAGGGACTAGTACTAGATTTTATTAGCAAAGATAAATTTGCTAATATTCCTGCTACCGCACCTTTTATTAAAGCTCCTAATGCTGAAATTAGTGTAACAGATTTAAAAACAATTGCCTCAGCAGGTCCGGCCGCATTGGCAAGATCATTTGGAGTATCTGATATAAGTAAAGTTTCGTCGAGCCTGTTGCCCGATGATTCGGGATCTCTATTGTCTGCTGGTCTGTCTTCACTGAATGCTGGATTAAAAAATCCTTTTACTGGATTGTCTACAAATTTAAATTCAACAGATGTATCTGCTTTTAAAGATAAATTAGGATCGGCAGCAAGTCAGTTGTCAGGATTAACCGGTAAAGCAGGCTCAGTTGAAGGTAATTTAAGTTCACTATACTCATTAGCAGGCGGCAGCAGTGATCAACTTAATTTAGCAAAAAGTGTTACATCTAATTTTGGAAGTTTATCAAGTGATAGTAGTCCTTTAAAAAAGTTATTTGGTGGATAATGTAATATGTCTGGTTTTGAAAGAAGAAGAAAAGGTAAACTTGGGTCTCCTGGGCCCTTTTTAGCCGAGGTGACTAACCACTTAGATCCAACTTATATGGGCGGTCTAGAAGTTTCTTTAATTAAAGGCCTGCCTAACAAGGTAACACTTCAGGCAGATACCTACATTGTTCAATACCTTTCTCCTTTTTATGGAGCAACGTCTGCTAGATTTGAAGGTACGAATGCTAGCGATTTTAACGATGTACAAAAAAGCTACGGTTTTTGGATGGTTCCACCTGATGTCGGAACTACAGTCATGGTAATCTTTATCGACGGAGATCCTAACCAAGGATATTGGATAGGCTGCGTTGCTGATGTATTTCAGAATCATATGGTTCCTGGCATACCTGCTACAAATAGTTTAAGTATGACCCAGGAGCAAAAACAAAAATATGGGAGCGAGTTTTTACCATCAGCTGAATTTTTAAAAGGTGTTGCTAGAGATATAATTGTAAGTGACAAAATTACTAAACCAGTTCACCCATTTGCTGATAGGTTATTGGCTCAAGGTTTAATACTGGATACGGTTCGAGGAGTAACTTCAAGTGGTGCTCGCAGAGAAGTTCCTAGTCAAGTATTCGGAATTAGCACACCGGGCCCGCTTGATACAAGTCCGAATGCTAAAAAAGGTAACATCGGTTATGGTGGCGATAAGTCGCAACAGTTTCCTGTTAGCAGACTGGGCGGCAGCACTTTTGTTATGGATGACGGAGATATTAATGGTCAAAACGAATTAGTGCGAATAAGGACTAGAACAGGGCATCAAATACTTTTTCATAATAGTCAAGATCTAATATACATCGCTAACAGCAAAGGAACCGCTTGGATTGAATTAACTAGTAATGGCAAAATAGATATCTATGCTAAAGATAGTGTTAGCATTCATACAGAAAATGATTTTAACTTTAGAGCAGATAGAGATATTAATATGGAAGCCGGCCGAAATATTAATATAAGAACTATAAAAGGTAATATGGAAACAAATATTACCGGCTACTATAATTTAATTATTGATGATTATGCTAAGATTGCTATTAAAAATAATAAAGATGAGACCATAGGGCAATCATTAAAAATTAATGTTGGGCAAGATGCTAACCTACATGTTTCGTCAGATATTAAATTAACTACGGATGGAAATTTTAATGTATCAAGTGCTAAATCTAACAATCTAACTGCCGGTGGAACTACAAATATTAAATCTGGCGGCGATCATATCGAAACAGCTTCTAATATACACATGAATGGCCCGGCCGCTGGCACGGCAACAAAAGCCTCTGATGCTCAAGTTGCTCCTCTTTTACCTATATATTCATTGCCCAATAGATCGCCAACAGCAGGATGGATAAATGGCAACTTTTATAAAACAGATGATATCAAAAGCATCATGCAAAGAGTACCAACGCATGAACCATGGGAACAACATGAAAATGTTAACCCGCCGAGGTTTTCACCAGAAGCCACGGACGCCTCTCTTCAAAGCCGGGCCGAGTCTAGTATACCTCCTAATCCTAATTCCGGAATACAACAACCGGCTAATTCTGCCGAAGTGATTCCGGGAACATGTGATCCAAAATATGCCAAGGATATTAACAATCCAGCAAGCCAATCTGGTATAAGTGCTTTAAAAGATGCCTGTGCTTCGTTAGGAATTACTTCTCCTATAGCCATAGCTAGTATTTTAGGTATTGCTGGTGGAGAAAGTCGCTGGCGTGTAGTAACTGAAAACTTTAATTATAAACCGGATAGGTTATTACAGGTTTTTCCTAGTGTGTTTAAAGGTGATACTGCGCTAGCTCAAAAATATGCCGGTAACCCAAATAACAGCTTGCCAGAATTTTTATATGGATATCAGACAAGTAAAGGCCAAGGCCTTGGTAATACTCAACCTGGTGACGGAGCAAAGTATGTCGGTCGAGGTTTTATTCAATTAACTGGTCGTGGCAATTACACCAGATATAGTAAATTACTCTATGATAAAGGTGTAATAGATACTGCTAGCTATCTAGTTGATTATCCTGATAAACTTAACGATCTAAGAATAGCTGCTTTGGCCAGTGTAATATATTTTATTGATCGGGTAAAAGTATCACAAACCGATCCTGGATATTTTGAGGCAGCTTGTCGTGCCGTAGGTTATAATACCCCCGATATCCATGCTACTAAAAAAGGATTTTATGAATGCTTTTTGGGCCAGTTAACAGGTGGTATTGTAAGTTCCGGGTCGGGCGGTATCGTAACAACCAGTGATGGTAAACCTGTAAAAACTGGGTCAGGTGGGTAAAATAAATACATTATGCCATACAAGAATATTGAAATAGGAAACCCAAGTACCGTTCTACAACGAGCCCTTCAAACTTCTCAGTTTTATAAAGGGTTTAGTTCGGCTCCAGATGTCCCAGGGTCAAAATTGTTTGATTTTGATCTGATCAAACAAGATTTGTTTAATCACTTCAATACACGCAAAGGCGAGAGAGTAATGAATCCAGCCTTTGGCACAATTATTTGGGATCTCCTTATGGAACCGATGACTGACGATGTAAGGAACGCCCTAAGAGATGATATTAGTAGAATTTGTAATAGTGACCCTAGAATCACTCCAATACAGATTAATATGATAGAACGAGAAAATGGTTATCTTCTTGAGTTAACTTTATTGTTGAATGGAACAGATCAGTCTACACAACTTGTTTTAGCGTTTGATCAAAAAATTGGCCTTAGTATGCAATAAAATACCTACATTATTTTTCAAATAAATATTGAAACCGATAAACAATTATGATTCCATCAACAAATAGCAAACTTTTAGTGGCCGAAGATTGGAAAAAGATCTATTCCAGCTATCGTAATGCTGACTTTAAAAGTTATGATTTTGAAACAATTAGAAGAACTATGATACAATATCTTCGGGAAAATTATCCCGAAGACTTTAATGACTTCGTTGAAAGCAGCGAATATATTGCTCTAATCGATCTTATTGCTTATCTTGGTCAAAATTTAAGTTTTAGAATTGATTTAAATGCTAGAGAAAATTTTCTAGAAACTGCTGAGCGTCGAGATAGCATTCTTCGATTGGCACAGCTTATAAGCTACAGCCCAAAAAGAAATTTACCAGCTTCGGGATTTTTAAAGATATCTGCTGTTTCAACAACAGACTCTGTAATTGATGCTAACAATATTAATTTGGCAAATACAACAATTTTGTGGAACGACCCTACCAATACTAATTGGTATAATCAGTTCAACAGCATTTTGAATAGTGCAATGCCTAGCACCTATGTATTTGGCAAGCCATTTGATAGATCCACTATTGAAGGTGTTTTAACAGAACAATATAGAATTAATAGTGCTAACACAGATGTACCAGTTTACAGTTTTGTAAAAAATATCAATGGTACAAGTATGAATTTTGAGCTTGTGAGTTCAACATTTTCTGGACAAAATTATGTCTACGAGGAAGCACCTCGCCCAGGAAATAGTTTTAGCATATTATATAGAAACGATAATCAAGGGTCTGGCAGTTCAAGGACTGGATTCTTTGTTCATTTTAGACAAGGTTCTCTTGGCATGGCCTCGTTTTCAATTAACACGCCTGTGCCTAATGAAATTATTGGAATTAATACTCCGGGCATTAACAACAATGATGTGTGGTTATGGCAGCTATCATCAAATAAAAATTTTACAACACTTTGGTCTAAAACATCAAGTATTGTAGGAAACAATGTTGTTTACAACAGTTTATATAATAGTCAAAGAAATATCTATAGCGTTACATCACGAGACCAGGATCAGATTGATTTAAATTTTTCTGATGGAAGTTTTGGTAATTTACCTAAGGGCGATTTTAGATTAATGTATCGTGTAAGTAACGGATTAACTTACACTATAAAGCCTGAACAGTTGTCAGGTATTACAATCGATATTCCTTATTATAATAAGTTAAATCAGCTGCACACATTATCGTTAACTTTAAATTTATACTATACGGTTACAAATAGTTCAGGAGCAGAAAGTAACGATGATATAAAGAGAAAAGCACCACAGGCATATTATCTTCAGAATAGAATGATTACTGCTGAGGATTATAATATTGCCCCTTTAACTTTAGGTAATGATATTCTTAAAGTAAAAAGTGTGAACCGTGTATCGACGGGGATTAGTAAGTATTTTGACCTGACCGATGTTAGTGGAAAATACGGAAGTACAAATATTTTTGCCACAGACGGTGCCCTTTATAAAAATACCCATAGAGAATCTTTTGAGTTTGAATTTGCAAATAGAAATGAAGTTTATTCGATAATAAAATCTCAACTTGAGCCAATATTAAAAGCTCAAAATATGAATTCATTTTATCTTGACAAATATCCAAGACCTGAATTAACTTATCTAAATGTTGCCTGGAAACAAGTTAACAATTTATCTGGATCTAGTAGAGGATATTTTTATAATACAATATCTGAAACTCCTCAGTCTGTAGCCGGATTTATAGATAATAACTTAACCTATGTTGCTCCTGGAGCCCTTGTAAAATTTATTACACCGTCAGGATATTTTTCAAAAGAAGGTGGCTTAGTTGCTAATCAATCGCAAACTTCAAAAAAATATATATGGTCTAAGGTCGTTCAAGTTATTGGTGATGGTAGTAATTCGGGGGTTGGAATGTTGGACGATGGCACCGGCCCGATTATATTCAGTGATGTGATTCCGTCCGGAGCGATTCCTGTTGAGGTAATTCCTAAATTTAATAATATTTTTACATATAGCTTCGAAACTGAATTGGTTAACCTATGCTTGTCTCAGAAAAATTTTGGATTGTCTATAGATAGAACATCAAGGCAGTGGTATATAATAAGTGATACAAACTTAGATGTAATTAATCCATTTAGTTTTAACTACCAAGGCGATACTACAAATGCTTCAAAGGATGGAAGCTGGCTCATAGCATTTACCTGGACAGGAAATAATTATAAGGTCATTTATAGACTAACCGATTATATTTTTGAAAGTCTACAACAAACTGGTTTTTATGTTGATCCAAATAATATAAGCTACGACTATGCTTCAGACACAGTTATAAAAGACAAAATTTCTGTCCTGTCAATAAACACATCTGTGACCCCGACATCGGCAGTGAATACTTCGACATTTGGAAGTTTAGGCATAGACTATAATTGGCAAATTGATTCTGATATTGTTGAACCCGACGGTTATGTTGAACCTAAAAAAGTAAAAGTTAGTTTTTATGATTACAACAATCTAGGTCAAATTTCAGATCCTGATACTTTTAATAATATTGTAGAACCAAATTCATTAAATTCAGAAACTGGATACAAAGATAAATTTGTTTATTTTTATAGACTTAACAACGGACTTCGTTATGTTGTTACAAGTACAAATATTACAGCATATCCGAATGAGGACCTTGTTCAAGAGACTCCTGCTGATGGTGATTTATTTTATTTTTATGACAGTGATAAAAATGTTGTAAAATATTATTCTACAAGTTCTTTAGCAAAAACAAATAATCCTTGGGTCTATACTCCAACGTATTTTGCCTATCCCGGAAGAACAAATTTAAAGTTCCAATACATTCATAACAGCGGAGAAAACAGAAGAATTGATCCAGGCAAGAGTAATATTATGGACTTGTACATATTGACTTCTCAATATGACAGTGACTTTAGATCGTGGCTAAATTCTGGTAGTGGTTCTGCTCCATTAGCCCCTACTAGTCAAAGCCTTGATCAAAATTTTGGCGATAGGCTTAACTCTATTAAGGCTATCGGCGATGAAATTATTTTTCAGCCGGCCAAATATAAAATCTTGTTTGGTTCTAAAGCAAATGTAAATCTTAGAGCAACCTTTAAAGCAGTGAGAAACTCAACTATACCAACAAGCGATAATGATTTAAAAGTTAAAATTTTGTCTGCCATAAATGAATTTTTTAGTTTAGAAAATTGGGATTTTGGCCAAACATTTAATTTTTCTGAACTTTCGACCTATGTTATGAATTTGTTAACACCTCAGATCACTAATTTTGTTCTTGTTCCTAAAACAAATACATTTGGAAATTTATATGAAATTACCTGCTTATCAAATGAAATTTTTATAAGCGGTGCTACCGTGTCTGACATTGAAATCATTGACGCGATTACAGCTTCACAATTGGGCATAACAAGTGTTTTAACGAATACCGGAATTTAATATGGCAAAAAATATAAAATCGGTAAATTTACTTCCTGAAACACACAGAACAGATAAAAATTCTAGATTTTTATCTAGTACCGTTGATCAACTTATACAAAAACCCGAACTAGAAAGAATAAATGGCTTTATTGGAACAAAAGACACACCGACCTACAATTCTTCTAATGACATTTATATTAGCGAAAGTACTCAAATCAGGCAGAATTATAATCTCGAGCCTGCCCTGGTAACATATAGTACTGCCGGTTCAGTGGTCAATGTTGTCGCCATAGATGATTTAACCAACGAAATAAATTTTAGAGGCGGTATCACAGATAATTTTGATAGGATTTATAAGCCAAAATACTATGCTTACGATCCATTTGTTGACTGGGATAAGTTAGTAAATTTCCAAGAATATTTTTGGTTAGTTACCGGTCCCCAGACAATAGAAATAACCGGCAGACCTAAAAATACAACTAGCACATATACTGTTGAAGTTGAAAACAGTCAGTTTGTTTTTACACCTTCTGGCATGTCCGACTCAATTTTGACACTATATCGAGGTAATACCTATAATTTTGAAAACCTAACCGAACAAAATTTTTATGTAAAATTTACAGCCTCGCCTGGTAATACTGATTTATATCCAGTAAATGTGGTATCAAATGGAACCTCGACTGGAATTGTAAAATTAATTGTTGATGTTAATACTCCGTCTGTGCTGTATTGCGGTGGCAATGACAAAACATTACTTTGCAAAATTGTTGTTAAAGATTCGAGAGAAGATTCAACGATTGATATTGAAAAAGATATCTTAGGTAAAAAAAGCTATCTTTCGGGTAACGGAATAGCTCTTTCAAACGGCATGAAAATTAAATTTGGAGGAACGGTATTACCTGAGAAGTACAGAGATAATGAATATATTGTTGAAGGGGTCGGGGAGTTTATACGATTGGTTGACTATAAGGATCTAATTCCACAGTCGGTAATTGCTTCAAACTTTGATGATAACTTTGATGCCAATCCTTTTGATGAGTATCCCTTTGATAATTTTAAAAATTTACCTATTAATCCCGAATATCTCACCATTAATAGAGCCAGTAGGGATTTAAACCCTTGGTCAAGGTATAATAGATGGTTCCATAAAGATATTATAACAATCAGTGCTGAGTTTAATAACATGGAGCCAGAGTATCCTAGTAATCTGAGAGCTCAACGACCAATTATTGAATTTAAACCTAATCTTCAACTTTATAACTTTGGAAATATTGCTATTCCAAATGTCGATCTTATTGATTTTGTTACCACTGATCCTCTAGGACAAAGAGAAAATACACGAGGATTGTTTGTTGACGGTCGTCGATTAAACGAAGGTATGACTGTAATTTTTGCAGCTGCCAAAGATGACGATGTAAGAAATAAAGTTTTTAGAGCAACTTATTTTCAAAGAAGAAAAGCTCGCCGACTGAATTTAGAACCTATCCAAGATGTAATTGAAAATAATTGTGTGAGTATTAATTATGGAACAAGAGCTGGCGGTAGATGCTACCACTATGATGGATCTAATTGGAAAAGTTCTCAAAATCATACCAGATTAAATCAAGCACCATTGTTTGATCTTTTTGATAAAGACGGAAAAAGTTATAGTGATAAAACTTATTACTATTCAAATTTTGCTGGTAACAGAGTTTTTAGTTACAAACGAGGGTCTGGCACCTCTGATTCTGTATTAGGTTTTCCTTTAAGTTATAGAAATTTAAATGGTGTAGGCAGTTATTTGTTTAGGAATTATTTTATGAATGATTCCTTTACATTATCATCTGGCGAATATGATACAACATCTACAAGTTTCTCTACCGCTATTACATTTTTAAAGAAAAATGATGAAAAAGGCGACCAGTTAGTAAATGTTTGGAGAGATAAAGAAGATTATCAGATTCCGGTATATCAATTACAATCATATCTATCTGGAACATCTACAGTTGAGATTAATTCAGTAAAGTTAAACAACAATATAAGTTTTGAAATTGAAGCCTATAACGATGAAAAAATAATTCCAAAGTCTGATTATAATATACTATCATCTGGCACAAACTATACTGTAAATTTTAATAATACTGTTACATCAAATGTTCTGTTAAAAATTTTTACAGATGCTCCTATTGTAGGCAACGGTTATTATGAAACACCGTTAAATTTAACAAATAATCCTCTTAACGGAAATATTACTGATTTAACCTTAAGTGAAATTAGCGATCATGTTGGTACTATGGTTAATAGAGATACTTCATGGTCGGGAATTTTTCCAGGCACAAGTAATCTTCGCGATTTGCCGGGTATAGCAAAGTACGGAACAAGGTTAATTTCTAATTATAATCCTATTACTTTTGCTCAATTATTTTTAGGTAGTCCGTACTATAGTGTTGAAAGTGCTATAAAACAAACAGCCAAAGATTACGAAGAGTTTAAAAATAATTTTCTTACATTAGTTGCTACTCATCCTGATCAGAATTCTCCAGTTAGTGCTGTAGATACTATTCTTAAGAGTATGGTTGCCAATATAAGCAAAGGAAGTGCCTATCATAATTCTGATATGATTCCGTTTGGATCTCATAGAGTTAGACAATTCACAGTGTTAAGCTCAAGAAGAACAGATTATCCAATTTCACTTGATTATAACCCGTCTAAATTGAGTAACCAGGCAGTACTAGTATATATTAATGGAGTTCAGGGTTGGCTAGGCAGAGATTATATATTCTTAGATGATCAAAATGCCGTACGAATTATTACGCCAATTGTCGCAAACGACACTATTGAAATTAGAGAATATACAGATACCTCGGGTTGTTATTGTCCACAAACGCCGTCAAAATTAGGTTTATACCCAGCATTCCGCCCAAGAAAATATTTTGATGATTCGTATATTGATAGACCAAGAAATGTTATAATTGGACACGACGGTAGTAAGATGATTGCCTATAATGATTACAGAGATGACATTATTATAGAGCTTGAGAAAAGAATATTCAATAATATAAAGTCGAAATATAATCCTGACTTGCTTGATATAAACTCTCTTTTACCAAATGCTTTTAGAAAAACAGAATATAGTTTAAAAGAGATAAATCAGATTTTACAATCTGACTTTGTTACATGGGCAGGGTTATTTGGGTTAGATTATCAAAATAATAGTTCATTTGATGAAGCAAATCCGTTTACCTACAACTATGTAGGCACATCAGATACATTAACAAGCACTTCTCTGTCGGGCTTCTGGCGAGGAATTTACAAATATTTTTATGACACCGACCTTCCACATAAATCACCTTGGAGAATGTTAGGGTTTTATGATAGGCCGGAATGGTGGATAGCAGAATATGGTCCATCTCCCTATACCTCCGGTAATGATATATTATGGCAAGACTTAGAAAACGGGTATATCAGAGGAGGCAGTAATCCTGGGTACAATCCGATATATGCCCGCCCAGGCCTAACAAATATTATTCCAGTTGACGAATCTGGTAAACTTATCGATCCTTCTGTCTTGTTAATAACAAATTCAACTCCGTATGACAGAAGACAGAATTGGAAATTTGGAGATCACGGTCCAGTTGAAACAGTTTGGAGGAACAGTAGTTCTTATCCTTATGCTATCCAACGACTGCTATTATTAACCAAGCCGGCTGAATATTGTTCTGTATTTTTTGATGTATCTAGGCTGATTAAAAATGCTGCAGGCCAATGGGTAAATGCTGATACCAATCGTTTTTTAAATTTAAAAGATGTTGCGTTATTCGGCGAAAACAACACTTTGGCAGCTGGATATAGTGTATGGGTAATTGAGCAAGGGTTAAAAAGAAATTCTCAATTTGTATATAGACTAAGAAATAGAATTGATAATTTTACGGTTAATTTATTCCACAAGGTAGGCGGTTTTGTTGATAAAAATAAACTTAGAATTATTATCGATTCGGTCTCACCATCATCTACAGACCCCGGAGCGATCTTGCCGCAGGAAAATTACCTATTACATTTAAATGTAAGTAACCCTGTTGAAGCAGTTGCAGCCAGCGGAATAGTGATTCAAAAACAACAAGATAAATTTATTGTAAAAGGTTATGATAGGTACAGACCGTATTTTACAATTTACCAGCCAATAAGGAACTCAAATACCCCTGCCATAACAATTGGTGGTATTAGCGAGAGTTTTGTTGATTGGAATTATAATGATAGTTCTGGTAGTACCTCTTTAAGCGCAGAAGATCTTACTACGGCCAATACGGCTACTGGAAATAATTTTTATCAACAAGGTCAAATTGTTCGTTACCTCAATAAATTTTATAGAGTAAAGGTAAGTCATACCGCTGAAGCAAATTTTAATCCATCTTTTTATGCTGCTATTCCACAGGTACCTATAAAGGGTGGAGCCACAGTTCAAATCGCTAAATCTTATTCTAAGCAAGAAACACTAATTCCTTATGGAACAATGTTTGATAATATTCAAGATGTGTATGATGTTATTATTGGGTATGGCCAGTGGTTAGTAGAGCAAGGTTTTATTTTTGATAATTTTAATCAAGAACTTAACACAGTGTTAGACTGGAGATTTTCGGCAAAAGAATTTTTGTATTGGTCTACTCAAAATTGGGCCCCTAACAGCATTATAACATTGGCACCATTTTCGCCGCAGGTAAAATTTAGAAAGCAAACTGCTGTAACTGATAATTTCCTCAATGGGAACTATGATTACACAATATTGACAGCCGATGGATCTTCGTTGCCATCAAAGAACTTATCAGTTAACCGTGATGACGATATTACAATTATAGAACCTACAAATACAAATAACGGAATATTTTTTATCTATGTTCGACCTGTACAAAAAGAACATGGAATGATTTTTGATAATACAACAATTTTTAATGATATTGTGTATGACCCCGAAACTGGTTATAGACAAAAGCGAATGAAATTAGTTGGGTTTAGAACCTCTAACTGGAACGGCGACTATTCGAGTCCGGGTTTTGTGTATGATAAAGGTGTTGTTAATAGATGGGAACAATTTACATTATATAGATACGGCGATGTTGTAACCTGGAATGGAAAATATTATTCAGCCGCTAATAGTATTTCAGGATCGTCTAAGTTTAACATAGGCGACGGATGGGTTCTTCTTGATAAAGCCCCAACCCCTGGACTTATTCCTAACTTTGATTATAAAATTTCTCAGTTTGAAGATTTCTACAGTATTGATATTGACAATTTTGACGCCGGCCAGCAAAAAATGGCTCAACATCTAATAGGCTATACTCCGCGAGTATACTTAGATAATATTGTACCAGATGCTATTAGCCAGTATAAATTTTATCAAGGCTATATAAGAGAAAAAGGAACTAGAAATCCTTTAACTAAAATTTCAAAATCAGTTACTAATGATCAAACCGGAAGTATCAATTTTGACGAAGAATGGGCATTCAGAGTAGGACAGTATGGATCATATACGACTTTTAGAGAGTTAGAGTTTAGACTGACAGAAGGGTCGTTTATAGAAAATCCACAAATAATTAACTTTGTTGATACACAACCTACACAGAAGCCAAACGACTTAGTGTATTACATTGATAATAATAAGTTTGCTATTCAACCTTCTGAGTATAGTTCTAGCAATGTTTTCTTTACTTCGTCGTCAACATTTAAAAATCCGGGATTCAAATATCCTACAGCAGGTTATGTAAATTTAAATGATATTACCTATACTGCCTATAATGAAAATAGTTTGTTAGATATAGCCAACAACGGATCTATTAAAGACGGTGATGTAATTTGGCTAGGTTTTAAAACAAATGGAGATTGGGATGTTTTACGATATGAAAATTCTCCGTTTAAAATTATTGGTGTGTTTGTAAATTCTCCAGGAGTTACAATAACATTTACCACAGATTATTTCCATGATTTTAAAGTAGGAGATACGGTTTCTGTTGTAAACTTTAATAATCAGGTTAACGGCATTTATAAAATTATTGATATTCCTCAGCTTAATCAGTTTACAGTAAATTCTTCTTTAACATACATTAATAATGAACCATTGTTAAGTCCTGGATTGATTTACAGATTTGTAAGCCAACGATTTAAAAAGTTTGATGATATTCCTGTTGATTCTAAGCTATTAGCCTTGCCGTATGGTAGCAAATTTTGGATAGATGAAAATAATGAAGGTAAGTGGGAAGTCTATACAAAAACAAAAAATTATTCGCAAAATTCAGTTATTAGCAGATCTCAACCACTTAATCAACAATTAGGTACAAGTATTGCTAAATCTAAAAATGATTCAACATTATTAGTTGGAGCACCGGGATATCAGTATTATCTTGACAATGGTAGAGTTTTTGTTTATGATAAGATTGGATCAACTTTGACTTTTAAACTTAGCTATACTTTAAACTCAGATAGAATTCAATACCACGACAGTTCGATTAGCCCGGTAACAGAGTTCGGTTATAAGGTTGATTATATACCTGATGAATTTAATAACTCGGGATATGGACTGTTTATTGTTGGTGCTCCTGCTACCGAAAATGTTTATTACAATACAGTAAGTCCAGGAGCAATATCTTATGCTCATCCAGATAATACAAATACTTCAACATGGGGATTAGCGGGTGTTGTTAAGATTAGCAGTGTCGATCCTTTAACACAAAAAGAAAAAGCCGAGGTAGTATTGTCAAATCCGTGGCCCACTGATCGGGATCGATTTGGTGCTGAAGTTGCTCACTATGGTAATCTATTATTAGTCGGTGCTCCTGGCACAAATTCAACAGGCACCGGTAGAGTATTTTCATATAGCATTGATACTACCGGGTATTACACAACCTCGTCGGCGCAAACAGTTATTGGCGTTACAACATCGATGAGTGTAACCTATACGGGCAGGAAAGAATTACCGGCTGAATATACTGCAGTTGACTCTGATGGTGTTATGTTTGGACATTCTATAAGTATATCCGACGAAGAGTATTTTAAGTATGCGGTTGGCGGGCCCGGATATAAATCTGAAAATGGACTAGTTGCTATTTTTGGAATGTATTCGCCCTCGGCTAACCAAGTAATTCAGCCGCCAACAAATGTATCGGGTACTAAAAAGTTTGGACATAAAGTTGTAATAACACCAACACAACTATTTGTCAGTGCCCCATTACAAAGAAATTCTGATTTATCCTATGGTGCGGTTTACATCTACGATTATGATATAGATGCCGGAGCATTTAATACCAGCACCTATCAAATAATTACTAACCCACTTCCTGGATCTAAGTTAAATTTTGGTCAGGATTTAAGCTATATTGAATCTGATAACTCTATTGTAATTTCTTCTACTGGCGATTTTACACCAAAATTTAATTTAGACAAAGGTAATACTACTTTTGATCAGAAATCTACTAAATTTTATAATTCAATTAGAAAAACAGGTACTGCGTATGTATATTCTCGCAAAGACACACGATATGTTCTTGCCGATGAATTAAAAATTGATAACTACACTGCCTTTACAGATTTTGGTTATACCGTTCATGCTACTGAAAACGAAATATTTGTTGGGGCCCCTTCATATAGTAGTACTCAGACAAGTAAAGTCTACGAGTTTAATAAAATTGATACAACAGTTCAAAGTTGGGATCTTTCAACAAAACAAGATGATGTTATTTCTTTAAATGAATTTAGACAAATACATATTTTTGATACTAAAAAAGATATCATTGTTGATTATCTAGATGTTGTTGATCCGTTAAAGGGTAAAATTCCCGGATTAGCAGACCAAGAAATAAAATATAAAGCGGCGTTTGACCCTGCTGTGTATTCCATTGGAATAGCTGGCACGGTCGTTGATATCAATACAAATTGGTTAGATGAACATGTAGGTGAATTATGGTGGGACCTAAGTACATTAAAATATGTGTGGTACGAGCAAGGCGATCTATCATATAGAAAAAATAACTGGGGTAGACTCTTTCCGGGAGCTACAATTGATGTATATGAATGGATAGGTACACCTCTGTTGCCTAGCGAGTGGAGCTCACAAGCAGATACCGCTGCCGGTTTAACAAACAATATCAGTGGGCAACCAAAATTTGCCGACAATAGTGTTGTTTCTGTAAAACAAATTTATGATTCGGTAACTAATTCGTTTTCTAATTACTACTTCTATTGGGTAAAAAACAAAGTTATTATTCCTAATGTAAAAAATAGAAGAATAAGCTCATATCAGGTTGCTAGTTTAATAGCAGATCCAACTGGCTACGGATACAAATATGCTAGTATTATTGCTCCAGATGCGATGACATTAGCTAATAGTAATGGATATGCGGTAGATACTCATGTACATTTAAATATTACCTATGATAAGATTGATAATAAAATTCCTAAGCATACTGAGTGGATTTTATTAAACGAAGGCTCAGAAAATTCAATGCCTCCACGGATGCTTGAAAGAAAGTTGTTTAATAGCTTAATTGGTAAAGATACATTTGGACATACAGTTCCAGACCCAAGTTTAAACGAGCGAACAAAGTATGGAATTGGAATTAGACCGCAACAAACTCTATTTAAATCAAGGTTAACTGCCTTAAGAAATCTTATTGAGTTTTCAAATAATGTTTTAATAAAAGAACAAATAGTTGGAATGAAAGATCTAACTAGACTGTTGTCTCAAGAAGTCCCTCCTGATCAATATAGCGGATTATGGGACAAAACTGTTGAGGATCTTGAAGGATTATCTGTAATCAACACAACAAAACTTGTTCAGGCCGAAGTAACTTGTACGGTAGCCGACGGCACAATTAGAAGTGTGCAAATAGTTAATTCTGGTTACGGTTATTTGATTGCTCCTATAATAACTGTTATTGCTAACGAGAATGATATTAACACCCGCACAGTAAAGATTGAAACAGAAATTGATGAATTTGGAAGGCTTGTATCGACTAATATTGTTGATGGCGGCCGAGGTTTTACAGTTCCTCCTACCTTAACTGTTAGACCTTTCTCTGTTATTGTAACTTCAGATAGCACCTTTAATGGAAAGTGGACTTTGTTTACTTGGGATAAAGAAGTACAGCAATGGAACAGAATTCGAACACAAAAATATAATACTCCGTTGTATTGGAATTATATTGACTGGACCAGTTCCGATTTTGATCAGTTTAGAGATATCAGTAAAACTGTTAACGAACTTTTTGAATTAAACTATCTTAACCTGCCAAAGAACAGTTATATAAAGATTAATAATCCTGGAGATAATTTACCAATCATTTTAGAGAAGGTAACTCCTTCTAAGTCTAATACATTTTCTAATGGATATAATATAGTTTATAAACAAGGCGGAACTATACAATTTAGTAACGGTATATGGGATATCTATAATAATGATCTAGGCTACGACAAAAATAATAGTTACGATCAAACATTGTATGATCAAACAATAGAAACAGAATTAAGAAATATCTTAATAGCTCTTAGAGATGACATTTTTGTTGACGAGTTAAAAGTTTACTGGAATAAATTTTTCTTCACGGCTGTCAAATATGCTATGTCAGAGCAGCCATTATTGGATTGGGCTTTTAAAACATCATTTATAAATGTTGTCAACAACGCTGGACTTTTAGATCAACGACCTGTTTATAAATTAAACAATTCTGAATATTATGAAAACTTCTTAAAAGAAATTAAGCCGTATAGAAGTCAAATTAGAACATTTACCAATAAGCATAAAATTTTGGAGCCATCTCAGTCTTTCACAACTGACTTTGATTCTCCTTCTTATTTTAATAGAACTACAAAACAATTTGAAACAATTTCTGAAACAGATGCTCTTTCTGATGTTTACCCTTGGAAGGCATGGAAAGATAACAACTCGTTTATTATTGATAGTATTTCTGTAGGCAATGGCGGACAAAATTATATATTACCTCCTTCGGTGATAATTGAAACAGCACCGGGTGATTTGGGGTCAGGAGCAGCAGCACAGGCATATATAAGCTCTGGGCAGGTTAATAAAATTGTTGTAACTAATCCCGGTGTTGGATATAAAAAAGCGCCTCTAATAAGATTGGAAGGAGGCGGCTATGCAGATTTGGTTCCTGCCGTTGCTTATCCAATTATGGCAAATAACAAGGTTAGAACAAACACCATTAAAATTAAATTTGATAGAATTTCCACTCAAAACCAAATTGGTGACGATTTTGTAGTTGACTCGTTTAATTGCGATGGAACAACATCAATTTTTTATCTTAATTGGTGTGCTCGTTTAGATAGATCGAAAATATCAGTAACTATTGACGGCGCCTATGTTCTTAGTAGCGAATATATAATTCAAAACTACGAAGAAGAGTTTAATGGTTATACAAAAAAGTATTCTAAGCTTCAGTTTGTTAATCGTATTCCTGAAATCGGAAAAGTTTTAGTTGTAAAATACGCAAAGAATTTAGAATTGTATAGTGCCGCTGAACGAGTCTTACAATATTATAGTCCAAAATCTGGCATGCCTGGAAAAAAACTAGATCAGGTAATGTCGGGTGTAGTTTATCCAAAGACTCAACTTCAAACATTAGGGTTTGATTATACCAGCAAGTGGGATAACCAATACGAGATCAATAATGTACCAGTTTATTATTCAGGGTTTGAAACTGCAGCCTATGGCGATGATGTTAGCTATTATACCTTAATTAAAACCTCATCAACTACTACAGTTGGATCTAACACATTAACTTTGGCAACAGTTGAGGGTATAGTCGTAGGACAAAATGTTAATATTTCTAATACTCTAACAAATAAATTTAGTAGCTCAACTGTATTGGTAACCGCAATTAACCAAACAAGCAAAACCGTTACATTGAATACATCGGTAGCGTCTACAGTATTTCCTGGTGACAGTGTAGAGTTCTGGACACAAACTACAAATTTCACTGCTCTTGATACAATTATCGATAGTGGATATCCTGGATTTACATTAACAAATACCGGCTCGGCTCTACAATATGCGTTAGGAATAAACCCAGAAGATATAACCATAGACGGGGATGGATTTTTTACACCAGATACAAGTTTTGCCACTGAAGAATTTGTTCCGGGAGAAAGCTCTGATAGTATTGGAATAAATGTTTATACTAAATCGGGTGTAGGTGCTCCGCTAATTTATACCGGCAAAATTGATGTACCGAGCAAACGCAATAAGACTGAACTTTTTGTTCCTTATCCTCCGCCAACGGCTGATTCAATAGTAGTTACTTTTAATACGCAGATATTACAAAGGACCGAGCAATTATTTTTTGCGGCCACACTTGATAGTCCTTACTATTACTACGATTTCATCAACAATAAAATTATCATTTATAAGAGAAGTGTTAACGGAGTATTAGGTTACTCAGTAGTTACTGTAGGCGGTGAGGGAGTTGTCGATCATGGAAGTACAGTAGTTTATAACCAAACTGATGGCCAAGTTGACAGTCTTGCCTATTACGACGACATTAAATTAGCCTATGTCACAGTTAACGGTGAAATTATTGGTACTACAAGTACTTCATTCACCAACAAGTACTATGATCTAACTTATTCAAATGAATCTAATAAGCGAGCAAGTGTTCATGTTCATAATTTGAATACCAACACTACCAGTACTATACAAGCATGGTTTTTTGACTCTGACGCTGCAACCTTTAATGAAGTTAGATCTCAAACTTTTGTGTATGACAATGTCAGTACCGCTACAAATATAGAAATTAATAGACCGCCTGGCGTGATAGAGCCATTTGCTCCGCAAGTTATTTTAGAAGTAAGTGTTGATAATGGTGTTACATATCGAAGAGTAATGCCCCCATTTACGGCCTACTACAATATTGTTAATACAGCTATTACAACCTATTCTATTAATAATTCTAGAAATTTTGTAGACAAATTTATCACACCCGGTACGGGCTTTACTGTACAAAATGTTGATGTGTTTGTAAACGGAGTTCAGCTAGCCCGAGGTATGGATTATACCGTTGACGATGACATTGTTAATGGCATGGCTAATCCTACTATAACTTTAGATAATGAATTAATTTTAACCGAGGCAGTTAAACCTGGTGATGTGCTGGCAATCGTTGCCAAACCAGACCTTGGGTGGGAATTTGATATTATAAGTGGTAGCATTTATTTTAATGCTAATGCTGAAATAGTTCCTGGGTATATTGGGTATATCACTGATTGTGTATTAAAAATTACAACATATACAAACCACGATCAGATGCTAATGAGAACAGAACGATTTGTAGGTAATACATATAGAAGATTTAGAATAAGCAGACAAGTTCTAAATAATAATTTTGTATGGGTTACTCTTAATAATCAACCGCTGGTTAACAAGTATGATTATATTATCTTAGATGATGGATATACTATTCAAATAAGTGATACAATTAGAGTCACCGAAGCCGATGAAGTTGTAATTCAATCTTTTAGTACACAAATTTTAGGTTATGATACTCTAGGGTACAGAGTTTTTAAAGATATGTTTGGAAGACAATCATTTAAGAGATTGTCAAGAACAAATTCTACAACATTGACACAACCATTGAATTATTATGATACCGAAATTCATGTTGCTGACGCAAGTGTTTTAACACCTCCGTCTTTATACAGAAAACAACCGGGAGTGGTAACTATTTCTGGAGAAAGAATAGAATTCTATAAAGTTGATGGAAATGTTTTAAAACAACTCCGTAGAGCTACAATGGGTACAGGTGCGAGTTTTTCTCTTGCTTCAAATTCTAAGGTAATTGATCAAGGTATAAATCAAACCGTTCCGTATTCTGAAGAGATGCTAGTGCAGTCATACTTAACAACATCTACTACAACCTACACAATTTTTAACTACTCCATGGATGATTGGGGTGATGGAATAGCTTTATCGCAGCCTTCTACATCAACAATAATAAGTTCTGCCCTCGCTCTTAATGCTTACGGCATTGCTCTTGATTACTATAATAGAGGGCAGTATGATGCTCTCTATGATTTAAATGGAGATAGTGTAATTGACCTTCAAGATTTAATCGATTATCAAACTTTAGCCTCAGGCGGATCTTTGCCATATACTCCGTCAGAGAGTTCCAATTATCAACAGTTATTTGAAGTAACACAAGCAACTTCGCCTATACCAGCTAAAGATCAAATTGCTGTTTACTTTGGTGGTAGATTATTAAAGAAAGATCCATATTTTTATCACGATACAACTTTGGCCTACGATAGTCCTCAATATAATATTATCGGTACCATGGACAACGAAACAATGCTTTCGACGGTTACCACTGTTGTACTAACTTTAGGCGATGGATATATTGTTACTTCGACAAATCAAGTGTGGATTTATACAAATTCTACAGAATTAGACGCGGTCAATGGTTTTGTCTATAGAGGTTTAAAGTATGCTCCGCCTGAGTTTACCATCAATACATCTACACAGCAAATTAAATTAAATATTGTAGATGGAGTTGAACCAAATATCAAATTGTCATTTGTAAAAAAACAATTTAATAGATTGTCGTGTTGGAATAATATTGTGGACGCTAATACAACATTGTCATTGTTAGAAAGTACAACAGTACCTGCTAAGTTTTTACAGGCAAGACCGGCCGAACTTCCTGATAGTTATTATTATGGCGGTCCTGATATTTTAACCGATGGAGGAAATCCATTAACTGATACCAATTCTAATCCATTAATAGGAAATTAAAATGCCTCAAGTTACGCAACTTCCATTATTATCAACAGCAACAAATCAAACTTATATATTGGTTGTAGATAATAACTTGACTAAAAGAGTTAATTATACAGCATTCTCTAGTCAAATTAATAAAATTAATATTGGACCCAGCGGACCTAAGGGTGTTTCAGGTCCTACAGGTCCGCAAGGAATTCAAGGCAATACTGGTCCTAGTGGAACTCAAGGATCGATTGGCCCAAGCGGTCCAATAGGTCCACAATCTACTATTCCAGGCCCTAGTGGTATTAGTGGAGCAACAGGTCCAGTTGGTCCAAGTGGTACATCGGGAGTTTCGGGACCAAGCGGACCGAGGTCTACAATCAGTGGACCTAGCGGACCACAGGGTAACATAGGTCCTAGTGGTCCTCAGTCGACTATTAGTGGCCCTCAAGGTGATACCGGTGATACCGGTCCACAAGGCGCCCAAGGCGTTGCTGGTCCACAAGGCGCCCAAGGCGTTGCTGGTCCACAAGGCGCAAGTGGTCCCGAAAGTACTGTAGCAGGACCACAAGGTGCTCAAGGTGCTCAAGGCCCAAGTGGAGTAAGCGGTCCCCGTGGTCCAACAACAGGTAATCAAGGCCCAATTGGCAACCAAGGCCCAAGTGGCGTTAGCGTTAGTGGTCCAAGCGGTCCCGCAGGTGTAGCGGGACCAAGTGGTCCTGGCGGTTCTCAAGGCCCAAGCGGTCCTGGTGGCGCACAAGGCCCAAGTGGCGTTAGCGTTAGTGGCCCTAGTGGTCCAGCGGGCGTAAGTAATGTTCCTGGTCCAAGTGGTCCAAGTGGTCCAAGCGGCGTAACAGGTCCTGGTGGAACTCGTGTTTATACAGTAACCAATAGCGGTGCCAGCGCCTATGTAATCGATGGATCGAATAATCCTACACTAAATTTATTAAAAGGTTTTACCTACCAATTTAGCGTAAGTGCGACAGGACATCCTTTTTGGATTAAAACTGCTGCTGTAACTGGAACAGGTAGTGCTTATAATACCGGAGTAACAAATAACGGAACTCAAAGCGGCACCATCACATTTGCTATACCGTACGATGCTCCGAGTACATTGTATTATATTTGCCAGCTCCATTCTATGATGGGCGGAACAATTAATATTTCCGATGTAGGACCAGCCGGTCCTAGTGGTCCAAGTGGCGTAAGTAATGTTCCTGGTCCAAGTGGTCCGAGCGGACCAAGTGGTGTAAGTGTTAGCGGACCAAGTGGTCCGGCAAGTACAATTTCTGGACCAAGTGGTGTTGCTGGTAGTGTTGGTCCAAGTGGTCCAAGTGGTCCTCAAGGTTCAGCAGGGTCACCCGGTAACGCTGGTCCAAGTGGTCCTAGTGGTGCCGGAGCCAGCGGTCCAAGTGGCCCAGCAGGCGGAGCAGGTCCAAGTGGCCCATCGGGTCCAAGTGGTGCTGGTGTAAGTGGTCCAAGTGGTGCTGGTATAAGTGGTCCAAGCGGAACTCGAGGTGCGAGCGGCCCTAGTGGCCCATCGGGTCCTGCGGGTAATGCTGGTGGAGCAGGTCCAAGCGGCCCATCGGGTCCAAGCGGTGTAACTGGTGCTACAGGTTCTCAAGGATCTGTAACCACTTTGGCTACAGGAACTTACAGTATTGGTGTTTTGTATGCCAATACACTAACAGTAACAGGCGTAGGTGCTTTTAATATTACTTCAGGTAATGACATCAATTTGAAGGCAACAGGTCAAGTTACAGTAAATGCTCCGTTTGTGCTTACCACAAGCACAACAGCAGGCCTGGCAGCGCTTGGATCGGTTACTCGTGTAGGAGCAATGGTATATGTTACAGATGCTTCGGGCGGCGCACAACCTTGTTTCTATAATGGAACAAATTGGTTTACAGTAAACGGAAGGACTCAGATAGCTTAAAATGGAACATTTAAGATATTATGTTGTTGTTGCCAATCCTGAGGATCAGCCAGCAATCTTTGAAGAATTAAAATCTTTAGATGGCACTGATCATATTCCATCTAGGCCAGTTGAGGCCGAGGATGAAATGCCTTGGAGCGACCATAATTCCATTTGGATATTAACCGAAGAAGAAGCAGAAACACTTAAAAATGATCCTAGAATTATAGATGTTCATAGAGATCCTGAAGAGGTAGGTATTCGACCTAAGCATTGCGGACTGCGAACAGGATACTTTGAACGTTCGACAAATAATACAGTTGCGTCAGCAAAAAATTTTGGATTAGTTAGATCTATTGCTAGTACCAATGTTTATGGTGCTAGTACATTAACATCAAATTCTTATACATTTAATCTTGACGGAACTGGAGTTGACGTTATTGTCATGGATACTGGTGTTGAACCTTATCATCCAGAATTTGCGGTTAATGCCGATGGCAGTGGTGGAACAAGAGTAGTCGATTACGATTGGACACAGCACGGCATCATAACCAGTGTTCCTACGGGAGGTTTTTTAGGCGATTGTGGAGGACATGGCTCGAACGTTGCTAGCATAATAGCAGGTAATACCAACGGCTGGGCATCTGGCGCCAGAATTTATTCTTTAAGAACTGTGCCAGAGACCGGCGGAACAGAACGAGACATCACCGATGGACGAATTTTAGGTCTGTTAAATGAAACACAATGTTGGGGTTCTATTAGAGCCTTTCATAATGCTAAATCCATTGATCCTGCTACAGGATATAAACGACCCACAATTGTAAATTGTAGTTACGGATATCCTAATGCCTACGGAAGTATTAAGACAACAACTTACAGAGGTACAACTTATACAACCAGTACAGGTAATGCTGCTTACGGTACAATAGATTTAAACGTGAGTGCGTATTACGGTGGCTCCCATGGTACTAGAATTTCGGCAATAGATGCAGAAATCTCAAGCACACTGGCAGCAGGAGTAATTATTGTAGGAGCGGCTGGAAATGACGCACATAAAATAGATGTCCCTACAGGAACCGATTATAATAATTACTGGACTAAAACTAATAATGCGGTTTACTATTATCATAGAGGATCAACTCCGTCAGCAGTCTCGGGTGTTGTCTGTGTAGGTTGCTATTCAGCTACTACCGATGGTAGCGGTGTCGAACATAAGAAAAATTTTAGTGCTGCTGGACCCAGGATTGATGTATGGGCACCGGGCGATGCTATAATGGGTGCCTACTCTACAGGTAGTTATTTTGGACCAGCAGTAGTAGACCCTCGTGGCTCTGCTTCGACATCGTCTGGATATTCTTTTTACCTTCAAAAAATTAGCGGAACCAGCCAAGCTAGCCCTCAAGTAGCCGGAGTATTAGCGTTGGCATTACAGGCTAGACCGTGGATGACACCTGCTCAAGCCCGTTCTTGGGTGATTGGAAGTGCGTCTTCGTGGACAAATGATGCGACTTATTACGGGGGCACTGGGTATGTACAATGGGGAGGATTACAAGGAGCAGCACCGATTGCTCTCTTCTTACCCTTTAATAGCTCAAGTACCGCTGTATTTTCTGTAGGATAACCGATGTTTTTTTTGTTGATAAATATGTTATTGGAAATTAAAAATGTATAATATGAACAATAATCCTAATGAATTTGGCAATATTCATGTCATGGGCCATTTAAAAATCTATGACCCTGTGTCGCAAGAAGTTTTTATCAATAAAAAGAATGCTATTCATTATGAAAATTTTGCTATTGCGTTAGCACGAGGAGTTAGTAATCAAGGATACGGTTTTATTGCTGATATGGCATTTGGTAATGGCGGCACTAGAATTGACCAAACTGGTATCATTACATATCTTACACCAAACACTATAGGAACAAGTAGTGCTCTTTATAATCAGACTTATGTTAAGACAGTTGATGCTAAACAGACATATGATTTAGATCCTAGCCGAAACTATATGGAAGTAAGACATGTTACCGGAACTCCGTATGCTGATGTATTAGTAAGTTGTTTATTAGATTTTGGAGAACCAGCCGGGCAGGATGCCTTTGATAAAGCAGCCTATACAGATGGCAATTTTGTATTTGATGAAATCGGACTATTAGCCTATAGCCCTGATGGGCAAGGACAAGGAGATTTATTAACTCATGTAATTTTTCATCCTGTTCAAAAATCTTTAAACAGACTAATTCAGATTGATTATACGGTTCGAATTCAAAGTTTAACAAGCGGAACATAAGATGCCATACACAATTACATTCAGCGACCCATCAAAAACCGCAGTTATTGCGGTACCTGATTATCCGCCAGGTGTTAATACTGTAGACACTTCGTTGACTCTTGTCGGCCGAGGCTATCCTAACTACGGACAAAAATTTGCCGAAAATTTTGTTCACCTTTTAGAAAATTTTGCCAGTGCTATTCCTCCCTCTAACCCAATCGAAGGGCAACTATGGTATGATACCAGCGACCCTAATAATAAAGTTATGCGTATTATGGACGGGACTTCTAGTGCTGTCCGTTGGCCTAGCATAAGTGGAATATACCAACAATCAACAGACCCAAGATACTCAAATAATCTAGCAACCAGCGGTATTAAAAATGGAGATATTTGGGTTGATACAGCTAATAACCAGTTAAAAATTTTTAACAGCAATGGCTGGTCTGTAGTTGGGCCTGAGCTGGCTACAGGTACTCTTAAAAACGGGCCTGAAGTTGCTACCTATCCTGATAACAAAAATCCTTCAACTCCATATACAGTTGTAAATTTTTGGGCTAATGGTAAAATTGTTGCTATTCTTTCTGATGCTGCATTTACTCCAAGAACTTTAATAACAGGTTTTAGTACACTAACAGCTGGTATTAACATTAGAAGCGACTCATTGTTTAATGGTACCGCAGCAGCCGCCCAGCGACTTTATGTAAACAATAGACAATATGGAGCAGATAGATTCCTTCGTAAGGATGATACAGCTACTCCTACAGTTTCGGGACAAGGACAAATTATCACTGGTAGAGTTTTATGGCAAACTCCAACAAATCAATCAGGTAGTCAAGGACGCGATGGTATTGTTATTGTTAATAGCTCTGCTCCTACCACAACTGATTATGTTCAATTATATAAAAATACAAATGATGCCTGGCTTTTAAACAATACCACAGCAGGAAAAATTTATTTAAAAACTAGACCAAATGAAAGTCCGGTTTTAAATGATACTTTGGTTGTAGCACACGATAAGGTTACACTTAATACATCAACACAGGTCGTTGGCGATGTAACCGTATCTAATACATTAACTGTTTATTCTACAGCTTCAAATTCAATTAGGACATCGGGCGGTTTATGGGTTGGAGATGATGCTTATGTAAATGGAAATTTAACAGTCGGATCAGACCTTCAGATTTCGGGAAACTTGAATGTCAATAGCAACATTGTTCCTTCTTCAAATAATGTTTATGACTTAGGAAGTTTAACATCTCAGTATAGAAGAGTATATGCTCAAGCAGTTGGAACTACCGCAACAGTCTATTACGGAAGTTTAATTGGACAGGCTTCTGGATTAACAAATGCTGTTACTTTTAGACTTCAAGGTCAAATTACAGCAACAAGTTTTATATATAGCGGAACAAGTGTTGCGGCTACATTTGATACCGTACTTAGACCTACTGCTGTTACAAGTCAAACAAGTTTAACAACCGCATCGTCAACCGCATCTATGCTGGTAACCGAAGGCGACTCATTGTATAAAATTTCAAAGAGTAACTTCTTAGCCGGCATATTTCCAACTGGAATGATAACAGCTTACGGAACTAGTACAAACATTCCATCTGGCTGGTTGCTGTGCGATGGAGCACAATATCTCCAATCAAATTATATATCATTGTACGGTGTTGTTCAAGATACATATAGAAAACCTGGAGATCCTGTAAGTTTGTATTTTAGGGTACCCGATATGCGAGGAAGTACAACAGCTACAAATAACTCTACATTTATTTCATATATTATAAAAACATAAAATGGCATACACAATTTTAAACACAAATGGTACCACATTGACACTTTTGCCAAATGGTGAAGTTGATGACCTAACCACAAGTATTTCCTTGGTTGGAAAAAATGTAAATGGTTATGGACAATACATTAATAATAACTTTATAAAACTATTAGCAAATTTTGCCAATTCAACTGGAAGCCCGCCAACAAATCCATTAAAAGGTCAAGTATGGTATGATACAACTGTAAAGGGACTTAAGGTTTATGATTCGGCTTGGAAAAAAATAAGTGGAGCAACCGTATCTGATACTTTGCCATCAAATTTAGGAACAGGGGATCTATGGTTTGATACAAATAATAGTCAGCTTAGAGTTGTTCTCGGAACTAGCAGTTTTGTCATTGGCCCTAGTATCTCATCCAAATTTGGTGAAGTTGGACTCACAGTACCTAGCACAACAATAAAAGATACAAACAATGGTGCGTTACAAATTTCATTAATTAAGAATTATGGTAACACCGTTGGTTTTATATCACAATCGAGAACTGCGGTCAATGTAACAGATTCAACTTTATATTTTAGTACATCGACCATAAACGCAGTTTCGGGTGTAAATATTTTAGGGGATCTACAAGTTATAGGTCAAACTAAAATAAAGTATTACTCTATGAGTGTTGATATTGATATTTTAGTTAATGGATCTAATAATAATATAACTGTACCTTCGCAGGTGTTAAATCAAAATGCTGCGATATGTGATCTTTTAGAATTTATGTATCCTGTAAAAACTGCTAAATTTTATCGAGAGCCTGGATTACCGTATTTGGCAGAAGCTAGAGTTCTTTGCCAATATTCTACGCCAACCTCTGGGTATCATGTAAGAAGATTTTATGTTGAAGCAGGTATAAACACAACAACAAATTATTGGAAAGATTATATAACCACAGCATCTGGTGCGGTTCTAAATAGGGTGTTTTAAGGAAGAACAATGGCCTACGATATTCAAAAGAGCGACGGTACAACACTTGTAATACTTGAAGAAGGATTTGTAGATAATTCTACAAGTTTAACACTGGTTGGTAAGAATGTAGTAGGATACGGTTTTGCTCAAAACGAAAATTTTTTACATTTGTTGGAAAATTTTGCTAACACAGATTCTCCATCAACGCCAATAGATGGACAATTATGGTTTGATAAAACATCAGGGGTACTTAGATTAAAGTTATATGATGGTAGCGACTGGCATCAATTATCATCAATTAAATTAGAAAATACAAGTCCAACGACTCAGCAAGCCGGCGATTTTTGGTGGGATACTGATAACTCAATTTTAAAATTTTTAACCAGTGATGGCTATGTTTCAATTGGACCAACTGAAGCGGTATCGTCAGCTGTGAGATTGTCGACTGCTAGAAAAATTAATAATGTTGATTTTGACGGAACGCAGGATATTACAATTACAGCAAATACAGCAAATGAATTAATAAAAGGACGATATCTTACTGGATCTAATTTTAATGGCTCACAGGAAGTTACACTAGCTGTTGATGTGGGAACTGTAAGTTCTGCTGATCCAGGTAAGGTTGTTGCTCGAGATAGCGCCGGCGATATTTGGTATTCAGTTGGACACGGTGTTTCTACACAAGCTCGATATGCCGATCTTGCTGAAAAATATCTGGCCGATAAAGAATACGAAATTGGTACGGTGATATCAGTGGGCGGAGAAAAAGAAGTTACTGCGTCATCGTGGGGCGATAGAGCAATAGGTGTTGTAAGTGGTAACCCTGGGTATATGATGAATAGTGAACTTGAAGGTGGTACCTATATTGCTCTTAAAGGTCGTGTCCCTGTAAAAGTTACCGGTGTTATCCGTAAAAAGCAAGGATTAATTGCCGCTAACAACGGAAGAGCCGTGGCAGGTGTATATCATTCGAATGAGGTATTTGCTATTGCTTTAGAAGATAGTGACGGAACAAAAGATACCATCGAAGCAATTATATTATAATACGGATTAAAAAATGCCTTACATTATTAGAAAAACTAATGGACAACAGTTAACAAATATCGGCGATGCTACTCTCGATAATAAAACAGATCTGGCTTTGCCGGGAAGAAATTATGCCGGCTATGGACTTGTAGTCAATGAGAATTTTGTTAGTTTGCTTGAAAATTTTTCTAATTCCACACAACCAAAGAGGCCTATTCAGGGACAGTTATGGTATAACTCAGATACAAAAAATATTAATTTATATGACGGATCTATTTTTAAAAGCCTAGCATCGGTTTTTATTCAAAGTTATGCTCCAACAAATTCACAGACTGGCGACTTATGGTGGGATACAGATGCTCAACAATTAAGAGCATTTAATGGTAGTTCGTACACATTGGTAGGACCACCGATTAGTAATACCGCTACTGCGTTTTGGGTATCGGCAGATGTAAACCCTATACAAGGCGAAGAAGAACTTCAATCATCAATTAGTGTCTTAGAAGGTTATGCCGGCGGCTCAGTTGTTGCAACTATTTCAGATACTACATTTGCGCCAGATATTTCAAATATTTCAGAAAGTTTTCCAAAAGTATATAAGGGTATAACAATAGCTGGTGCTGACCAAATAACCGGTATATCAGCTAATTCAACAGCGACTACTGGTTCGGGTTATTTACTATGGGGAACAGCGGCTCACGCCTTACTAGCAAATACTGCCAGGGCTGCTAATGCTGTTAATGTTATAGGAACTTCCACTGGCGGCAGTAACTTTTTTGTTCCATTTGGTGATGCCTCAAGTACAGGTACTGCCGCTATGTATGTTAGCAACCGTTTTTATTTTAATCCGGGTACCAATGTTTTATATGCAACAGCAGTACAAGCCGCGTATGCTGATATAGCCGAAAGGTACGAAGCAGATGCGGAATATAGTCCAGGGACTGTATTAATGGTAGGCGGAGAAAAAGAAGTCACATTGCCTGATGCTCATGCTACCACAGCCGTAGCAGGCGTAGTTTCAACACAGCCTGGATATATGTTAAACAGTGATGCCGGATCGGACAGTACTCACCCATTTATAGCATTAAAGGGTCGTGTGCCATGTAAGGTTATTGGACCGGTAAAGAAGGGAGATTTGCTCGTTGCTTCGGGACAAAATCCAGGTTCTGCTGTTAAAATGCTACCAACAGATAATCCTCTTTCTGTTGTAGGTAAAGCCTTGGAAGATTTAGATGCCCCGGCAGGGATTATTGAAATAAAAGTTTAAACAGCCATTGATGCTTTAATAGCATCGTGACTCTTATAATTTTCTAATTCAATATCCTCCATTGTAAAATCTGTAATAGTTTTTACTGAAGGATTAAGTTTTAATGTTGCCAAATCGAATGGCTTTCTTGCAAGCTGCTCTTTGACCTGCTCAATGTGATTGCTGTAGATATGAGCATCGCCTAACACAATAACAAGTTCCCCAACATCAAGGTCACATGCCTGTGCTATCATATGTGTGAACAAGGCGTAAGAAGCGATATTAAATGGCACTCCAAGAAACATGTCTGCGCTTCGTTGATACATTTGACAACTTAATTTTTTATCTGAGCTGACATAAAATTGTGCCATCATATGGCACGGAGGCAACGCCATATAATCTAACTCGCCGGGATTCCATGCTGAAATGATATGTCTGCGACTAGTTGGATCCTTTTTAATACCGTTAACAAGCTCAAGTAGCTGGTCATGATTTTGTAGAACAACTTTATTAATACGAACTACAGGCCTACGCCACCGGCGCCACTGAACTCCGTAGATTCGACCAAGGTCACCCGGATGCCTTTGCATTCTTTTCTTTGTCCAGTATTCGGCAGTTGCGTTTTCAGTCCATATAGTTTTCTTATCTGAATAGCGTTCACCATGGAGAATTTCTCGGAGTCTGAACTCATCGCCACTGCCTTCAATAAACCAGAGTAGTTCCGATACTACAGCACGCCACGCTAATTTTTTTGTAGTTAACGCAGGAAATCCTTTACTTAGGTCAAATTTAAGTTGAATACCGAACAAACTTTTTGTGCCGACGCCGGTACGATCACTTCTGTCTTCCCCGTTTTCTAAAATGTTTTTTAAGGCATCTAAATATACTTGTTCTGATTTATTCATAATAATAGTTTATATATGAGATTGGGGCTGTTACGCCCCAATCTCATACGGTCAATAATTAAACTTTTTCCTTGACCTTTGCGGTCTTCTTAGGAGGATCAAGCTCGTCGGCCTGACGACGAAGAGATTGTGCTTCTTTAAAAAGTTTATCAGCCTTTGATCGAAGTTGGGTAGCTGTTACAGGTTCATCAGCAACATCAACAATCTGAGCAACTTCAGTAATTTCTGTTTCGCTGCCATCCTCGTTTACACTAACACTTGATGTTTTAGTGACATCGTCTTTAGGTCGAGATGTTTTCTTATGTTGCTTATCTTCCTTAACTGCAAGATCATCAATACTAACACCTTTTTGTTCGGCAATCAGCATATTCAATTCGTCTAATTGAACTGATGTTTGTGGGGTAGGAGTAACCATTACACCGCTAGTTGCTACCTTTTTAAGAAACCCACGAGTGTGGAGCCATGTTAGCATGTTAGAACCATCGGGAAAATTTCTAACGGCTAAGATGTCGGCCAGCTCCCAAGCAGTCTGTGTGCCTTCTTCTTCCAAGATACGCATAAGAGAATCATGGTAAGCCGCTCCAAGATTGCCTGTGCCAATTACTAAGGCGCTCAACGGATCGCCAGGTAAAGTACGGTACGCAATGGCAACTTTTGCGCCGTTATTTTTCATTTTTCCCACATGTTTCATGTGATTCTCCTTTTAGGCTGTTGGTCGTTGACCTTCTTGATTAGCCGGGGTCTGTGCCGGAGCAACAGCATTCAAAAATTTATCAAGTCTATCAAAGACTGCGCCAACAGATGTCATTTCGTTTGCGCCAAAGGCACCGCGACGGCTTGCTACATCAAGCACGGTTCTTAGATTTTGTAGGTCGGCTACGCTTAATTGAGGTTGTTCTTGAGCAGGAACATCACCACCTACCGGTTCTGTAACTTGAGCTTCGTTTTCCATATTAATATTTTTCCTTGTTAATATCATGTAAAATTGGACATCCTAATGTTAGCATTAAGATCTCTTTAGGATCCTCGATGCCAACCTCTATTACTTCAGACATCTTTTTACTTTTGTCTAAAATAATAGATCTCTTAAGGCTGTACCTACTATTTAAATTATAGTTAATCCAGTGATCGAGCAGTTTGATATCGGCTGTATTAGATATTGTAATCCTTTTAAAGTGCTCCGGAATAAAACTTAAACGCCTTAGTCCGAGAACACTTAAAGGATTAAGCTCACTTCTACTCAATGACATTAACTACCTACTTATTTATAATGTGCAGTTTGGCCGAATGGCGAAATTATGCTGTCGTTTCCGTGGACAATAAACAGGGTTTCGCAGTAGTCTTCGTCGCCCCAAGATCCACAAGGATATCCGTCGGTAAACATAATAAAACGCTTTGGACGAATATCGTTTTCTTCCATAAAACGCCAATTTGCTTCAAAATCAGTGCCGCCACCACCCATACATTTGTAGTCGTTAATTTCATCTGCGTTATCGCCGGTAAATTGTTGATAGTTATAGATTTCAGTATCAAAGCACCAGATATCCAGTTTGAAGTCAACATACTCGTCCATAATGCCTTTGACCTCACTAAGGAAATCTTTTGCTTGGGTATCACTGATACTACCACTCATGTCAATAGCAACACTAACATCGATGGTTTCTTCGTTAAGCATTCCGGGAAGTACAGCACCCGTATGTTGGCTCTTACGATTTGGACGATTAAAGCTATAGTTACTCTTAAGAATGCTTTGAATACTCATACGCAAAAGTTGTCGCCAATCCATCTTTGGCTCAGTAAAATCCTTTATCATACGAGCGATGCCAGCAGGCACACGACCGGCGCCAGCAGCCTGTGCGGCCGCTACCACAGCTTCTTTAATTTCATCGCGGATTTGCTTACGTTCTTCGGCAGTTAATCGAGGCCGACCTTTGCCATCTTTTTTATCATCACCGTCACCGTCACCGCCTTCGCCGTCAAGATGTTCGTCGAGCAATTCACCTAAAGCGCTCATATCAATCTTGACCGCCTTTTCAAACACATCGGCATAAATTTGCTCGTAGCTCCAACCGCGGTATTTGTTGTCTTGGAAAATTTTAATCCAATCAGGAACACTACCAATTTTTTCATCGTGAAGAATTTGGTTAGCGGCATAGTCTGCGGCAATATTGCTCAATTGAGGATCGCGACTTTCACGTCGACCCATATGATCGAAGACATTATGGAGAACTTCGTGAGCAAAACCGAATTCAGTTTCTTTAGGAGTAAGACGATGAACAAAGTCGTTATTGTAATAGAAATGGCGGCCGTCGGTAGCCAAAGTAGCGCACCAGTCAGTGGCATCAACCAATTTGAGACGAGTGGCTAGATTTCCAAAAAATGGATGACGCAGTAGAAGGCCAATACGAGCCGTGGTAAGTTTTTCTACAATTTTATTTTTTTCATCTCGTGTAAAGTTGCGAGGTTCAAATTTCTTTGTCTTTTCAGACTTCATTACTTCGCTCATAGTGCTTCCTCAAAGTTGATTGTATTATTATACACGATTGGTAAAACAATTACAAGTGAAAATGGGCAGTTTCCTGCCCATTTATTTACTGCTCCATGGCAACGATAACATACTTTCCGTATTTTTCGTAGAACTTATCGAAGTTAGCCAGTTTGCTAGAATCAAACGGAAGTTGATAGTTCGCAATAGCGACTTTGGCACCCATAACTACAAGTTCGGTTGGGAAATTGTCCATCATAAAACCAAAGAAGTTATCAGCAAGGCCGTCCCAATCTTTAACTTTCTTTTCGTAGGCGCTTTGAAGCTCGTAGCACATACTAACAGTCAAAGAGTACATGGCCGAAATTTCTTTAATATCGGCTTTCTTAACTTTGCCATTCAAAATGTCTTCGGGCTTAGGCATCTGCTTGGCAACCTTGCGGTGAGCCATAAACTTAACAGCAAGGCCTTCACCAACAGCACCTGCGACCAGATCGGTCAGCGTGTTCTCCGGAAGGTCGTCATCTTCCAACAGGTCACTGACAAATGACCAGCTACGGGGAGTAGCAAAAGAACGAGAGCTAGACTTAGGATCGAAGTCATATAGATCTTGTTTGGCAAAACTCAAATAACCAACAACCTGCTCATGAACACGATTGTTGGTGGCCCAATTGAGCCAATCGTCAAAATCGGTCTTCAGTTCCAAATGTAGGAAGCGGTTTGCCAACGGAGCAGGCATACGATAGGTAACACCTTTGTCAGCTTCACGGTTACCTGCGGCAACGATGCTGACGCCTGTTGGCAGGATGTAAGTACCAACACGGCGATTAAGAATAAGTTGATAAGCAGCCGCTTGAGTGGCAGGAGCCGCAGAATTCAACTCGTCCAAAAACAGAATACTGTTATCTTCTGGATCCGTAGGCAGTTCAGCCGGCGGAGCCCAAGTCATAGTATTAAGATCGGAATTGTAATAAGGAATACCCTTAATGTCAGTAGGTTCCCAAAGGCTCAAACGAACATCAATAACATTTCGGCCTTGTTCTTCGCCAATTTGTTTAACAATGTCGGACTTGCCAATTCCGGGAGGACCCCACATAAAAACAGGGCGCTGAATTTTGATACACTTGCGAAGACTACGCTTCGCATCGCTCGGGCTAACAGTACGATTGCCGCTAATTTGTTCTGCCATTTTATGCTTCCAAAAAAGTGTTTAAAAACTATGCTGAACCGTTTCAGCATGTTATTATTATAGTTGAAAACACCCTGCGAGTCAAGCAGTTTTTTGTGAATTTTTGGCTTTAATCCGGACAAAATGTTCTATATTGCCTTCAAAAAGAACCAATTGTACAGCCATTTTATCGTTAAAAACAAAGATTTCTCTGTTGTTTGCATACCACGGACAATCTATAAATCTGTCCAAATATATTAGTAGTTGATTGTTTACAGTCATAGGATGCTCAAATTTGATCTTATGACTCTTGATGTCAGCTTTGGTTAGGCAATCAAACCCTTGTTCGGTTAGTCTTAACCCACCTGATTTCTTTTTTCTTGAGCTAACCCACCAAGTGGGTATTGTTTGTCTTACACGCTTATCTGTAGCCTCTAATCCTTGAGATTCAAGAACTACTCGGGTAATTTTAGTCTTCAGATCCATCTGTAAGTTTTTCTCCTGTTGTCAGTTTGAAAACGGAGAAGTCTTTAGTACCAAACATTTTATTAAGTTTTTCGGCCAGATTGATAGCGTGACCGGCATTTGAAAAACTAACTTTTTTGTATTTTGGACCTAATGCTTGAACAACAATGCTAGTTGTCTTTAGGTTAATTGGTTTATCTTGGTAGAACACAGCCCAAATGGCCTCTGCTTCTAAAACCTGTTCGGTTTTAAAATTCTTTTTATTAGTAATCTCTAATAGAACGTTTGGCTTTGGTCTACTCACAATATACGCTCTCCTAAAAGTGCGTATATATTTATCAAGAAAATTTAGAATTTTCCGCCGTCCATTTTAACCTCAAGTGTACTAGGTTGGCTGGCCTGAGCTAGGATTTGATCCATTTCTCCAGTTAAGCGTGTCATTACAACACTTAGACTATTCTGAAGATCTGTTGCCTCTTTTAATGTCAAAACCACTGTTTTTTGATTGGTTTTAATAGCAATTCTGGTCTTATCTAAGAAATCTTCGATGGGTATTGTGTTTAATTGCTTCATGGCTTATTAACTCTTGAAAGCTGACTTTTCATTTCTTCTTCGGTCTTAAAAGGACCTTTAAATGGATAACGCTCGAGTGTAATTAGTTTTGGACAGAATGCCTTACGCCAACCTTTGTGAAATTTAATTACATAATAGCCGGCGCAGAAAAGGCTTTTACTTTTTGAACTCTTAGAGTAAAGTGGCAGTTTTTGTTTAATATTATAAACGGGATCGAATGGTTTACTGCTACAGGGGTAATCGTAGATAACATAAGATTTGGGTGCTGTATCTGGTTTATGCTTTTTGATGCTTTCTTCAAATAACCCAACACCAAATTGGCTGTTAATTTCGGCAAGATCTTTAAATGGAATAGCTTTACCGTTTTTAATAAAAACATATCCTTTTTTGGCTTTACTTACGCTACCGATTTTTCTATCGTTAGCTTTGATTAACCATTCTTTATTTGGAACTAAAATCTTTGCTGTTGAATTCATAGAACATACCTTGCGTTAAGTGGTTCGGCATAACTTTGAACCTGTTCGCTAATTTTCTGTAGGTCGTACTCGGCACAGAATTTTAGCAGTCGAATGCCAACCTGTGGAATATTTTTTTCCGCCGTTGTAGCATCTTTAATTGTATCATTAATTATCTGTTTGATATTCTCAGGCTGTGCTGTTAAATCACAAAGAACTACATTTCTCTGATAGTCGTCAAGCACACGATGTTCTACACCGTTATGGTCAATCCAACGCTGCAACATCATGTTATTCCAATTGTACCCTTTGCTGTTTCGGTCGGCAAATGCCTCACGGAGACCAATTTTATTCTTTGTGCCTTTTTCGCGTACTCCCGGATAAGCACTAAAGATATTGTCAGAGGTGTCGCCACGCATACACTTTTCAAATAGCGACCATTCTGGATCCGGAGCCCCTTTTGCTTCTCCAGTTTTCTTATCAACGACAGGTTTACCCTTGGCATCAAAATATCCTTCGTGTGTGGTTGTGATTTCCATTACACCATTATATTGTTTTACATTAGGAGCGATTAATTGGGCAAAATCTCCATCAGTTGAGATAATAATGTGATTGTCATTTGGATGACTTTGAATCCAGCCGGCAATCAAATCATCTGCTTCAAGCTGAGGATGATGTAGTACAGTTGAATTAGTTTTGTTAGTAATAAAGTCTTTAAACTCGTCAAAGGTTTCCCAGAATACACGATCCTCTTCGGCTTCTCGGGGACTTTGTGCGGCACGAGCTTCACTACGCTGACGCTTATAAGGTTCGTAGATATCTTTACGCCACGAGCGACCTTCTAAGCAGAATACAACATGGTTGCCATTGAAGTCGCGCCAGGCCTTGCGTACACTTCCTAAAATAGTATGAATACTCATTCCTACTTTATCTTCAGTACTACCGCGGATTACATGCCGGGCGCGGAAAAAAGTATTAGCAGTATCTACTAGGATATAATTCATTTAAGATTAACTTTCGATGTTTGGAATGTTTTATTATAGCATAACAATAGGCGGGCTGTCAGCACTAATTTTTACCAATCTGGTTAAGTATCATTTAACTTACTTCGGTCCGCCCGTCATCACGCAGTGCTCGATTAACATAGCCTGCTCCTCTGCGGCTCATGTCAACTCCTTCTTCGGTACCTAAATTACGACATAATTCGTTAAACCATTGATCCACAATTTCTTCATCGGATCCTCCGGTATATCCAGCACTTCGAAGTTGAAGAATAAAATACTCGTTCCAATCTAATTCAAAAAAACCGTTACGAACATTTTCTTTATTAACATGAGTTTCAAGAACAGCCACCCAGGGCTCTTTCTTTTCAGTGGCCAGTTCTTTAGGTGTAAGTTTAGCGACACGCTCTGATTCTTTTGCCAAGGCCGCTGCTTCAGCGGCCGCTGCCGCTTGCTGAGTTGCTTCGGCAGCTTCTTTTAATGCGGCCTCAGTTTTGGCCTTAATTTTATCAATGCCGAGTAGCTTTTCAATAAATTTATTCATTAGGTCCCCCACTCGTTCTTAAACAATGGCACTTGTAGTCTGTCGCTATAACGCCATCCTTTTTTCATTGCTAGTAAGGCTACATTGCGATTATTCAATGAATAGACGCTTTCAACTCCGCCGACCGGCATCAGATAAACGGGACCTTTAAATCCAGCTTCTCTATATTCTTTAACTGCCTGTTCGGCATCTTGTAGGTCTTGTTCATTGGTTATAACAAACTTTAAATAAACATAACCAAAGTTTTCATAATCAACAACCACAGCAGGTTTAATAGCATCTTTCCAAGGTTCGCCGCTAACAGGTAATTTAGCACTTACACTAAAAGTAATTTCTCTGTCAAAATGCTCATGTTTCCAGCGACTTAGATATTCTTTAAAGTCTTTGGTAAGACGCATTGTACCATTTGTTTCAAAGGTAATTTCTTTAAGACCATTCATTTTAGGATTATCGATAAGATCTGGATACTGCTTTTGCCAACCTAATAGTGGTTCGCCGCCGGTGATTACCAAATGTTCGTCGCGCCATTCTTTGTACGGAAGCGTATCCATAATCGCGTCGGCAATTGAATCAGTAGATAGAAGGGGAGATAGATGCTTAAAGCGAGGATCCCAGCTAGCGTAACTATCACAGCCTGTACTAACCAAAGGAAGGGATTTGTACTCGGTGTACTGAGTCGGGTCAATATTGTTTGCTTCTTCACTTAGTTCTCCTCTAGGCATTCCAAAGCCTTGACATTTAAAATTACATCCAAAAGTGCGAAGGAACACACTAGGCACGCCCATGTAGCGACCTTCTCCTTGAATGCTATAAAATAACTCTGCTACTTTAATTTTGCTTTTTACCATTTTCTATAATTGCCTTTTCCGGGAATTACATTTCTAACACCGCCAATTGGATCTTCGACATCACCATCGTATCTAGGTATTAGGTGAATGTGCGGCCACTCAACGGTTTGTCCTGCTACCTTGCCATAGTTTAATCCAACATTGAACCCATCCCATTCGCCATTTTTTATCATTGTTTTGCCATATCGAACTGCGTCTTCAAATGCTTCACTTAAAATTCCTAAGGTGTTATATTTAGGCACAAACAATAAATGCCCAGGATTTACAGGATATTTGTCTCTATATACTACAACATGAAAGTCATCACGAACAACCTCTGTCCAGGGTGCTGTACTATCGTCGATGTGATCGGGCACATCCATAACTTTATTATCTCTCATTTAATTTTTGCTCTTTCTTTTAGGTACACGTCATTATGTATCCAATTGTTGTTAACTAAAAAACCCCATTCACGCTTTTGAGGCCCAGGCATAAACAGCGTCCAGCAATCTACACCTTCACAAAGTTCGATACGATGATAAGAAGTAGCATGACATACACGGAAATGACCAGGGCCACGCCACATTCTTTCTTCACCAATCTTTTGCCCGAGGCCGTTAAATTTTGCCACCCATTCATAATATCCGCCCTTTAAAATTAAAGTAGCGTAAGGCCATGGATGATCATGCACATCATCGGGGTCTGACTTAAGGAACTTGTGAAGAAACACATTGAAGGGGAAACGCTTTCTATCTTTAAGAAACAGGTAGTAGCGTTCAAGGTATGGTTCATTGCTCTGTCTATCTAAAACAATTCGTTTACGGCCGATTCGTTCAAGCCATGTTAGAAACCATTTCATGTTTTTTCATCCAATCGTATGTTGTTTCTACAATTTTTAATAGAGTGCTGTTTAGAGGAGTCCATCCAGCATCTCTGATAAAATCAGTAGGGTCTGCTACAAGTTCGGCCGGATCTCCAACTCTCTGTGGTCCAAAGATAATTTTAGTATGCTGTTTGGTCACAGCCTTTACAGCAGCCACAATTTCAAGATTAGAAAATCCTCGACCTGTACCAAGATTATATGATCTAAATGTACCTTTGTCAAATGTATTTGCCAAAACAACAGCTTTAACATGAGCATCAGCTATGTCTGATACATGGAGATAATCTCTGATACAAGTTCCATCTCTTGTTTTGAAATCGTTACCGTTTATAGTGATTGGTGTATTTTCTAAAATACTTTGTACAACTCTTGGAACTAAATGTGTATCATTCCATAAATTGCCTAATTTTCCATCTAAATCGCAACCGCAGGCATTGAAGTATCTAAGTGCTATAGATTTAAAACCATGGGCACGAGAATGATCGTTAATAATTTGTTCGCAGATTTTCTTACTATGTCCGTACGGACTAACAGGAATACCAGATGCTGCTTCTTTGATAGGCAATGTACAATTATTTCCGTACACAGCAGCACTACTACTAAAAATAATATTGCCCTGCCAACCCAGTTTGGCAAGATCGTCTAGCATTATATTTGTTCGAGCGCAGTTGTTATTGTAGTACTCGCCGGGGTCAGCCATGCTAGGTCCTACAAGGCTTGTTCCAGCTATGTGTACAATATTTTTACTTTTATTTTCTTTAACTATTTTAGGAACAATGGTAAAGTCGTCTATAATGAGCTGATCAATAAATTGAGCAGACTCGGGGATAGTCATTTCTCTATCTACACCGATAACTGTATAGCCTAAAGAATGAAAGGCTTTAGCGGTTTGTCCTCCGATAAAGCCCATAGCGCCTGTAATAATAACCGATTTAGACATCTGTTTTCTTTTTAGATTTTTTGCTTTCTACACTTGCTATAGCTTCTCTTACATCTCGTTGTAATGCTCCCCGGTCGGATTCAAATTCTATGCGACCATCTTCAAATTCACGCCTAACACTGTGACTTCCGATTGTAAGTTTGGGCCATTCAGTTGATACTGATTTCTTTTTTGTCTTCTTGGGTTCGGTTTCACCTAGTGTTACTTCTGCCGCTAATTTAGATATTTCTGATATAATTTCTTTTTCAGTTTTCTTTTTTCTTGTTGCTATAATATTACCTCACAAACACATCGTTAATTTGACGATTAACACGAATGAATGTTGTACACTTGCTTAACTGCTTTAAAGTGGCAGCACCGACATAGGTACATGTACTGCGTAGTCCCCCTAAGATATCTAGTACAGTATTCTTTACAGGACCACGATATGGTACTTCAACAGTACGTCCTTCACTACTTCGATATTCAGCAACACCTCCGTGGTGTTTTTCCATAGCGGTGTCACTGCTCATACCATAGAATTGAACAAATTGTTTTTTGTAGGCATAGAACTCATAAGTCCCAGCATTGTGATTTGAAATAAATTGCTCACCGTTTTCGTTAAAATATTTTGTGATTACTTTGCCACCGCCTTCATCATGCCCGGCCAACATGCCGCCTAGCATTACGAAGTCCGCACCAGCGCCGAAAGCCTTAGCAACATCACCAGGGCAAACACATCCACCGTCAGCAATAATATGAGCACCAAGACCGTGAGCGGCATCGGCACATTCAATAATTGCACTAAGCTGTGGGTAGCCCACACCAGTTTGGATACGAGTAGTACAAACGCTACCAGGGCCGATGCCCACTTTAATAATATCTGCCCCACGGTAAATTAACTCCTGTGCCATATCTGCAGTGACAACATTTCCGGCAATAATAGTACAGTACGGAAATGACTTACGAACTCGCTGAACAAAATCACCGAAATGCTCACTATATCCGTTAGCAACATCAATGCAGATAAAATGAAGTTCAGGATAACCATCTAATATATTTTGTAACCTTTCGAAATCATCTTCGCTTGTACCTGTACTAACAGCCATATAGTTGCCACCAATGGCTTTAACTGTTTCTTCTAAATCAGTATATTCATAGTTTTTGGTAAGGCATGTGAACAGTCTATGATCGTATAACGCTCGAGACATTTCCAATGTCCCTACACCGTCCATATTAGCAGCCATGATAGGAACACCAGTCCATTCCCAACCGCTATGCTTAAACTTGTATGTACGATTTAGATCAACATCTTTACGACTTGCTAATGTACTACGCTTTGGGCGAATTAGTACATCTCGAAAATCAAGTTTAATTTCGTCTTCGATACGCATTAGTACTTACTCTCTTTGCTATACTTGCGATAGTCGGTGCTCATACGCCGCCACTGTTCGCCTTTGCCTTCCATAATATCGCAAATACGATCAATAGTTCCGTCTGTCCAGTCGCTAATATGTCCGACCTTGTTATGAGGTTCTTTTAATAAACGAATTAGTTTGTTTAAAGCATCTTTTATGCTCCAGGGAACATAGAGCCGTTCTGGATCATTGGAAAAGATTTCTGGGAAACTACGATAAGCAGGATACAAGACATTACAACCCAAAGTGTCAGCCTCTGAAACAGTGTTAGAGACCCAATCCTGAAGGGCACAATTAAAAAGAACGCGAGTATCATTGAGCAAAGAATAGTAGTCATTTTTACTTAGATCTTCGTAGATTGTCAGTTGTCCTAGGCTTTCTAACTTTCGTGTCCTTTCCATATAGCTGTTATTATTGCTTTTTAATTTAGCACCGCTAAACAAAGCAAATTCAACACGCGGAAGTTCTACACCTTTGTCTAATATATTTTGCCTTAGCTTGTTATAGGATTCAATTAAATCCATATAAAAGTCAGGTTGCTTTTCTTGATCCCACCGAGCTGCAAAACCAACACGCATAGATCTTTCATTAAATGGAATAATTTCTTTTACTCGCCCGCGAACTTCTGCCTTACCAAACGCTAACCCACTAATGTTATAGATCGGTGCTTCCCAGCCAGCAACCTTCATGTGCATGACCATTTCTTCGTTGCTGGCAAGAACTCCGGTTACAAATGAGTCCACCATCTTTTCGTAGAGACCCATCCACTTGCTCATGCCCCAAACATGAACAAAGTCATCGGGGTCGATACTTTGTGCTAGGCAGCGAACAAAGATTTTTGGTCTTAGATTTTCTGGAACTTGATTAAGAATATAAGGAAGACTTTCAATACCAGGTTGAAACATGTCTTCAAAGTAGACAACATCTTCACTGGTAACTTCTCCGGCCTTCATCATACGCACAAGGTTCATAAGTTGACTCATGCCAAAGTATGTGCGTCCATGTGCGTCTAGAACTTGCCCGGTTACAATGGCCTGATCGTTGCTGAGTGTTTCACCGGGTACCAATATATAATTGATACCGCGGCGTTTAAATACAGCTTCGTTCCAGTCTTGTAACTGTAATGTGTAACGGGCCTTGTAGGGCTCAAGACCCATGTAAAATAGTTTTCTCATTAGTTGTTATTATTGTTATAACGAGGCTTAAACTCTTTTTTACCTAGATATGGCTTTCTTTCGCCATTCCGGGCTGGGCGAGCAAAATCCTTGTATTCCTTAGATTTATATAAATCTTTAGGATCGTAATTTAGTAGATTAAATCGACAGTGATCTAACCACGCATCAAGATCGTCAAAAATCTTTTCGACTTCGGGCTTCATACGAAGAGTCTTTTGAATATAAGCAGGTTGTGCCATTTTGTTTATTTGTGATAATGTAAAGATACAGGGAATTTAATGAAGCAACCGTTTTCGTTATCTTCACTAACGCTAATCCAGGTTTCACGGCCTGGATATCTTGCGATGATTGTTGCGTGAAGATCACGAGCAATCATTTCGCAGGATTTATAGTTGAGCTCAAGGGTGCCGTCGGAGTAGCACTTCTCGAGCCAACGCTTAAACTGAATAAACTCAATATCGCGATCGTCATGAAACACTTCAATATAGATCTTAAAATGAAAGATGTGACGATGTGGAGTAGACAGGAACGATACATTGTATTCGTCGTTTGTATTTAGATTAGGATCTGTTGCCGCTGCCGGATAACAATGAATACCCTCTTTGGTAAAGGTTACCCAGATCATAGATTTTTCTTTTTCACTCATTTAATAATTTCGTCCTTGGTATATTTAGACCAGTTAGTAAATTTATCTCTGCTTTTTAGATCGTGAACACTATGACACCAAACTCCAGGATTGCTGTAGTTAAAATCGCTATCGTCAAGTTTAAGTATAGCATTATAGTTTAGTAGTTGTATATAGGGTAATTTTGCCGAAATCATCGGAATAAACTTATTTGACTCACAAAGTCCTGATTCAGCAAGACCTTCGACGCAAGAAATATCTAAATCAAGTGTACACCAAAAATCTTTTTCAAGAAAATGATAAATCATAGTTTCCCATTTAGCCCATTCTCCGCCGTCATTTACTTTGAGATTAGGAAAACTTTGATTGGCACCAAAATAGATATGATTAATGTCTTTTAGCGTAACCTTTGAAAGCCATTCTTGTATTTCAGAGACGGGTTGAACTCCTACTACAAATAAGGTTTTCATACCATAGGCAGCAGTATGCTCAACTTCTTTACCAACAAAGAAAACAACATTTTCTTCAGTACCTTCGGTGTAGACTCTTTTCATTTTATTCCCTTACAGAATTTTCCATAGCAACAAGTGTCTCGTCATTAGGATCATCTACATCAACTTCATCGACACTTGTAACTTCTTCAACAGCAAATAAACTGTGGAATTTATTACGAGCAGGACCACCTTGTAGTCGAGCGCCGTCAAGGCTTTGTAGAAATACAGATGCTTGACTGATTAGATCAAATGCTTCTGCCTTGTTCTTTGTGTTAAACAATTCTTCAACAAAAGTTTCAAAGTAAAGAATGTTTCTTGGGACAAAAGGACTTGTCTCATCTTTGTTAGCATTTTTACTGCTAAGTTTTTCCCATTGGCGCCAAGTTTTGCTAAATTTTGCGTGTTCAATATCAGAAAGATGGTTTGCCTTTTGTACAGCATTAATATGCTGATAAACATTATGCCCCATCATTAGTGCGTAGGCAAAACTATCCCACGAGGTTTTACCTTCTTTGCCAACTTTATTTAGATCGCCTGGAGCATAATAGCAAATATCGCCCATTGTCAGTCTGCGACCGATTTCGCTTTCAAACGGGAATGGGATGTTGCTGCCTGCAAGTGCTTTGTTATCTGGGGCTTTGTCCATAACAGTACTCCACTTTTTGGGCGTGTGGACTGGATCTGTGTAGCAGAGTCCGTGTGCTGTTGCGACAAACGGTGAGGCGCAGTCAAAAGATATGGTAATTTCTTCATTAATATGTTTCCTAATTTGTCGTTGAATAGAGGTCAGATAACAACTCCAATCTAACTGAGCGGTACCCAGGAAGTGGATCCAATTTTTGCCTTTGAGCAAACCATCTTCTCTTAAGGTCATTAGACGCTTGAGAGTAATATCCATTTTACACATGTTAACGCCACCGAATGCCCAACCTTCGGCAGCTTTATCACCCCATATAGCAGGATCGCTGTATTCTTTAACTCCTTGATACCACTCTTCGGCCATATCCCAATCGCTACCTTGTAGCACGTTTAAGAACTTGGTATGTCCTAGTCTACGCTTTAACCAGTATTCGTTATTAAATCTTGTTTTTTCAAGACAATCTCTAATGCTTTTTAGACCTGTTCTTTCTTTGTTTTCATCTAAACATGCCCATGTAGGAACATCTAGCATCATAGACCAATCTGCTGTAAATTCTAACCAGGCGAGAATGTCATCTCGGATCTTGTTTGCAGCAGGACCGTCGAAGTTTTTCCAATCAAATTGAATAACACCTTTGCCAATTTGGTAACCACCTGAGTCTCCTAGTATCATTGTGTTATTTTTGTCTCGGCTATGTATCATGCTATCTTGTGTGATAGCCTTATTTAGATCTAGCTGTGCGTGACCTGCTGAGTACAAGGCATACTTGTAATAGAAATATCCTTGTTCGGGATTAAGAAAATTCATTCCTTCGATGCCACGATCAAATCCTTTAGGAATACGATCTTGTGGAACAAAGTCTCCTAGCCTCTGCTTGGCAATATAGGTACTGTAGAAACTGCTGATTGCTGGTAGATATACAGCATAGTCTCTCTGTAAGGGTGTTAGGTCAACCGGTGGTCTTTTCTTCATCTTTAGCCAAATAAGTAGTAATTTTCAATTGTTCTTCTGCACGTTTTAGGTTTTCATAGGCAGCTTTGACAGCAGGATTATTTTGAATTAAATTTTTTATTTCTAATTCTTCGTTACGCTTTTGTCTTGCCCAATCTAGCAATTCCTCAGCCTCTGGAGTTAGGCCAACAGTAACATAAGAATTACCAATTTGTTGCCACATATTACCATCATAAACCTCTAGGTTATTGTTATAATACCTAGTCATTCCTGCCATAGGTGCGCCATTATTTTGATAGTTTGTAGAAGAAGTCGAGCCTCCACTTACCGTCATATAACGGCCACCTATTATGCCTTTTATCATGCGTTTGCTGGAATAATATACTTGTAGGTAGCCAAACCACTGTCTAAGGTAATCTGCATAGCGGCTTCATCACTGAAACTAATGGTTGTGTTATTAACATCAGCAGCCTTTAGGATAGCCAACACAGGTGCTACAGGCCAAGTCCAAGCCTTGCTTAGTTTACCAGCGACATTGGTAGCAAATACAAATTCGCCTCCGTGTGTGCTAACATCGCCGAATGTAAATTTAAGATTGTTATTGTCAACGCGGGCAAGGAAATAAGTATGTTCGGTGTTAGCACCTGCTTGAAAAGCAAATCGCTGAATAGCATTTAGTTCTGGCTTGACTTCAACATGCCACTTTACACCCTTGAATACAATAGTTTTCAACTTTTCGTTAATGACTTCTGTACTCATAAACTTATAGTCATTCTTAAAATCGCCGGCTTTGTTTTCAAAGTGGATACCTACAGGAACTTCGGCACCATTTCGTTGGCCTGTTTGAATTTCAATCTTGGCATCTTTTTGATATTCGGAACCATCAAGGATATAACGAAGTTTTTCTAACTGTGGCATACCAAACACTCCGATCATTTCTGGATACGGGTTTGCTGTTTCGGCAAACATAATCACAGTACGATCATCAGCCATGCTAGTAATCGCGGTCTTGTCTTCGTCGCCAGTGACCTTAACGATGTTAAGGAAGCCTAATTTCTGTGTGTGGGACACAATGTCTTGTAGAATATCTTTCATATAAATCTCCTTGTTTAATAATATTTAGATTTTGTGGAAAAGTCAACAGAATTTTATTCAAAACTGAATAAACTGTTGAATGTGTTGCTACGAGTAGTAGAATCAAGATCCCATTCAAGCACGCCAATTAGGTTATCCAGTTTATTGTTAATAATAACTGTTTCCATTTCGCTGTGATCAAATGGTAGTTCTTGGAACCATTTGGGTAATCTGAGTTCGTCTGTAGGGTATGCGATACTGGTATATCCAAGAGGATTGTCTTTGAGTTTACAGACAATTACCTTCATACCGTCGACAATCTGTAGACTATACTTGTCTCCGTTCATGCGGCGTAGCGTATTCCAATTGATACTGGCTCGCACATGTCCGGGCATGTTTGCTTTGCCTAACTTCTTTTCTTTTTCTTGATACTCGGTAATGTTGTTGGCTCGTTTAGGCGAACCTTTTTCCCATCCGGGTCGAGCCTTAAATTCCGTTCTAAATTCATTGATGCGTTCAAGGATCTCTGACTCTTCAGCACCATTTAGAACTCGTGTTAGAATTTCTTCCAAGAACTTCTGCATAAATTCTGGAGTATCACTACGCTTAAGGTCCAAACCCATGGCTTTGATCTTACCTGGCTTGCCATCTACATCTGTACGCTTGCCTTCCTTGTCATAATACAATACAGCATAACGCTTTTTGGTAATGAACAGGCCTTTGATAGCAACAATTTCACGACCAGCTTTGATAACTTCCCCACGACTTTTAGGACAATGGAATGCGTTGAGCATAAAGTCTGGAAAGGTTCCGTTTACTTCGGCTGCTACGCTGTCATATACCTGGATGGCAGTATCTTTATTCCAGGGAATTTCTCCACGATCAATTTCTTTCTTTAATGTCGAATGGGCACTAAAGTACGCTGAGTCAGTATCACCGTAGATAATACTTCGACCTACATGGTTGTATTCGCCTGTGATTACTTCATTTATCTTCGAGGCCATGTGGCGAGCAATGCTTCTCCCGGTAAGAGTTGTGGATTGGCCAATACGATTATCAAAGAACCTACAACCAACATTAAGAATAGCACCGTATAGGCTATTGAGGTTAATTTTTTTAACCAACTGTCTTTTATCCCAATATTCTTCTTCAATTTTGTTCTCCGCTTTGATCGATTCTTTTAATTTGGCCTGCATTTCTTTACGCTCGGCGTACCATCGTTTTAGAAGACCGGGAATAATCCCTTCGTGTTCGTAGGTAAAAATTGTTCCATTGGCGCTTAACATCCACGGCTTGTTACTTTCAAAAATTAGTTGATAAATTTCAGCACCGCTCATAATACTGGTTTCGCTATTTTCCCAATCTACTGTAATATCGTTGGCACGATCTTGATTCATTACAAATTCGTATTCATTTACAGCAAATTTTCCTTCCCATGCGGCAGCAAAACTATCTCCTCGGGCCATTTTACTTTCAATTTCTGACTTAGTATAATCTTGTCGAAGTTGACCAACAATAGTTTCTGGGCCCATGTTAAGAGCTCGAATAACTGACGGATAAAGGCTGTTAATATCCATGGATCCGATAAAGTCGTGTAGTCCTTTTTTTGGATACGCAACATACGCACCTGCGGCTTGTGTATCTTCGGTTTCACTGCGTCGAGGCCTGCTTGGTACAATCATACCTCGACGATGTGCTTCGTTGACAATAGCCTGCTCGGTCACAGCAACCGCGCCCATTGTAGTTTGTAGCAACACCGTATTTTCGTGAGCAATGGTGTTGGCAAGATCGAGGAACTTTAGCTTCTTATCAATTTTGTTAAGAAGAGCACAGTCTTGCCGGTTGTATTCGATAAACTTACGAAAGTCATTGTTATAAAGTTGATCTAATGTTCCTTCATAAACAGTTTTACGTTCTCCTACTTCCATTTCTCCAATAGCATCTAGTCGATAGCTATGGCGTTCTTCATATGTGTATTTTCTATAAAGTTCAAGATAGTCAATGTGAACTCTGCCAATTAAGTCATAGGTTACAGCAGTCTTGCCATATTTCTCATATTCACGCTTTCTCGGAAGCTGATCCCAAAGACAAAATTTACGAGTGTCTTCTTTGCTTAGAACCTTGGTCACACGATTAACAGTATATGGAATATCAAACCCCTCTGAGTTCCATCCTGTTAATACGTCAGCATCTTCAATTAATTCTAAGAAAGTTTCTAACAGTTCAGCTTCGTTACTGAACAATATAGTATTTGGAAAGTCTTTGATTTGTTCTTGTGCCTGCTCCATTGTAAGTGTTTTGGGCGGAACAGCAAGACAAACTAGTGTATCTAACCATTGTAAGTGAACAGCAATAGCAATAATTGGCATGAAAGCATCTTCTGGAGACGCATAGCCGCGTTCTGGATCAAAGTCTACCTCAATATCAAAAAATGCTACATTTAGTTTTGGTGCTTCGTTGCCTAAATAATTTTCTTCAAGACAACGGAATACAGGATTCATGTCGCTTTCGTATAAGCGATGATTGCTGTAAATTCTTTGTTCTTTAGTGAATTCCTTGAATGTTTTGGCAGTGACTCTGCTTAGGCTTTCACCAAATATGGATTTGTACTTACCCTTTTGATCTGGATAGTAAAATACATATCTTGCTGGATAGTCTGTAAAAAGTCTACCCTTTTTTTGATCTCGTTCAACAACTTGAACAATATCCTTATCTCGATCCCATCGAGCATCGACGTAACTCATTAATTTTCTCCCTGTATGTCATTTGCGGCTGACAAATACCAATGTTGCGATTTGTGGCTCGCTGAACCTTTCTCTTAATTATTTATTAACATCCTTACCAGCCCAACACTATCAATGGTGGTGAGCAAGAGATAGTTAGCCAACATGCCAAAAGATTTCCTAGTCCAAGCAGCCCAAGCATACATAGCACAACCAGTGATCCACAAAGGATATAGCACAATGAGTGGAGGATTGGGTACTGTGAGCGCCATGACGAGTGAGCATCCAATAGAAATAGCCCAAGCAAGAAGCTCAATAATAAAGCGTATACGGTTAGATGCCCAATCATCTTTGATCCAATCAAAGGTCGGTCGTAATAGATCTAATAGCATTAATCTTCACGACGATTTGCGTGTCCGCTAATATCAACAATGGTCTCCAAGTCGTCAAATTCGCGCCAAACAGAATCCCATTGGTCTTTGAGAGCGATTCGAATTGCTTTTCTAATAACGCTAGGTTTAACTTCGAGTTCTTCGGCTACTGCCTTGATGGTTTCGTTTAGGCCTTCGGTAAGATTTTGAATCTCTTGCATAACTGTAACGCCTTCGGCTACAATTTGTTTAATTTTTGCTTGTTCAGGGGTGCCAAATGATTTGCCCATGTTTTCTCCTTTAGATAGTAAGTATAACGTGTAGGGATATTTAAGTCAAATTATTTGACGCCAATTTTTAAAAATCGGGTATATTTAACTTTGGGGTCAGCAAGGTTCTTTTTACCAAGATATAAAGTTTTAGCCAGTGGAAATTCTTGATCAAACTCTTTAAGAGAATCTACGGAGTCTACATCATTACGTCCTTCAATAGCAACCATAGTACCTAACGGAATATGTTCCAGCCATCCTTGATTATCAATTTCATTTGACGATGTATTGATTACCAATCCTTGACGACCTATCTGTCTGTAATCCAGGTTATTGGCATCTTTAAGCATGGGAAAAATGTTGTCTAAATTTTTTAATAGAGCCTGCGAAAATTGTAGATGCTTTTTGTTTATATCAACATTGATTACTGTATCTGCCTTGATTCCGCATCGGTGAAGCGTATAGGCCATTATGCCATACCACGAACCTAAAATATAGATTGTATCAAAATCTGTTTGACCTAAATTTTTAAGTTCTTTACATACCCATAGCTTACTGTAAAGAAGATCCTTTGTTATACTACCCTGGAATGTATCAGGACTAAACTCATAAAGGTCAGATGCTCTCATTTCTTTGGCATCCTTGCTTTGTATAAAGCGGCCGTGGCCATTTGATCTTTTTTCTCTGGGTTTTTATTTTTGAATTGATGATATCGATTTGGATCGGCAGTTTGGAACCGTTGTTTCCAATAATCTAATGGCATCTCTGGTTTTAACTTAGGCAATGGACCTGTAGGTTTAGCAGGTGCTTGCCCTTGTTGAGGATCTTGAGCAGGGGCGTTAGGGCCTACTTGTGGCTCCTGCTCTTTTATTTTTTTGTTTGTTCTTCTAACCTGGCTAATAAAGATTCCATATAAGCGTCTTCTTTCTTATGACTCTTATATCCTTTATTTTTCATGTAATGTGCCAAGGCCCAAGGATTATCAATTTCCTTGTGCTTCTTCATAGCCTTAACAGTACCTTCCCATCCTTTAGGAGCTGCTTCCGCAGGGTTTTCCTTAGACATCTTTTCTTTATATCTCAGTAAACGGCTGTCGGTAGAGGCAGGAGGAATTTTACCACCTTTGGCTAAAAATGCTCGTACTGCTTCGTCATCATACTCTGGATTGCCTTCCGCCACACCTTGCTTTTTTAATATGTCATAGACTAGCAAAGATAATTGAGGCAAATCCTTTTCATTTTTACCGGTCATACTAAGATATTTTTTGACATAATTTTGAATATTAGTCGAATTCACTGGCATGCCTTTAATTTTGTCGGCTATTTTTTGAGCCGCAACATTGTCGCTGATGCCAACAGAATAATTTGTTGATTGGCCAGACAATACAGCAGTAGATGGTGCAGTTGATGTTCCTGCACTTAGTTGGCTGTTGATCCAAGGAATTACTTTATCTTTAATATATTTTTGAGTATTGGCATCTGTGTTTGGATCCACATTAACTCTAGGTAATTTCTCCAATTGTGCTTTGATCTTATCAGCAACTTTTGGACTCGTTCCACTGAGTGCTGTACTTAAAAAACTGGCACCTTCTTGGTGTCTACCTTGTAAATAATATACAATGGCTTTTTCAAGGCGAGATGATGAGAATCCTGCCCCAAATGAACCCATTGTTTGAGCAAGACCCGCTGTCCATTGTCCATTGGCCTCCGCCATATCTTTCTTTTCTTTTTCTTCACGCTCTTTTTTCTGCTTGTCTAGTAAATCTTGTAATCTTTTAGCACCAGCATCCATATCATATCCGGCACGTTTCATAGAGTTTTTAAACTTCTGTTGTGGTGTTAATTTTT